TTCAGCAAGCCATAGATGCGACCCAGTTCATGACGACCGTCTATTAGAAAGATTTGAGTTGACAATTCTCGATTGAATAGCTATATTTATCGGTATGAGTCACTCAAATCTAATTACAAAGAAACAGCTCAGCCCCGACCAGCGCAAGGGGTTGGCTGAAATGCTTGCTTTTATGCATGACGACTCCCAGCGGGAGATGGTCTTGGCCGGGGCCGCTGGCACTGGAAAGACCTCCCTCCTCAATGTGTTCTTGAAGGAACTGAGTCGAGAATTTAAGAAAATCAAGGTATACTGCACCGCCTACACCAATGAAGCGGTGCGTGTTCTTTCGCAGAGAAGCGGTAAGAACTATGACAAGACTATCAGCGGATTGCTTGGGCTCAAACTGGAACAGAATGAGGACCATGGCAAGGTTCTTGTTCGTGACGGTAAGTGCCACGCTGGCAAGTACCGTCTCATCGTCATTGACGAAGCGTCGATGGTTAACGATGAATGTTATGAAATGATTCAGAGCGTCCTGCGTGAATTTCCTAAAATGAAAATCCTTTATGTCGGAGACGAGGCACAGCTGCCGCCTGTCAATTTCCAGGCATCGGTTGTATTTACCCGAGTCCCGAACCTTTTCCGTTTGACCCAGGTCATGCGTGTTTCTGCCGACAACCCAATCATCGGGCTTGTCACGCCAATCCGTGACCCCAGGAATATGCTCCGTGTGGAGGACTGCTTCGACCATGTAGACCGTGTGAACGATAGGGGAGAAGGCGTCCGTTTCTACACAATGAAGAAACCGTTCTTTGATAACCTGTTTGCCGACTTCATGTCCGACGAGTACAAGGAGAACAAGAACTTCTGCCGTCTCCTTGCCTACACGAACAATGCCGTGGACAAGTCAAACAGCTTTATCAGACGCCACATCTTCGGTAATGATGTTCAGGAATACACCGCAGGTGACGACCTTATTGTGACAGAAGGTTACAGCGTTGCTCTTGCTGGCGAGAAGAAACTGCAGGTTTACGCCAATGGTGAACGACTGCTGGTGAAGGAAGCGACCAAGTATGTCGAAGATGGTACTGGTATTGTTGTCTGGAGTCTGCTTGTCGATAACTACATGGCAGCATCCAACAAGAGGGAACTCCGCCACATCAAGGTTCTTTCTTCCGAAGGATATAGCACGTACATGGCTGTTAAAAGACAGCTTATCGGAAAGGCCAAGACCCTGTGTGCCGAAGTGAACCCCATGACTGGCATACCTGTCCATAACAGACATGAGGTCTGGCAGGAGTTCTATGACTTCATCGACTCGTTCTGCTACGTCAATTACAGCTATGCAATGACTATCCACAAGGCCCAGGGCTCCACAATCGACAATGTTTACGTTGTCGAAAAGGACATCAACATCTGTGACTGGGATGTCATCCAGAGGAATAAGTTGAAATATACCGCATTTACCCGTGCGGCAAAGAACCTCCATATCTACAATTAGTCGAAAAATGTAGTTTAATAACTGGATTATACGACTATGTGTTATGGATATTACACTTCTTTTGACGATTGATGCGAACAACACGATAGGGAACGGTACCTCGATTCCTTGGGATTGTGAAGGCATCCACAAGGACATGGAAAAACTAATCAAGGGAAACACGATTATCATGGGTCGCAATGCGTACAATGAATTGAAGTGTTTCAGGAAGACCAGGGTGGCCTCACGGATTCTGTTTTCGAAGAGCCTGACCACACGGTTGAAACACACGTCGTATACGACCAATGTGTTCACCGCCCTTACGTTGGCGAAGCGTATCGACAAGCCTGTCTACATCCTTGGGGGCAACCAGACGGCCATGTCCTTCCTGAGCGAGGGTGTCGTGACGAACATGATACTCTATGTCGTTCCAGGACAGCATGAGGGAATCAAGTTTATATCGGTCGGCCCGAAGAGTTTCTCCCTTACCAAGCTTGAACAGAAGGATGGCTATATCGTTAAGCACTTTTCCGCCATCCCGAACAGCCAGTTGCCGATTACCCCGCTAGAAGATATGAAGACTCCCGCCGTAAAGAAACCTGTCACCACGCTGACAGCGAAGGAGGAAGCCGAGGTGGACAACATGCTCGCATCGGTGTTTTCCAACGGCGATTACGGAATGGATGACCTTGAGGAGCAGGAGGTCAACAAGGCTGTCTACGACTTGGCGAACAACGTCGATGGTCTGTACGATATTGTCGGTATTTATGCAAACAATCAGAAATCCATAACAGACAAGCTGAACATGCTAATAAAGCAGGACCAGCAGATAATCAGTGCCCAGATATCCTTGCAGGAAAGGGTTAGGTCGATTGAAACTTTGAGCGAAGAGAAGAAGTTCCCAATAGAATATGTCTTCATCGCATTGGCGGTCGTAGCAATGGTACTCGGAATAATCGGAATAGTCGTATGATAGGTCTAATAATCATAAGCAAGAACCAGGTTCCGTACATGGACCAGATGTTGAGCAAGGTTGACGGCATGAGTGTCAAACCCGACCGTCTGTACTACATGCTCGACCGTGAAAGTCAGAAGACCAAGGAAGACGCTACTGCCATAATAGCAAAACATGAGTGCAAGTCCTTCTCCAAGCTGATGTTCAACGACAAGGTTCCAGAGACCGTATATCGTCCTATGATGACCCCGAATGTAGATTATTTCCTTGCTGGCTATTGCCGCAACATCTGCATCAAGGAAGCGTTGGCCGATGGCTGCGACAAGCTTGTATTCATTGATGGCGACTGTCTCCCAGAAGGCGACATCATCAAGGGGTATGACGAGTACCTGACCGACGAGAGACCTATTGTCCTTTGCGGCAAGCGTGACGATTTTAGCTTTGGTTACACTGACCAGAGGGAGCACAACAAGTATAGGAACATCTTCCGTGACCCGTTCACGGTCATTGACGAGGAAGCTCCAGTTCTCGACTCCGCTGTTCTCTGGTCGTGCAATATCGGAATGAACAAGGCGGCAATCGAACGTCTAATCAAAATCAACAGCACGCTTTACGGCTACAACTGTGTGTTCTCTCCCATATTCAGCGGACGCTGGGGTGGTGAGGACGGATTCCTTGGTATTGAGTGCTTCTACGACAAGGAAATTGTCCTTGCTGGTCTTGGTGTACCTAGAACGGGAATCACCCATATCCATCATGGCAGGCCGAAGGCTCAATACGGCCACGCCACATTCATCGAACCGTTAAGGAATGCGGTTGCCGCACACAGGTATCTCCTGGATAACTACGAGGTGTAAAATGTCTGAAATTAAACCCGAACTTAGAGAAAAGATTATCAAGTCCTTTACGGACGAGCAGAGAAAAGTGTACGAAAACCTTGTAGGCGACAAGGCCCGTTTGCATAACGAGTTCAAGCTTTGCCGCCAGTTTTATGGTGACGTTATCGACGTTATCAGCAAGAAGGAATGCGGCCCGCAGGTACGGTTGTTCCTGCGTAACGTGAGTGACTACTGGCAACGCCGCATGACTATAATGGAAAGAAGTCTTGAAGCTTTGTGTGGACCCGATTTTGTCAAGGAAGTGAAGAATGCCAAGGATTAAAGTTGACTACCAGTTCGATGCGGAAGTTATCGACACGACCAAACCTACCATTGACGGCAACAGCCCGAAGAAGGATGTCCATTGGTACACCTTGGATACGGTCGAGGCAATAATCAAGAAGGTCAAGGAAGGTGAACGGTTCATCATCCAGGAGTTCAACCCGATTGAAAGGGAAATGAAGAAGGTTTCCCTTGCAGCAGTGTGGGAAGAACAGGTCATGGGTCACTGCATCGATGCGAAAAACGTCGACGGCAAGCTCGTTATGACCTTCAAGTGTGAGTCCAATAAGCATGGCAAGAAGTTGATGAACATTTGTGAAAGCTACGGCGTAAAGAACCTCAAAATCTTCCCTATCGCCACGGGAAACGTTGTCGAACGGGATGGAAGGAAAGTCGTAGAAGATTTCAACCTTATATATGTCGCATTCGAGGGATGACCATGATTATCGCAAAATACAAAAGGAACAACATTTCCGAATACCAGAACATTTTCGAGAAAACAGGAATCTTCATAGCTAACCAGATTCTTCGCCTCATGGCTGACTTCAAGCTATACAACATCGAGGCGAACACGTTCAATGTGCGTGTCATCGTTTGGCTAATCCTCTTCATGGTTCCGGTGATGCTGATGCTCGGAATCGCAATGACAGCCTGCCTCAAATACATCTTTTTCTAATCGAGTATACAAATTTCAAAGGAGAAAAAAATGAACGTCAATCTTAGCAAGCGTGAAATCATCGACATGATTAAGTCCGTCCCTGTATCTTATGGAAGATACACGAAGGAATTGAATGAAGCGGGTGAGTGGGAGTTCAACATGGACGGTCCGACTCATTTCGTCTGGAATGTCACCGTGCTTCTTACAAAGACCGAAGAATACCTCTACGAGTTCTACCAAAAACTATATCGTGGAGACTACTATTTGCCTGACGAAGAAAAAGATTATACTCCGCAGCCAGTGGAATTGCCTCTCCTAAGACGAATGTTTCCTGTGCTTAAACCGGGGACGGTATGAACATCGTAGCTGCCGAGATGGAACCCCTGTATAACGCATACGAGATGTACACAGTGCAGACCTGGATGATGTTTCTTCCAGGACTGCTTCTAATCGTATTCCTGATAGCGGCGTTCGTAGCGTTGAAATACTATGCCAAGCGCACGACCACTACAACCATCGAACTTGACGATTCGATAAGCGACCGTAGCCTTGTGCTTGTTGATTTCAAACAAGGAAAGTTCTTCGGTGAATACAATGACGAGCGATATGGGGATTTTGTCGATGACCCGAGGTATGCGTACAAGTGGCTGTGCGAGAGTAATGCAAAGGATGCGTGCAAGGAATTAAACAGGAGTAGAGGTTGGGAGCTGGAGCCAATCACGATTTTAGAAGCCATGGCTATATGGCAGGAAAAGAGACAACAGGAAGGTACATAATGAAAAAAAGAACAGTCTGCCCTAAACCTAATTCATGTACGAATGATGCTCAGGCATATTCATGACAAGATGGATGAATATGTCGGAACCCCCATTGGCCGAGATGAGGAGATGGCGAATACCGAACGGAATTTACAGGTGATAACCTCGGCTCTCGTCCAGAAAATCGACCCAGAGGCCACTACAGATGTGAAGATGCCTCGTGCGGGAGATGGTGGGCACACCGCATACTTCACGATAACGACCAGTCATCCAGAAAAATTCGGCATAAGTCTTGACGAAGCCACTTAAATTTTCTATAATATGTGATGGAAGGTTTTTCAGGCTGGTACCTGGAAGGCCGCCGAGCAAAGGAATCTGATGCTTTTCCTTATAACGGTAAGGAATTCTCAGAAAAGGCTGAGTTCGGAACAGCTCGTTAAACATGGCCGGACGGGGACCGTGACCCGTAGCACGGAGGCAAGCCATTTCGCCACAGGACTTGGCCGCCATCCCGTTACCCAACACCATGGGATGTATGGCATGGGGACTCTCAGTGTCGACGCTGGGAGTCCCTTTCGTTTTAGAGTTTCTTGAACAATAGTCTGATGTTGTTATTTGATTTTGGGGATACCCTGAATCCCTGATGCTTCCAGTATTCAAAAGCGTTGTCATCGAATGCCATCAGGGTTATGTACTGGCAATCGTGCTGTCGTGCGTACTTGTACACGTAGTCCAGCATCGTGTTTGAGAATCCGTTTCCTTGTGCATCAGTCGCAACCTCGAAGTCATACAGGTACAGGTTGCGTGTAGTCTTGTCTTCCACGGTCGCACAGGCAAGTCCAATCACCACACCCATGCTACGAAATACCATCCATTCCCCGTCGTAGTTCATGGTCTTTGCCTCGTTCATGATTTCGGCAGCGGTCTTTCCTTCTATGTTGCTTTCGACTTTGTCGTAACAAATCATAGGGAACCGCTTGATGGTTTCCATGTTGGACAGAAGTTCCTTCACTTCTGCTGGGGTATACAGTTCTACTTCCATGACAATCCTACGTGAACTTGTATTCCATAACCGTGTAGTGACCGTAGCTGGTCAGGTTCTCTATCAGGTAGTCCTTAATCCGTTCGATGTCCCTGATGAAATCTATCGTGTTATAGAACGCAAATGCTTCTTTGGTATTCATGAGTAGTTTATCCTTTACGTGGTATACCAAGTCCTTGAACGGGCGCTCATGGAGCATGATGTCGTGGATAAACGTGTCATGACGGTTCTTTGCATTTGACACGGTGTTCAGCGTAAGCTTGAAGTAGTCTACAAACGGGAAGATGAGACCGTCCTGACCGTCGATTGAGGTCAGTGTCCCTGTTGGTATCTGCTGGATTCCCTTCTGCATGACATTGTACTGGTGCTGGCGTGCGTTTATGTCTTCTGTTTCACCGAGGATGAAACTCTTCATGTACAACGGGTGCTCAACCATGTTGTTCGCTGCAAAGTAGATGTATTTAGATACCATAGGGAATTCGTTTAAGTCTGGATATAAACTATATTTTGAAACAATGAAACTGACATGCTTGACCTAAAATTATCTATCAAACAGCCTATGGAAAACGTCTATCGAGTCGTCGCCTACCCAGCTTATTCGCAAGAGGGAGCATCTGGCGTAGCCAAGGCCATGATTGTCAAGTCGGGCGATGTCAACTTCCTATGCGACTTCTCCGTCAAGGAAACGGAACGTGGGCAGGGGGTCGGAAGCCGTCTGCTCGAAATGTTGATGGACCAGTTTGATGTGAACTGCCTTACTGTCGAGAAAGGCAACGCCATTGCCAAACACATGTATGAAAAGGTAGGGTTAAGCGATGACGAACCCATTGATATCACCCTCTTCAACAACAAAGGTGGACGGGACCAGCATTGCATGTTGATGTCGTCGTACAAACTGAGCGACGATGAAAAGAAAGCATTGGCGATTCTGTTGAATGCTGTTACGATGAAATTGTTCAACAGCGTGTACATAAATAAATATAACGCATCTTGCGTTGACGTAGATGCGTTAGTTAGTCAATTGACACACTGATTTATTTCTGAGGAGCTTCTTGCTTTTCGTCCGTCTTTGCGGGCTGTTCTTGCTTATTTTCGTTTTTTTGCTGCTGCTTTTGCTTGGGCTCGCTGATTTTCAAGCCGAAATACTTTTGGAGCCTATCACGCACCTCGTTAATAACTTTCTTCGTCGGAGCTTCCCCGTTTTTAGTGAGCAACGGAAGTATCTCCATATCGAAGTCTATCGGGGAACCCGTCTTCGTGTACTCCTTTACTGTTTCTATGATAGTCTTTCCTTTATCACCGAAGTCAGCTATCAAGCGCTCTTCAACTCTCTTTCGGCAACCCTCCAAAAAATTATTGAACTGCTTCAGCAACTTGTTGCTGTCAACTTGGTTCTCGTCTATGTTTTCTGGAATCTGCTGCTTGCCCTGTGCGTTGTTTGCCTGTTGAGGCTGGGCTGTCTGCTGTGGCTGACCATTCTCCTGAGCTGGCGGCTGAGTCTGGCCTTGCTGATTTCCAGCGGCTGGCTGCTGAGCGGTCTGCGGTGCATTCTGTTGAGGCTGTGCCTGAGGAGCTGGCTGTTGCTGGGGTGCCGCATTCTGTTGCGGTTTCGGCTGCTGTTGCTGTGGCTGTGGTTGCTTTTGAGCAGGTTGGGTTGCCTGTTGTGGCTGCGGCTGTTCAGCTTCCATGCAGATATTCCGCAGGGACACGATGCTGTCCATGATACATCTAGGGATATTCAACTTGCGTATTTCAGACTCGAACAATGTCATATGTAGGTCAGCTTAATCCTGAATCTGACTATAGTTTATAGCCTAGATGACACCTTAAACGAAACACCCACGGTCGGAACCGTGGGTGAATACTAAGATATGTTCGGTTATTTATCCTTGTTTTCCACCAGCTGCTTGTCTTTCACGAGCTTTCGCCATTCTGTTCTTTATAACAGCGTTTTGGCCTGCTGATTGAATCCTGTTATACACTATTTGTTCATCGTATGGTTTGCCTGTCTTTGGGTTCTTTTTAACTTGTTTTCCATCATAGTATTTGGCTTGCTCCTTGGCTTCGGCGTCCTCTTTGATTTTCTTTTCTTCAGGACTCAGATTGTTCCAGGAAATGTTCCCAGAGTAGTATTCAGTTGTTCCTTTTGAATCTTTCATCGTGTGATAGACTTCGTCGTTCTGGTTATTTTTTTTTTGTGGTGTAGCGGCCTGCTGATTTCCCTGCTCGGCTGCCTTTCCCCAGGTGCCATTCCTCTTCTTGGCAAGGGCTTCTTTAGCCGCATTATCGGCCATGTTGCTGGCCCATAGTTCGCTCTTGCCCTTCTGCTTTGCTGAGGCCTGGTATACCTTCAGATAGTTCTTTTTCATCCCCTCATAGAACTTCTTTTCTTCGTCGTTTTGGGGAGTAACATTTCCGTTCGACGCCTGGTTACCAGGAGTTTTTTCACCCTTTGTCGTGGTAGCGGCGTTGGCTTCGTTTTTCTTTTCCTGTTGGGCTCTTGCAATAAATGCCTTGGTTTCGTTCGGCATCTTTTTCTGCATGATAGGGGCTATGCCGAAGTTTTTCCAGATATTGTATGCTTGCTGTGTGATTGATTTTTGTTGAAGCAAGGAATCAGCTCTTTCTTTGTTAAAAGGGTGTGATGTCAGCTTCTTGTCGGTTGGGTTTTCCGCAGTGGTTGCTGGGGTGGTTTGCTTGGATGCATAAGCCTCATTGGAAGGTTGCGTGCTAAACAGGTTTGCTACGTTCATGTTGGCCTTGTTCATTGCGGCAAGAGTCTGCTTACCGATGAGACCATCTGCCGTCACACCAAGTTTTTCCTGCAATTCCTTGACCTTAACCTTTGCTTCTTTAAGCATATCGTTGAACGCCTGTTGAGTCGCCTGGTCCATCTTTCCAGTTTCCTCCAGGTCTTCGACTTTCTGGATTGCCTGGATTGTCTTGGGACCGAGGATACCGTCTCCGACAAGTTCCGTCTCAGGGTGTTTTGACCTGATGAAGAACTGCACGGTTGCTACATCGGCACCCCTCCTGTACTTAGGAGCGGCAGGTTTTGCATTGGCCTGGGCCTGTTGCTGAGCCTGTGCTGGCTGAGCCTGTGCCGTCTGTGCAGGAGCTGCCTGAGCCGAATTGTCTTGGTTGACCGTGTACAAGTTCTTTGCTTCTTCCGCAGTCAGGTTCTTGAACGGTTTTGCTGGGTCTACACATCCCTGTTTTCCTTCTGGAACAAAGTCTTTCTGGTTAGACGGTTGTTCGGGCAATCCGATAAAATTCCATTGCTTGTTCAAATCTGCCTGAGTTTTCTTCGGTGCGTTATTGGCCGGAGCGGCATTCGGAGCTGCGTTACCCTTATTTTCGGGGAATGCGTTGAATTTCCATTGCTCGTTCGGGTCTGGCTTATTGTCGCCTTCCGCTTCAAGACAGACGTTGTTAATTTTCTTGATTGCAGTCTTCATATCCACGGGGATATTAAGCCTGTCGATTGACGCTTCAAAAAGAGATTTCAGCATATAGATACCCTAATTGTATTCTAAACCTAGTTTATACCGTTCTTTACAGTAGGGCTAATTTATGGAGCCGTTTCTTGGCTTCCATGTCAAGCTTTTTACCCCACCCCTCACCATACGTTTTGTCAAACTGCGGACAGTACTTATCCTGTATCCTCTTCAATACGGCCTGACCGAGGGCTTCTCCTTCTACGTTACTCGGAAGATTTTCCCCAACTTCTTTCATTGCCAAATTTATCGTGTCCTTGATGGCATTGAAAGCGGCCCGATTTTTTGCAGCTTCTGCTTGTTGCTTTTCGAAGTCGAGATTCGGCATTCCACCGACATCGCTTTCCAGGCACACCTTTCGCAATTCGATGATGCTTTTCTTCATCGACGGGTCGAGGTTCAGGTTGTTGATTTGCGATTCAAAGAGATTCATGATAAGTTCTCCTAATTAGCCTCAACCGTATTGAGGGCTATCATTGTTTCACTAAAATTGGTCTTGACTCCGAACATACCCTTGTCTCCCTTGTCATACAGGGCGAAATAGAAGGAATAGATGGTTTCCTTGTTCGGGTGGATAACGTCAGATACGAATGTCTTGTACTTGCTGGACGTATGGTAAGTGAAGTATAGACGACCGTTCATCATGCCCCAGTCGAACCAGACTTCGCCCTCTGGTATGACCGTTCCGTCAGACAGAGTGGTTTCGTCATTGCTGAGGTACTGGAAGATTGTATCGCCTGGGGCGTCTTCGACAAACTGGATGGTTGCCTTGAATGTGTATGACGACTCGATGTCGCCATTGGCATTGTCGCCGAACCAGTTGAGAATCTTGCTCCAATCGACGTAGTCCTCCACGGCGTAGCCGCCTTCCACCTCCTGGCCGTTTCCAGGGGCGATGTTCGGAATGAACTTTCTCGTATCGTCGTTGACTGCGACGAAGTCACGACCGAAACCGCTAAGGTCGCTTTCGTGAGGAGTGTCGTAGTCGAAGTTGAAGCGGAGCAGGTCGAACGACGGGACTTCTGCAGGTCTCGTTATGTCGTCCGTTACCGATTCGCAGTATGTGTAAATGGGAATACCATTGGCATCAAAATCTTCTGGAAGAATCTTGTAGTCTGTATCAGGGTCGTTGTATGCGTCCACACCGCAGAGTTTCAAACCTTCGTGGTAAGTCGTTGTCGTGAAACGGTCGAACAGTAGCAACTGTTTTAGCGAGACATCCTCGTAATACTTGCTGCCGTCCGCATCCTGCTTCTGCATAAGAGTAGTCGATAGGGTGTGCAGAATTGAGTAGCCTTCCCTGATTGTCGGGCACACCGTTTCCCAGAGCTTTTTCTTCTGCTGTATGATTTCGCTCGGGTAGACGAGGAGCTGTTCCCTGTGGATGAGGTCTTCGTCGATATGGAAGTTCATCTCGGCGTACTTAATCATCTCTGGTGTTTCGTACGGCCTGTGATATACACCGTAGCAGGTAATCGGGTAAGTCACCTTGTATACCTGCTGTTGTGCATCGGAGTCGCTAACCTCTTCATTCAACTCGGTTGTATTGCTGTTGATAACCACAACGACTGGCCTAGGAATTTCTGGGGCGAAGTCCCATTCCTTGATTACGATAGTCCTGTACTCGTTGAAGTACGGCTCGATGTTCTCCTTTATCTGGAAGATGTCGGATATGTTGTCCGCCTGGAACTGCAATTCAAAGTTGAATGTATATGGAGTCGGTTGTATGTCACGAATCCATCGGTCTGCCGACCTGCTGAAAATCTCTCTCGCATAGGTCGGTTGCGGCCTATTGCTTGCGTCTGGGGCGTTGCTTACGAACCTGATAGCACCTATCGGGTACGGAACCGTCAGCTGCTTGTACTGGGTCGATGACCAGAAGTTCGTAAAGTTGGCATTGTTGTGGGTGATGATGGGTATTTTAGCGCTCCTTGAGTAGTCAACACGATTCATGTCATCGTACTTGTTGACATACATGTTATTGAACATGTCGATAAGTCCAATAAGGATTTTCTCAATTGTGCGAACGTAATAAAATGGTCTCATACAGCATCACCTAATCATCGAATAGTTTATAATGTTGGGGGGTGGACGGTGAAGCTGGACTTTATAAACTATTGGTGGATACTAATGGATTTTTCATGACCAACGAAGAGCAGTTCCGACAGGCAATAAGGCAACTTGACTTACCGAAAGTGCAGATGGAAGCGATTTTCGACCTGCATTCAGCCATCTATGAAGGGGTGGACTGGAAAGGGCTCTATAACAGGTTGTCCAACCTGGAAACGTATTACCCTAAGATTAGCAAGGCCATCAAGGTAGGTGGTGCCGCCCTGATTGGAGGCAGCCCAGGCGCCAGTATTTACAATACTGACTGGCACGATATGGCTCAAAAGTTGGGTCTTGATGACAAACAGCTCGAACAGTATGCCGAGCTCCCCGAGAGGACTTTCGACGAAAAGGACACCACTTTCGAGTATAAGGACAGTCCAGCAAAGTTTGACACCGTTCCTACAGTGAAAAAGGATACGAACGACAGAAGTCTAGTCAGGGATGCGATGTCCGTGTCTTTCCCTGAGTCATCTGCTTCTGAACCAAGTGACAATGCAGTAAGGAAGTTTATTTCAACTAACCTAGCCGAGGCATACAAGGTGAAACATACACCAGAACAGCAGGCGGCCCACATAGAACGCATATTGCGTGCTGTTCATAATACGGCCCAGATTACATCTTCTCGTGGAATCGGAGAGGCTGAACTGCTTGCCCTCATCTGTATTGAGAGTATGTTCAACGATAAACCGCAGACGACTAGATATCGTGGTCTTGCCCAGCTTGGTTCAGATGCGATACGGGATGCGAGGTTGCATGCAGGCGAGTTTGGCCTGAGTGCCAGCAAGATGAGGAATCCAGAGGTTGTCGAAGATGCGATAAACCTTGCCGCTGGCTATCTTCTGTATCTCATGTATGATACCGAACGCAGCAACAAGGTTAACGCCAATGAAAAGGATGACGACCATCTTGGAGATATGACGTTCGTGTTTGCTTGCTATAATGGAGGCATAGGCACTACTCCGAGCCCGTTCCAGAATGATAAGGAGCTTAGTGTGCCGATGTTATATCGAATGGTGGACCGTGGTGAAATTACCGCCAACGATGCGGTTAATATAAGGGCTTCGATGAAGGAAGCTCTGAGTTATCCTACCAAGATATTCAAGGTACTTGATTATCTGAAAAGCATCGGTATGCCGACTCATTTCGATTCGAACGATATTACTTATCTCAAGAGGTAATGCTTGAATTATTCTGCCATCTATTTCAGTATAATAAGGAAGGCACAAAAAAGAGAATATGTAATAGGGGAACTATGCGAAAATCACCACATAATGCCCCTATCCTGTGGCGGTAGCAACAAAAAGAGCAACCAAGTGGAGCTCAAACTCAAAGAACATCACATTTGTCACCTTCTCATGCTACGCATGGGAATCTGCACTACTTATTATTTTTCCAGACTAAGCTCAAAACAATATATTTTTATGAAGACCCAGGAAAAAGAAAAGTATGAGCGACACAAACACAAACAGAAAACCCGAAGACGTTACAAGGCTCGCCAAGTATCTCTTGTTTAAGTACGCCCCGATTACGCATACCGTTCTCGGGTTTGCTGAGTTTGTATTTGACGATGTAACCAGCGTGGCCAGCGGCATCGAGAATGGAAAGCTCTATGTCAAGATGAACAGTGACTTCGTGGCCACTCTTGAACCGCAAGAACTTGCACTGATTTTCTACATCGAGGCTGTCCGAATCGGATTAGGCCATGTATCTACCCGTCTTTACAGCGACAAGAAGATGTCCCTCATGGCATCCGACCTTATTGCCCTCAGGATGGGCCTTTCTTCCGACATCGGTGTAAATAATGCCGCCTACGGTAAGGTTCTGGCGAAGGTTTCCCGCCTGGAAACCAACATCAACTCTCTGTATTACAGCAAGTTCTACAAGGAGTACGACTACCGTAACGCAAGTATCGAAATCCTCTATAAGCTGCTCACCGAGGGCAAGAACGGTGGTAAGAACAACGATGGGGAACAGCAGGATGATTCCAGCGAAAAGAACCCGTCTGGCGGCATGTCAACATACTTGAACGACGAGACTAGGGCCGATGAGTGGAATGCTGACGGTAGCGTTACCGAGGCGGTTGAACAGGCCGCTGTTAATGGCGGTGGAAGCTGGGGCACGGCGACGGCAAACGGTGTCATGAGCATGCTGTCGAAGGCTGAAAAGGCTGTCGATGGACGTACCATAATCAGGAAGTTCGTCACCCAATCAATCGAGTGCGGGTGGAGGGAATGCCGTTTCAAGAGGAACCGCAGGTTCGACCTTGCGTACCCAGGCCATGTCGCAGAGTACAGGTCTAGGCTACTGGTTGCTGGCGATGTTAGCCGTTCTATGCCGACAAGTGCCGTTTCCAGAATAATTTCCCTGATTTTGGCCGTCGGAAAGGACGTGGATATCGACTATTGCTGGTGGAATACCCAGTGTACGAAACCAGTCCATCTGACTCCGATGATGAGAAAGAAGAAGCAATTCTCCATTGCGACGGGCGGCGGCACGGACTGCAACTGTGTTTTCCGTATGCTGGACACCTGCAAAACTAGGTACAACGGCATAATCATCGTTAGCGACATGGATTTCTATCCCGAGCTCAAACTGGCTAAAAGATACAGGGTTAGGAAGATACTGTGGGTGAAGACTAATCCCGACAAGGACCCTCCCGAAAAGTATGCCAAGAAAGTCGTTGACTTGAATGAGTTGGAACATTAACTATCGAATATGCTTTTTTGGCATGATTATGAACTACCCACCCACTAAAGATGGGTGGGTTTCCCCGAGTCCATCCGTGGCGTTACAGGATTCTCGCTCAAGGTAAGTAATCTTACCAGTATCAACGAGCATAGTCGATTTATCGGCTTCCGCAGTCCGTACGGTATCTCCACTTAAACGTATACGATTTCCTTCATTCAGTATGTTGATAGCGGCATTATGGTCACGGTCAAGGTATGTACCACAGTGAGGACAGGTCCATTCCCTGTCTTCGAGCGTCAGTGTGGTGTTCTTGTAACCACAGACATTGCACAGCTTACTTGACGGGTAGAATGACCCTACCTTGAAGTAGTATCTACCGTACCACATGGCCTTGTATGCAACCATATTGCAGAACCGTCCGAAGGACGCATCTGCGATAGCCTTTGCAAGGCGGTGGTTCTTCAACATGTTGGACGGCTTCAGGTCTTCGGAGTAGATGTATTGGTTTTCTACAACTAGCATCTTGCTGACCTTGTGCAGGAAATCCATTCTCTGGTTTCTTATTTTTTCGTGTACCAGAGCGACACGATGCTTCTGTTTCAGATAGTTGTTCGAACCTTTCTTGCACAGGGACAGCCTGCGCTGTGCCTTGTCAAGCTTGACTTCGCTCCGTTTCATATATTTCGGGTTGTCGATTACGCAACCATCGGAGTCGATGAGGAAATCCTTGATTCCCAAGTCAAACCCGATTTCATTTTTATTCGGCGGCAGTTTCATCGAAGTATCGTCCACTTCGCAGGTTATCGAACAGAAATACTTCCCCGTTGCCGACTTGGATATGGTTAAACTGCATATCTTCTTGATTGGCAACGACTTGAAGTCGTAGTCCTGACGGAATTTCACCAATCCCGCCTTCGGAATGAATATTCGGTCATTTCTAGTGCCACGGATGAGCTTAGATATTGTCTTAGGCATCATCGCATTTCGGTATGATTGCTTATCGCATTTCTTCTTGTACTTCGGGTACTTAGACTTACCATCGAAGAACTTCTGATATGCATTTAATGCATCCATGTAGACGTTAGCCATGCCTTGGCTGTCGGCTTCCCGCATCCAAGGCCATTCTTCCTTGAATGACGCAAGCTTTGGCGTGAACGACATGCGGGTTTCTTCGTACAAGGCGGATTTAAGTGCAATCACACGGTTGTAGATGAAACGGCATGTACCAAAAGTTCTTGCAAAGAACTTCTGCTGCTTTACCGTTGGATACAACCGTATTTTGTATGCCCTGCTTATCATATACAAGAATGGCCCGTTGGGAACTAAACTGGCATTCAATTTCCCAACAGGCCACAAAATCTTGAACCGATAGGACAATAGAGAATGCCAGTAATCCATTGTTCTACCTATATGTTTATATAAGTTACAAAATGTTTTAATTTTTGTCAAGTCGTTTTTTTCGTCTCACCCACTAAAGATGTGCGAGTTTTCTCGCCGCAACATTATAAACTATTTTTGATTGAATTTCATCGGCTAGACTATGTCATTTGAACGAATAACGAAAGAAATCGATGTATTGACCTATAATGCAAGGAGCGTTTTGAACGCTATGATTAGGTCCGTACTCAGATATGGCACATCAAACGGATATACCGTCACGAAGAGTTCCGTCGAGCTCAAATTGACCAGGAATGACATCTATCTCCTGTACAGGCTTTACAACGAATGGTCCGCCCTCGGATTCGGCAAGGACACCTTCGAAACCGCTTGCGACAATGTTCGTGAGAAGTTCATGCCTGCGGCCAACTCTAATCCGCTCCTTGTCGCCGACGCCGATGCTGACGAATTGCTTCATGCCGTCGTGACCCACTCGAAAATCATGTATCTGAACTCCAATAACAAGAAAGAGGATAACCAGTATTGGATAGACCAGATTATCAATGCAGTGGACAAGACGGTCATACTGAACTCGTGCCCGATTCCAATCAACCTGAGGACGCCAGTATTCGACGAGAACATGGAAGTTGACAAGTATGCCCAGTACGAGACATACTTGCTCCCGATGGGCTACTACATGTCCATCATCCTCGGTTCTGCTGGTGACGAGACTGACCACGTAGCGGGTGGACGCAACTGGTGGTTCGATGTTGACCAGGAATTCAAGGTGGACGCCCCGTCCGTCGTATTCGGCGGAGATAACGGCACGGACAGGTACACTTACAGGTGTGCAACGGATGATTCTGCAGACCTTGGACTATCCCGCAGTTACAGCCTCGTGTACGGATACAACACGAAACTACGTGGTACTTACGGTACGGCAGGTGGTGCTTCTACATACGTCTTTGGAAACTTCTCCCATGGAATATCCGACGCTGGCATGATACAGGCGAGGTATGCTGGTATCTACGCTGGTCTAAATAACCAGGTACACGAAAACAACGGCATGACGGCAGGTGGTGAAGACCTTGTCGTCCTCGGCAGCCACGGATTTGCAGCTAACCGTTTCAACTGTGTTGGCTTCCCTGGCCTAATTTTCAAGGTTCCTGACCTCACGAAGATTGACGAAAACTGTGAAGTCGTCGTGAATGTCTGTGAAGGTGAAACGGCCAAGTCTCTTACCAAGTACAACCCGACAAACATTCTTGATATCTATGATAACCAGAATGAATTGACTCCTGTCACATGGTCTGACTTCAAGGTCGGCGACCAGGTCATTATCTATGACCAGACCATCAACGGAAAGAACTACCTGAATTGGTTCGGTATCGAGTTCCGTCACCAGATTACTTCCATCACTGGAATTGACAAGAGTCATGGTGCATTCACAAGGCTTATCCTTAAAGACAATATCAGGTTCAGTGAAGTCGGTGTAAACGGTGGACGTGTAGCAAAGTACAGTTCCAACCAGTATACCAGCTATACTTACGAGTATTCTGGCAATAACCTGACGAGGACTCGTAGGTTCTTCGGTGCAAACTCTACTGCATTGAACTACCTCACGATTGCGGCTGGATTTAACCAGACGGTTGTCGGTGCCGCTAACTATCCGAGGGTCAAACCAAACTTTATCGTTGGAACGGGTTATATTCCAGAAGGCGACGAGATTCAGACCCAGTATGTCGGTGTCGGTGTTTTTGGCAGTGATTCCGATGGATATATTCACAGTAAGGTATATCGTCAAAATGCGTTCATGGTCGCCCGTGATTACATTCATGCAGCAACGAGTGCGTATATCATGATGGGTATGGTGGATGACCAGAACCAGACGGATATATCCCACTGGGTTGCCACTACTGATGACAAGAAGCACAGAGAACTGTATCTCGAAGTCACTGACGGCTCTCTGGAAGTTGCGTGCAATGACCCGCATGACAAGACGCTCGATACCAGCGATTATCAGCAGTATCATACCAGCCATATCGGTCTGTCCAATACAAGGATGGTTCTCGGTAGGTTTACCAACCGTTCCAAGGACGCCGACAAGAGCTGCCTTGCCGCAATCAACTTCTACGACAAGCGCTGGTTTGCCGAACACGGAGATGTGAATACCAATAAGATGCCGAGAAACACGGCACTCGAACTCATTGGTGAAAATGCAATCCGAGAATTGAAGACGAACATCAACATCACCAACGGTTTAGTTACCGAGGACGGATATATCTGCCAGAGCAGGTATGCACCAGCAGGAAGCTACGGCGTATGGCAGGATAATGATGTTGCGGGCGCCCTGTATTATGAGAACGAATACATTGCTATAAGCAGTGCAAACACCTTGTCGCTGTATTCAGTAAACATGGTCAAGCTTGATTCCAAGAGCCAGGTTTACATTGACGGTCCTAGACTGAATATCAGTTCCGTGACCTCGACCATTGGAACGCTTGCTTTGACTGGTAATGCTAAGAGCCATTGCCATGACTGGATTTGTGGATGTGCGAGAGTAGACGGCGAACAGAAGCCCGACTTCGCCCGTGTGATGTACGGTGGTTTCCTCATTGCTACTCTGGCAGACGTTCATTACGGATGTACCGAGTACATCTTGCCTGCCCGTGAGGGTCACTGCTGGGGCCTCGACGAATTTTCTGCTGGTTCCGCTTCCGCCCACATTTTCTCTTCTGTCGGTGGCAACAACTCGAAGATTCCTGGATATGATACTTCGTGCAGTACGGAATCGGTGAAACTTCTCTTGCCTGGTCCTAGCTATACTGACCACATTCACCCAGTATTGATGCGTTACAAGGAAGCCGAGTATGCGAACGGCCAGAAGACCAGGGACGAAATCATGAAGGTCGATAAGCTCGCCCTCATGGATGATATCGTCGTTAAACGTACGTTGCGAGGAAATAACAACGCTGGTGGAGCTAGATGGGTAAAGGTAGCGCAAGTGCGAGTGCCACATCCTGAAAACAATATATCATGCTTTACCGCTGGTTCATTTATTGTTATGTCCTCTGGTGCGAATGGATGTGCAAAGCGTGAAATTCACTTCAATTTCGTTGGACTAGACCAGTCTGTACGTTATGTAAGATGCACAGCTGACAAAACGGATACTGCTGGTACAGGTATTGGTACAGGTTCTAGTACACGTACACTTGCCGCATGCGGAGAAGTTAAGGCGGTGCTCTGTAACTCAGCTTCCAACTTGCCTAGCGATACAACTGATGCCTATTATGATATCTGGATTCAAATTTATAATCTTGATTTCTTTACGGTGTATCCGTCTAGTGCTACCGAAGGGCAAGGCGATATTAAGTGGACGCCTGGATACTTCAACCTGGCTACTATGACCGATGCAACATCTGTGGTTCTTCATGCCACACCAGTTTCTGGTATAAGTTTCACTAATAGTACCCTTCAGTTCTGGGCGAATTGATGATATTGTGGAGTTTTTATGGGACAGACTTTTTCTAATGCATTTCCACTTGAATCTATCGGTCGTGACATCGCTAGAAATAACTACAATTACGAATCAATTTTCAACGCATTGATGGAATGGAATAATTCTGAAAAGGATTATGTTACGGTCCGCTTGATGAAGAACAGCGCTCCGTACTTCCATACATGGACGTTCCCGACGAAGAAGGCTCAGGCCAAGACGGCTAGCATATCTTTGGTTACCCCAGTCGCACCTAAGGCATTCGACCTCGATGGCGAGTACGGGATGGTTGCATCCACGGATGCGACCGAGGAAGGAAAGGACGATGTCGTGATTCGGATTAACGTAGCCAACAACGGCGGTACCAGTTGGAGAGCGTTCATCGACGCATTTGTTCTCAATAGCAAGGACGAGGCGGCTCCGCTGAAATATGCCATATACCGCAATGCAGAATCGGAAGATGGATACAGCCTTTACATGGTTGATTCTCCGAATGAAGACCCTGAGGCCGCAGGTGTTTCTCCGTTGATTATTGAATTCAGTTCTTCGAATTCTTCTGCATCCAAGAAGAAGCATCATTTCATCGTGAATGAAGGTTCTGTATATGCAGTCACGACCGACGAGGCAATCTATCTCAGCGACCTGGGTACGTCGAAGGCGTTGTATGTCGGAAAGGTATGGGAGGCAGGACAGTCTTACAACAAGGGTGAACTTGTCGTGAGGGGTGACGAGGACACTGGAATATACCACATGTTTGTGAACCTTGCCGAAGACAACACAAACCTGAGCGACCCTGCCGATTACTTGGGAACCCTTATCGCTAAGGATGTTCCGACAGAGAAAACTGCCGAGACCGTAACATTCACTGTTGAGAGTTATAACTCTGAAACATTCACGGCAACAGGAACTATCGTTGCTCCTGATGATTTCACCAAAGATTCCTATCCAGTTGGTACAGGTCTGGAGTTGGCTCCTTCCACAGAAGAAGGTAAGTGGACCTTGACCTATTCTGAGGACCCGTCGGATGAACCTTCAGGAGATATTACATTTAGTAATGTGGATTACACTGTTCATTCAACTGAATATGAATATTCCGATTATGCTGGCGAGGAGCAGTTGTGGAAGGAAATCGTCCTTCTCCCAATAAGCAACGTATTTAGCTCATCGTCTATCATCAGGATGAAACCCGACAATGACTTCATGGGTATCGTACTGCAGAATGCCGATGATTCCTATGCGGAACCGAGTGTCAATATCGGAATCGAGGGAAACACCAAGTACAAGATGAAGGACAGCACTTACATGCGTAGGGTTGGTGTATTCGACACGGCCAACTACACGATGTTCCCTTATTCTACCGCCGACGTGTGGATGGAAGGAAGGGTCTGTACTTATGACCCGAATGTTCCGATTACGAAGAGACAGGCTTACAGTGCAAGCATGGTGTTTGACCATTCCGCAGAGGATGTCACTACTGTGAACTACATCAATTACGACGGACCTGACCTCGACCAGGGTCTGTGCATCTACCTTCCTGTACATGGAAAGTCAGATGACGGCACTGGCGAGAATACTCCCGAGGATGGATACACGTTCGACTTCTTCTTTAGGATATGGCCGAACCCAGCCTACAACGGACAGTCGACGAGTGACCTTATCATAAACAAGGCTCAGATTTACGTCTACTCGGTGGACGATGCCGACGAAGCGAAGAGCGGCACATGCACGCTCAACCCGCTAGCAAAGTTCAGCATGGCCAGACTCACGAACTTCTATGTGTATGACGAGAATATCGGCGTACCTAACAGGCCGGTGATGTACCGTGCAACCTTCGTCTATTCAGCTAAAGACACGCAGTGGAAGCTGTATGACTACTACCAGCTCCCTGACCATGTGTTCATTGGCCCAGTAGGCTTTGTCGACCCGACAAACAAGGGTATTTTGGATGATTCCCGTCCTGGAAACGAGTACAAGGGCTATGAAACCGCTGGGTTCCCGATGTTTGCCGACCCGTTCGAGAAAACTTCCTTGGAACCTATGACGGAATAGCTTTCAAAAAATATAATTTAGTGGAGAAGCAGGTATAGAGAGCTTCATGTTACATTATTTTTCCTATTAAGGTGGATGGAGACGAATGTATACACGTTCAGAAATAAACAAGTTTTTACGCAGTTATAAATGCACGGGCAGCCAGAAGCAGACCGCTCACGATTTTGCCGAATTTGCACATGTGGACCAGAAGGACAAGGCTGGTGGGACACTTATGTCTCACATCGAGAGAGTTGTAGAATTCCTTGAAGATAACGGTTATAGCGACGAAGTTATTACCGTTGGGTATCTCCATGATATCCTTGATAACGGGGGATTCTGCCAGACCGATTTGAGCATGTTCTTCCCTGAGACCGTATGGGATGCTGTAAGTCATCTTTCCCACAACAAGACTTCTTGTCGAGAGGAATATCTTAGCAAAATCATGGAGAACAAGATTGCTACAATCGTCAAGATTGGCGACTTGACCGACAACATGACTATCACTAGGAAGGAATACCCGACTGACAGGGAATACTGGAAGACTTGCAAGTACAACCGTGAAATCGAACGTCTCACCAATCGACTGCACGAATGGGACAATGAACCAGAACAGGAATGATGTTCGGTGAAAGATTTGGGGGTAACTTAAAGGCGGCTGTGAAGCCGCCTTTTTAATTAGGTAGAAGACGATTCGTCATCTGGACCGAATAGGTGGTCAAGGTCGAATTCATCAATGTCGTCAACAGATGAGTCCTCGGTAGTATTATCTTCTACTGGCTCATTGGTTACGCCTTCGGCAGGAGGTTCCTCTGAAACCAGATTGTCGCTGGCGGTTTCGGCAGGAGGATTCTCCGATGGCATCTCGGTGTTTGCAGGTTCCATAGGAACCTCTGGAACAAATTCATCGTTGGGTGTTTCATCAGGAACTTCACCGAACAGGTCTGCCTGCTGCTGTGGGTCAGGTTTGACAGTTTCGACATCGTCCTTTTTCAGGTCGAATATCTCATCGCCTTCCTTCTTAGTCTCGTTTACGCCAACCATGGCATGAACCTTGGACATGAGGTCATCAACGCCCTTAGTGCTGTTCTGCTTGATTTCAGTCTTTTCGACGGGAGTTTCTGCAGCCTCGTCGTCTGTCTGACTCATCTGGGGAGCCAAATTGGATTCCATTAGGCATTTGCGGTATGCCTTCGAGATGGATTCGTACAGGGACGGTTCGTTTCTCCTGAGATATCTGAGTTGTTGGCTGAACGTTGCTAGCATTGTATTATCCTACGATGTTGTCAGTCTTTCCGTTGACAACTGCGTTGAAGTTGTTCTGGAGCTCGTCAAGTTCGTTGTCAATCTTTTCCTGGGCCTGTTCTGCGGCCTTCTGGTTCTCTTCCTTCTGCTTCTCGATTTCCTGGAAGCGTGCGGCAAGAGACATGGCCTTCTGTGAATCCATGTTGTTCAGGTCTCCCTGAATGGTTCTCGGCTCTACTTTCTTCTGTTGCTGCTGGGCTGCGGCGTTCTGCTCGGGCGTATTTGCCGTCGAGACCGTCTGCTGCGGTTGGATTGTGACAGCTGATTCAAGACGAGAAGGTTCGTTCTGCTTCCACACCTCGTACAGACGGTTTACGGTTTTCTTGAAATCTTCGTCTTCGACGTAGGTGTTGATGAAATCGATAAATTGCATTGTTCTTTCCTCATGGAATTGCCTCTGTGTATAGTTTATACCTTGATGCGGTTTTCGTACCAGATTATAAACTATAATTGCAAAAATGGAGACCCGATGGAAAGCAGAAGTATCAAAATAAAGGATTATGTAACTCATGAACGTGTTCCTGTGAGGGGCGATTCCCATGGAAATTTCACGCTGAGTCCTTTAGGCTTTCCGTTCGTGAACCGAAGCGGATATGTCCCTGGTGGGGTTCCCCCGACCACGTTCAATTTGAACATGTTGGTCAAACCTGATTTGACGGAGAATGAATCTGCAATTTCAGCCATACTTGAATACAAGGATGCGTTCAAGTTTCCCCGTACGGACAGTGACCATGACACTTTCATAGTGAAGGCAACGCTTGTCGCTGGTAGTGAAGGATACACCATACAGACGGATTCCGCCACGTTTTTCGAAAACTCCATCGTGACAATCTCTGTCGACGACCTTACGTACGAAGCGGTTAACGGAGATTACACGGTTACGGGAGAGAACTATATCGAAACGGAACCCCAGTCGGGCATTCCAGAAGAAGGTATATCATGTTCAGTGACCTTCCGTCCTGAATTGACTCGGGACGCTGGCGTAGACCCTCTCTTCATCAAGTTTACTGGGAGCGAAGATAACAACGGCGTGTACAAACTCATTGTGGATGAAGACGATAATGGAATTCTTCATTATACATGGATGTACAAGACATCCGTGCAGGACTCTTGCGAAAGCCAAGAGCTTCCAGTCGAATTCGACGAAACCATGAACGACAACGTACATGACCATTACAGAAACAGGTTTAGCGACCAGGAAGTCGCCGATTACATCACGCATGTGCTTGGGGCCGCCGTAGAGTGCGGAAAGTTCCGTGGGGCCGAATATCCAGCTGATGCTCATGGATTGCTCGTGAAATGGTTCCTTAGCCGTGGAGCAATCGTTCACTCTGTTGCTGGAAAGACTGTTGTCATAGATGGCTTTGGACACGTGATTGACACCAGTGGTATAGGTAATTGTTCTGGTACACCGAGACCAGAAGAAGAAAACGAAGAATACGTATGGTCTAATATAGGCAAACTGAACGACTGGCTCATGTCAACCTCTGGTACTAATGACTACATGGATTATCCGAGCGGTACGCTTCAGGGAATCAACAATAATATAAGACTCAATGTTGAAAATTCTGGTGAGCGTCATACGTTTGTTATTCAGCAAGACTTGGAAGACATGGTGAATAATCCTCCAAGAAAGACGTTTATTCATCTACCTGCTGCATTAGACCTAGCTGACGGAACAGAGGTTGAACTAAATGTTGCTTTGCCTGTTGTAAGCCAGCCTAACACTGTTAGCCAAGAGCCTCAGTCTGTCACGAATGCACTAAAAAGCTTTACAGACTACGTGTCCCAGCCACGTGTATACATTTTGTCTGGAAAACAGAATGTGCTACCAAACAACGGTGTGATGGACAGTGGCATATCCACTTCAGGCAATTCGTTCACCCTTAGAACACGGCATCCTATGGATGTTGATGATGGAAGCACTATTGCGTTTGGGTTACTCAATCGTTATGAATGTCCTAAAACTTTCCGATTTACTGGAACCGTAGATGTCGCTACATTAACTGATGGGCGTTTAAATGATGACCATTTAAGTGTGTTGTTCAACGGAAGGGAAAGACCTACACTAAATAAAGGTGACTACATCCTATTGAAATATGATGTTGATACTCCTCTTTTCGGTAAAGTTACGCATGAGGAAGAAAAACTCGTTGTATCATCAAAAGAATCAGATGATGGATTGCTGGTCACTTTCTCAACACCTGTTGTGTTTACGCCTAGCAATGATGTTCATGGGTTTATAAGCGACATATCTGTAAATAGCAAATTTCCCTATGACACGTCAAGTAGACGATGGAAAATATATACCAAGGAGCCCAAGCGTCCTACCTGCATAGTAGATATAAAGACGGTTAATGACCAAGATGGGTTGACTGAGCATACCGAAGATAGTGGTGCTTTTACTGCATCTGACCCTAACCAACCGTCTTTGGAACCAGAACTGATTGACAATGATTCTATAATTGCCACCATTTATCCTACATCAACAAATACGTTCCCTTGGAGACTTAACGGAAGAACCCGTGTTCGTCACTTGGGTTTGACAACCAATGCAAACGTAGATTATGTTGACGGTGGAGATAAACCGCTGACAAGACTTGTTTTCGAGATGAATGAACGGGTTTATTCTGGTTTCGACAGTATGTTCCGTGGAGCGCATCCGATATCAGAATTGCGTTATGGGGAATCTAACAACGACACGGCAGAAGGAAACTCCGTTCTCGGTTCACTCCTTAGGGTGTATCTCCCGCAAACACTTGATGCTGACGTAGATGATGAGCACAAGGACGAGATGTATGTGGTCAGCCGTGCAACAAAGGCGTTCCATGACCTTATCGGCGACTTTAAGGTAGCACGTGTTGGATATGTCTCTACTAGGGATTATGAAAACAAGAAGAATACTAGCTGGGGATTTGAAGAGGATAGAACCATAGACCCTCACAACCCAGAAACTTATATATGCCCATTACCTGAAACAGAAGTTTCACCTACTGAACCCGATAACCTGCAGCGTCTCAATGACTGGGAAACGAAGATAATTCACTTGCCTAACTACTGCCTTGGTGTTGATGCTGAATTGAATAGAAATCTAGCCTATGCTGGTTGGAATGAGTATACCCATAAAGACAACTTCAGAATATTCTACGACAAGGCAATTGACAAGTTCGTAGATTCAAATGGTTACGACCCCAGTGGTGCTGGTGCTTCACTAACGTATGGCAATGTGAACTACCGTTATATAAAAGATGCATCAGGCACAACCCAACGGACGGTTGACAACTTCAACTACTCATCTGATGAGGATATCCCGTTCAACTACACAGCGGAAAACAGTGTATTTAAACTGTTCATTAAGAATGCTGACGAAAAAACACTAAATCAATATGGTGCATTTGTCAATGGGTTCCTTGACCTTCCTATTATCAAGAGAGGCCTTAGGTCAATATCTTGGCTTGACCCAGAAGAGGGTACAGTCGATTTCTTGAAGCGTGACTGCGAATTTACAAACCGTGACATGGAGCCATTCTACCCAATGTCACATGTAATGTCAACTGACGGAGTAGCGTTTCCTGTTGTTAGTAGGAATACATTGCGTGTTGTTGCACAAAGTACAGACGAAGATGTTAAGCGAGCCCTTCTTGCCATTCCCGACAAGGTTGCTGTATATAATGACGAAACTACACGTACATTATCATCAGCTGAACTAATATCAGCCAATATACCGAATCCAGAGGAAGACGATGAAAATGAGACCATGAGAAAGGTAATTGACTACATGAAGTCTTTACTTACAATGTATTCCAATGGAATGCCGCTGCATATGTATGATGCTCACAGGGCAATCAATGTCGATTCACCTAATGCCAGCGACCCGTATGGAGCATTGCTTAATGCTCATGAAATCACGTTGTACAATAGGATTGCCGATAACATGGAGATGCAGCACAGATATTGTGACCTTGCATATAATGATGCGGATGGCGAGTATAGCGAAGATATCAACATGACGTACAACTTGATTTCTTCAGAGGGTACTGACCCACCGGACGCACCACTGTCGTTGACAACACCATTGGAAAATGTGTCACCACAATACATCAGCAATGTATTCAAGGGAATGTACACTAGGGTGCATGTCAAGGCTATGTTCTCGTCATCGTTGGGAAGATGGGTAGTGAAGGATTACAGACAATATCCTAGCTGCTACCTGACACCTCTATACGGTGCGAAGACGCTTGACTACACGGAAAAGTCTTACGCATACGGAAACCCGAAGAAGTACGCCAACCGTGTTCCTATGAGTGAAGGCGTAGAAAACAAGAAGTTCAGTGTCAGCAAATACATTGCCGCATGCCCTGAACAACCTCTATGGCAGATGCCTTGTGGTGTCGGCAGCGACTATACGGATGCCATGAATAAACGCTATGTGGATGTTCCTCCTATGGAGATGAACCCAGGTTGCGTGCCGTTCTTGTTAGAGAGCTTCCCGTATGATGACGACGGAAAGGTGAATAATTCAGTCAAGTTCAGGAACTTGTACGAAAGCGTTTCAACCCCGATGGATGCTAACGGAGACCCGAAGGAAGGTTCAGTCCCAGAGGTGAACTTCTGGAACATCAAGCTTCATATCAGGCCAGCCCGTAGCGCATACCCAGGTGCCGATATTCCTAGCAACAGTGCAAGGACTGGCGGAACCCTTGGCGAGCCTACTTTGGGCATGTTTAATGACCCGATTACAATTTAATGAAATCTTTTGTCAGAATAGCTTTCGAAAAACATATATTTCCACATAGAAGTTAAACCCTCTATGTTGGGATTTTAAATATGAAGACAAGTACCCCCGAAAGCGGGTTCATAGTCGGCCTCACTGCTGAACAGAAGCAACTCTTCAATATAGCAGAGAAGTATGGCTGGAACCGTCAGAAACTACTTGATAACGCACAGAAAGAAATTGACAAAGCTGGTCTTGGAATCTCCAAGGATACCCTACGCAAGCGCTTTGACAGACTTTCCGAAAGATACAACTCATACACCGCTGCTCTCGCAAACGCTGATGAAACCGCAGTCCCGCAGTACCCGCAGGACAAGGAAGACCCAGTAGAAGACCGCAAGGAAAGCGAAAACACCTACTTAAAGAAGCAGCTGAACAGCCTCCGTGCCGAAAACAACAAGCTCAGGGTCCGTTCATACGTTGCAGCAGAGTTGGCAGATGCATTGAAGACTGAACTTACCGAAGTTGAATACGACAAGTTCTACATCAATGTCAAGAAGGCTAACGATGGCGACAACCATCTTGTCCTTCCCATTTCGGATGCCCACTATGGCGAAGTCGTTCCAAGTGCCAGCACCCATGGAATTAACGAGTACAACCCAGACATTTCCAAGGCCCGTCATCTCAAGCTCTTTGAAAAGGCTCTTGAAATGGCCCGTGACAACAAGTGCGGAACCCTTGACATTCTCATGCTTGGCGACCTCTTCTCTGGTAACATCCATGACGAACTCAAAGAGACTAACGCTGGTCCGCTTACCAAGCTCCTTGTAGACTACTTCAAGTTCATTGTAGGCGCCTTCAAGAGCCTGAGAAACCAGTTCAAGAAGATGAATGTTTACTGCGTCGTTGGTAACCATTCCCGTACAAACCAGAAATGGCAGGCCAAGAACAAGGCTTACGATAACTACGAGTACATCCTGTACAAGTTCATCGAGGAAGCGTTTGCCGACGATATGACCGTTTCCGTCCATGTTTCCGAAGCCCCGTCTGACATTGCCGTAATTGGTGAACAGAAGTGGAAGATTGAACACGGTGACGCATATCGTGGCGGCGGTGCGTTCTGCTCCCCGATTAGCACGGTCACCAGAGACAACTTCAAGGACTACGGCATGTTCATGAAGATGGGCATTGATTTCGACGTAGCCATCATGGGTCACTGGCATCGTGGTGGCGAATGGTTCCTCAGCGGAAAGTGCATCCCTGTGTTCCTCAACCCGTCAATCGTCGGTCCTAACGAATACAGTATTGAAAAACTACATGAGACGTTCCCTGCTTCCAGTTACATCTTTGTGACCAACGGTAAGGAAATCACGTCCCAAACCCTCTTTATGTTGCAATAGATTATGGCTACCTTTTCAATGGCAAAGGCGAAGATAATGAGACTGGCGCCCGAAACGGCGTGCGTTCTCATTGGTCAGCCAGGTATAGGAAAGACCGAGTTCATCTGTGACCTTGCGGGAACGCTTAAACTTAAACTGGTTAAGCTCCGCTGTTCGGAAGCAGGCGAGACGGGTGACCTTACTGGCCTTTTGCAGGTAATTAACGGAATTCATTCACATACCATTCCTGAATGGCTTTCCTACAATGAGCCCGTGTTGCTGTTCCTAGACGAAATCAACCGTGCCAAGAAGGATTGCATCAATGCCATCATGCAGCTGTGTACCAAGGAACAGGAGTTCAACGGTCATAAGCTCGCACCTGGTTCGAGAGTGATATGTGCTATGAACCCGTCCTCTATCGCTAGTAACGACGTGGACGAGTTGAACCGTGCTTTGTTCTCCCGTATGGCCAGAATCCATATCGAGGTCAATAAGACCGAATGGTTGGCTTGGGCTACTACGCACGGAATCCACCCCGATATTATCAACTACATCGACCAGGCTAGCGACGAACACCTGTACAAGATGGACGACGTGGAAGTCTACGAGGACGAGAACACGGTCAACCCGAGAGCATGGGAAAACTTCTCGAAGATGTACACTAACGGAATTAAATTGGGCGACTACAAGGTCAACCCAACCTTGATACAGAGTGATGCGTCTGACCATCTGGGACCTGTCGAAGGATTGGCGTTCTTCTCATGGCTCTGCACAAAGCGTATGTTCAACCCGCAGAACTTCCTCTTGGAGACGAACCAGACCAAGGCAATCGCCGCAGCTAGTCGTGTCGCCAAGATGCTTGACGTGTATCAGACCGAGCTTTGCAGGAACGTGACCAAGACGATGATAAATCTCCTGTCCGACCCGACGATGGAAGCGCACAAGAGTACGGTAATAAACAACCTGTACTACCTGTATGACCGTCTGTCGGTTGAACATGTGGCTGACGCATACGAGAACTTCATCAAGCCTGCCGTCTTGCAGAATGACAAGCCTGACTGGTTCACCAAGCTAGCCCATACAAATGAGGAGACCTGGAGCAAGATAAAGACAATCATCCAGGGAACGGGAAAACCCGTAGTCAATGTAAAGAAACCGAAACAAATCAAGAAAAAATAACTTTTTTATCGAAACCCCTTGCCAAAGGGGTTTTAATATACTATATTCATTTTCAGTGGACCAAAAAATTCACTCAACAAAAAGGTAAAAATATGATTATCAAACTCAACATTACAGGCATGACGCCGATTCGTCTGGAACTTTCCAGTGAACTCACACAGCAACTCCACGTTTCCCGAAAGAAGGATAAGTATGACCGCCGTGTCACTACTTCCTGGATTACGGGTACTACAACGGTGACTCTCGAACGCTACCATTCCAACAAGAACAGCAAGGATGTTGACGGCTTGATTTATGTCGGTCGTTCCTTCCAGCAGTACATGGACAAGTTCGACGAAGACTTCGGCTTCCGTCTTGCTGGTGCCCGTGCGCTCACCAAGTTCTTCGTCACCAACGGCAAGACCCTTGACGTTGCTACCAAGCTTGCTGAACAGGCCATGAACGTCATCGTGGCGAACAAGGGCAAGGAATATGTCACGATTGACAATTTCGGCATCAAGTCCGCACAGAAGCCTGTTGTTGAAGCTAAGGTTGTCAAGGCCATCCCTGCCAAGAAGCGTGGTCGCAAGGCTGCTGCTGAAAAGGCTGAAGTGAAGTCTGTTGCTGCCCCTGCCCGTAAGCGTGGTCGTCCCCGCAAGCAGCCTGTTTAAGGAGGATATCGCATGAAGAAGGAATTTAGCGGTTATCTTAGTGCATACAGTCCTGCGACAAAGGACAATGTGCCTTATGTCAAGCTTTCTGTCAAGGCTATCGAATCTGGTGCTGACAAGCATCTTTTCTATGGCACTGATGAACTTGATTCCGCATTTGCGAATGCAAAGCGGTTCACATCAAGCAAGGGTTACGGAAACACTAAGTATGACCTCGATGACCCTCTCCGTGTGAAACTCGTCTTCGGCGCATTCACTTACGATGCTTACCTTGTCTCTCTCGCTGTAAAGAAGAAAGTCGACAAGGAATTGGGTGATATCGCCGAATACACTTTCAACTTCGAAAAGGACCCGTGCGAGGATGATACGAAGTTCTGGTCTTCCTACCTCAAAGTCAAGGAAACTGAACCTGCTGAAGAGGAAGAAGGCGAAGATGACGAACCCTCCCCAGTTGACACCGCCATCATGGAACAGACCGATGCCCTCCTCGGTATCGACGGTTCTGAAAAGAAGAAGAAAAAGAAAGCATCTGGCTTTGTCATGTATTCCGTTTCCATTGAAACGCTTTCCGATAATGACGAAACTGACGATTTGTCTAAGGAAGAAGCATGATGAAGTATACGCCAGAAACCGACAAGATTTTAGCCTGGGTCGTAATCCTGGTATCTCTTGCCGTGCTTTTGGTGTATTTTTTCTAAGGTTGTTGGAGTGAGTGAAAGGGCTGTCCTTCGGGGCAGCCCTTTTGCTATCTATGTATGTGCGCCTCTATCAAACAGGCCGCACACGTTTTCCTCTGTCAGGACAATCCAGTTTACGCCTCGGTTGGCGCACCAGTTTCGTGCTGCCGCCCATTTTGCCTGGTTTACCATCACTTCCTCGCACTGCATGTAATAGCGGGCCATCTTCTTCTGATGGGCACGTACCTTCTTCGGGTTAGCACCCTCGGTCAATGCCTTCGGCGGTTTCGGCATGATGGAGAACTTCTCTGGCTTGATTTCGATGAGGAACTTGTTTACCTTGCTATCCTTATCTGACTTGCATTCGCAGTAGATGTCGGGGAAGTACTTGCTCATCTTGTGCAGCTTCGGCGACATATAGTAGATTTCGAAATCGGGTTCATAACCCCATTTCAGAACGTAGTTGTTCTGGTCCATCGCCTGGAAAATACGTTCCTCCCAAGATGACTTGCAGATGGGTGCGGCAAGGTTTTCCATGTACTTTTCTGGATGCAGCAACTTGTAACGAGCATGCTTCGTCTTTGTTCCGTAAATCATTTCTCCCCCTATTCGGCATACTTGCCTAGAATTGATTTAATTGTATCTTCGTTGTAGTCGTCCACGAGTTCGTAAGTCACCTCGATATCGGCAGGATAGACCTCAATTTCTGGCCTTGCCGACTGGTTTGACGGGAACGGCGTAAACGGTCTGTTCATGTTTACAGGATATACCTTCTTGCTGCAGTTGTCAAGTATCTCCGTCAGGTCGTCGACGGTATCTGAACTCAACTCGTAGTCTCCGAGCAGCCTGAGTAGCTGATAGAACTTCTCCGTGAAGTACGGGCTCACTGTCTTATCGACCAAGTTGTGGGCGATGGATACGCACTTCTTCTGTTCGGATTTGGATATCGGCTTTTCGCCTACGTTTACCTCGTTCTCCCTGTCTGGGGCCGTCCTGAACTGGATGGCTTCCTCTACCTTGCTTGTCGGCGTGTTCGCTGAACTAGACCTCTTATGGTCTCGGCATATCTTCTTTATTCCAGTCGCTTCAAGTTGCGAAAGTAGGGAATCGAACTGGGTCTTGGGGTTGTCACGGTAAATCTTACGGAACTCATATTCGGAAAAGGACTTGTAGCCGAGCTTTGCGGCGATGCACTGGTCGTACAGGTCTGCCTCGAAAGCTCCCTGCCAGAACACGTCGTTTAGGCGGAGGTTCTCGTTAATCTCCTTAATCTTCGCCTCGATGTCCTTCATGAGGCCTGGGCAAAGATGGCTGAAACAGACAGTCCAGCTCTTGAACGTGTTAATCATGTCGATAATCGACATTCCGTAGAACTCTCTGTTGTTCTTCCATTCAAGGGTGTAGATGAAGAAGCACTCGAAGTTGCCCACCATCTTGATGAACCCGCTTACATCGAACTTCTGGGTCAACAGGTCGGCATAAGCCTTGATGAGGGCCCTGAGAGGCTTCATGAGCATCTCGAACGTCATCTCGATGGCTGCCTTGATGCTGTTGTAGAGTTTCAGCAGGAAATCGTAAAGCAGGTCGTTAAGAGAACCCGAGAGGGCTCCACCGCGGCCAGCACCGATGCCGAGACTCAGCGGGAACTTTTCTTTGAGACACTCGATAACGAAGTCGGGGTCTCTGGACATGTCGTTTCCGTCCGCATCCCTGTTGCAGCCCGTCACGCATGCGATTGCACGGCAGAAGCACGGGCAGTCAACCATGATTTGGTACAACTCTTCCCACTTGAAGTCGAGGGTGACGCTTACACCATCACCGACTTCCAGACTTGCTGACAGCACGTCCGTAATGCACTTGAATACGGCGGCATTGAATCTAAGCAATGCTTCTTCCAGACGGAGACGGGCGGCATCAATCTTTGCGAACAGGACGAACGCCGCCTTCGTTGCGATGTCGATTGTCGCCTGAATCCATGCAATCCACGTACCTATCGTCTGACAGAGGCTCTTGCTCAACGTGAGCGCCCCGTCAATACTGACAGGGAAGTTGAAACTGTTGTATGCGGTGAAACTCTTGTTCAGGTTGGACAACATGCCCACTGCGGCATAGGCATTTATGCCCATGGTATCCCTGCACCAGTCAAAGACCACCTTCGTACAGTTGGTGGCTTCCAGCTTGCTCGTGACATCGTTAATCGAATTGGCGGTCTTTTCGACAGCTTCGGTAAAGCTGCTCAGGATTGTCGAATCCGATTGTGTCGCCGAGGTTTCCTGTCTGGGCGAAATTACTTCTGTAATACACTTTGCCATTTGTTGGTATGCCGCATGTTTCGATAATAGTTTATAATTGGTCGAAAATCGTGGCGGCATTATAAACTATCATTGAATCGACAGGTGCATTATGGCCTCTACAACGCAAAATACAACGACTGCAACGTCTAATCAGGCTGGAAATACGGCTCAGACCAACGAAAGCGTCAAGTCTATCGCTGACGCCCTCGCCGCATTGCCTAAAGAACAGACGATGAAGGACTTTCTTGAACAGCAGTCGGCAAATGCAAAGAACATGAATGACAAGCTGGTTGAACAGTTCGGTAGCGCTATCGACAATAGCGATATTGCAGAGTCCCTTAACGAGGTCAGGGATGCCTTCCGAAAGAAAGAAGAGAATCAAGAGCAAAAGGCCGAATCTGAGAAACAGGCGGAGCATTTCGCAAAAATTCAGAATGACTTGGACCGTATTCTGGAAATCCAGGGTGAAGCCCTTAAAGCTGACGTGAAACGGGATGAGGCCATGTTCAACGATATGGCCCTGAAAGAGGTCGAAGAGAAGGACGACGAAAAAGTGGACGAAAACACCGACGTCGTCAAGGAAGATGTAAAGCCCGTCGAAGTCAAGGTAGATGTCCAACTTCCTGAGACGGATACGGAACCTGACAAGGTCGAGCGTGAAGCCGATGCCCCGAGCAAGGAGGAAACCTTGCTTAACGACATCGTGTCCGCACAGACGGAACAGAACTCTTTGCTTTCCGACATTGGTCAGAAACTTGGCGATGTCAACCTTGACGAGCCGTCCTCTGAAGACAAGCCCGATGAGCCGAGTCCAGAGGAAACCCTGCTTAAAGACATTGTTTCTGCCCAGACGGAACAGAATGTGCTGTTGAACGACATTGGTCAGAAGCTGACCGATACCGAGGAAAATGAGGCCAATGTGGATACCGCTCCCGATGAACCTAGCAAGGAGGAAACCTTGCTTGGGGATATTGCGGCGGCCCAGGCAGAACAGAACTCATTGCTTAACGATATTGGCCAGAAATTGACCGAGCCAGATGAGGTCGATGTACCTCAACCCGATGTTGAACCCAACGATGTTCCGTCCGTAACCGAAACTGCGGTCGCCGAAGTAAACGAGAACTTGGGTAAAATCAACGACAGCATCGACAACATGCTGGACGAGCTGGGTGAGTCGTTAGCAAATACGGATGTCAACGAACCGCAGCCAACCAATGTACACGTTGACGTGGCGATGCCTGAAAACCAATCTGTCGAACTTGCCGAGGATAGCTTGAACAGTATCCGTGAGCTTGTCGATACGGCCAAGCAAAACGAAATGGAATTGATTGAATCAATGAAGAAGCAGGATGCCGTCAATAATGAAGACACCGAGCCTTCACTGTCAGATTCCATAACAGAGCTGGCAAACGATATTTCGGGTGCGACCGATGCCATGAACAACCAGGATGAAACCCCGTTGGAATCTCACGAAGAACAGGTCGCTCCTGAGGACAGTAAACGTCTCGACCAGGCAGCTGCCGATAAGAATGTTCAGTTCGACGAGGAAACGAATCGAGCGACTTCCCTTGAAGAAGAGCCTCAGGTATTGGACGCTCGAATGGATATGGAGGCCAGGGCTGAACGGGATATCACTCCTGCATTGAATGAAATACAGATGTTCAATAGGATGTCGTTGACAAAAGAAGAAATTCAGGTACTTGCTGCGGAAATAGGCAAGTCCGTTGCAGAGAACATGCGTGACACTGATGCCGATAAGAAACGTGATGCGGCTTACCTGGACGAAGTTGAAAGAATTGTTAGGGGTTAGTTTATGTCAGAGAAGGGAATATTTGGAAAGAGAACCCGTTACACCGTAAAGGAATCTTACTCTAAGGATGCGAAAGGTGCAATCCGAAATTCAGTCAATGAACTGAATCCTAACGTGGTGAGAATTGAGCCTCTCGGTCCGTCCGCCCGTCAGGCGTTCCTTGGCCCTGTTCATGCCGCAGCCGATGCATTGAAGCTTAGGATTGCGTATGCGATGAACCCCGATGCCTTTAAGCCGTTTTATGGCATATTGACTCCAGGTGATTTGAGGGGATTGCGTCTCCAATTTTCAAGCCATTGGAATCAAGAAACTGGAAAAAGTTCATTTGACCGTGCCGTTCAGATATTGAAATCCCCTGCGGTAGCCATGCCTCTTGGAGCCAGCGCAGGAGAAGCTCTCGGTAATGCCCTCGGTGGATATGACGCTACGGGCTTCGGCTTGGGTGCTGCTGGTGGTGCTCTTGCATCGTTGATTATGAGTGGCCCTGAGGATAACAAGAACGCAGGCAACGGTCTTACGGACAAAATCACATCCTTCCTTGGCGGCATGAGCAATAGGCTTGACTCCAGCACTGAACTGTATGGAATGGTTTCTTCCACTACGGGTGCATCTACATTGAAGACGTTTTCTGGTTCTTCGATGGAAATTCCTGCCACGCTTACCTTCACTTGGTATATGCCAGAGCAGGAGGACTTGTTCCGTCTTTCTATCCACAGGCTTTTGCAACTTGCGTATGTAAGGAACGCTTACACGGACAAGACGGATTTTTATGATAACCTGAAAGCGGCGACGAATGCAGGTATGCAGCAGTCGTTCATCAATGCGAAGAACATAAAGGATTCGCTTAAAGGTGTTGGTCAGGCGTGGATAGATGCTGGAAGTGCCGTTGTTAGTTCAGGCGAGGAACTTCTTGGAGATGTTCCTGGAATCAGAGCGCTTACCGAGAACAAAAATGGACGAGCAAACGATGCCGTCGTTGATGCCGCAGGAAGTGGTGTGGCCGTAGGAAACTCTATTGGAAACATTATCACTCAGGGCATGGATGCAATCGGTAACACGATTGACGAAAATGCCAAAGACATTAGCGACGACGGAAAGTTTTCCGATGGCAACAAGCAAAAACTTGTCGATGACATGAATACAATTATCACCAAGGTGTTGCAGGCGTATATCGAGGGAAGCAAGTTCATCGGAGGAAACTTCGTGCTTGTTCCAAACCCTGTCCGCCTTACGATAGGAAATATCCTTGATGTCGAACCCATGGTTATCGAAAACGTCACCATCACTCCGTCGGAAGAACTGTTTATCAACAGCATTGGTGCAAGCATTCCCGTGACAATGCAGGTGAATGTCACGCTGAAACCGTGGATGACGCCTGGCCCGAACCATGACTTCATACACTTGATTGGCGACAATTTGTTCTATCCTATTCCCGAGAAGAATTCTGAGAAGAAATAATGGAGGTCGATATGGCTGATGAATCAAATTACCCTAGATTCAGAGATGACGAGCTTTCCATGCTGACCTTGGACACGGTTCAAGGTTATGAACAGGGACGCCCTGATATCATCGCCCGTCGTTCTATGGGAAGCAGCAGAATGTGCAAGGTGCTGTGTGCAGCGAACCATATCCGAAACCCGCTTCCTTGCCGTGACTCAGTCCGCATATTCGAGGAAAGTGTGTACAACGAGTTGTACATGAAGGGGTATCGTGGTGAGCAACTGGAAACCGAGTACAAGAAGATGCTCGATGAACTTGAAATAACCCCAGAGTACTGGCTACATTACAACAACCTGTTTAACGGGGTGGTCAGCGAGGTTACCGTAGGCGGAACGCTCGTTATCCCGCAGCTAAACGCTTCATTGGAATGGCTGAAGAAATACGATACAAATATCAGATAGGTAGGCATTTATGCTTGGCATAGAAAACATTGACAACGCTTCGGTTGAAATCTACCTCATGGGAAGGGTATATCCAAATTCCCTAGTGACTAAGTTTGTCCTTAACATACCGTTGAACGCCGTCCCTTATGGAATAGCTACTGTACAAAACGTCGAAGACTCGGACGCCATCATCCATACGGGTGAATACGGTGTCATGAAATTTGACAATACTGGCAGTGAGGCGATGGACGGTACCGCTTTGACCTTCGTCGTCACCGACACATCCATCGAGATAGTTCCTGGTACGAACAACAGTTTCCAGCATATTTCCTTCCGTCTAGGCGCTTTCGAGACCATGGACACGAGGACGTTCCAGAAATACGGAACATCGACCGAGACCATGCAGCAGGTGTTCAAGCACCGTCAGATTGATGAACCTGTCATTGTCATCCCGCCGAAGACTACGGGCGACATGATGAACTGGATTGTCGTAAAGTCTGATATGGAGGCAACACTGAACGATATCGTTGAGCATTCGTTCCTTGAAGGAGACTATGTCTATTACACGTTCTCGACGGAGAAATGCAACTACATCGTATCCAGCATCACCCGTTCTAAGGAGTATTATAAACCCCAGTTGTTAATGTACCACGTAGACGCAAAGCGAGGAGGCAATGCGTCGATGTTTACGGATTCCGATTCTGGGTATGTCACCTGGTTCTATACAACGGATAATAGGTGGAGCGATGCAGGCAAGCATAAGCAAGACCTGTTCCCGCATATCACTTACATGACCCTTACCGACAACAAGCCTGATGTTGGCTTGTGCGACAACCCGTGTTTCGAAAAGCTCCTGAAGGGTGCTGGCTATACTAACCAGGCGGAAATCGACAACTCGTTCGGCCCAGCTGGATATAGTTTCGGAAAGCCGTACATGATTAGGGACTGTACGGTGAACACCCACAACATGTATCAGGTATCTCCTATCATCCGTCGCCGCTATATGGCTAGCCTTGGCAAGAAAATGAACATAACATTGACAAACGTGATTGGTCCCGATGTCGGGTCGTCGGTATACGTGTATGTCAAGTCCAAGGAATTGAGGGACGACTTCTTCGCCCCTGACCCGATATACTGCGACGAATATATCGTTCTGGCCAAGCAGATAATTAAAAACGATGGCGGCGGTAATGTCAGAAGCAGTTCAGAAGACACGATAATCACCATGCTTACTCTCGGTTCTCCGAACCTTCTTTACGGGCATCCGAAGGAAATCGAGGAAGAAATGGCGAAAATCAAGTTCCCTGAATACAATGATGCGGCTAAAAAAGTGTAAAAAATGTATTTTATCCATTGTAAAGTAGCTGTATGCACCTATGGGTAAGCTTTGTTGTGATGGAAAATTCGATGTTGGGCTCTATAAGCCGTTGTCCCAGCAACTGGTAGATTTTGGCAATGAGTGCTTTTCCAAATTTGTCGACCGAAACACTTTGATGTGGCTGTTCATCTTCTACGATGGTGATAACGATTGCCCTCGCTGCAGGTCTTCCCTCGCCGACATTCACGACTGGTTCTACAAGAAGGGTCTGCTGGACAGCTCCAACTACATGGTCAAGATAGTGGTCGAACCAGAACCCGAGAAATGCAAGATATACACGAACCTGGGTCTAACCCTTAAACCGATGCACATATTCTGCGAACCCGACGGCAAGATTTTCGACATATACACTGGTCTTCCAGACGCTAAGTGGTTGGATAAGCATATTTACCCGTACATACAGAAAAATATCGGCATGAAGAAGGTATTGTCTGCGATGAAGGAGCAATGATGACGGACATTAACGAACATAGCATAAAAAGGATAGTGGTCGGTTATACGCTCGACTCTGTTATCGAGGCTCACAACCAGGCCCAGAACGTAGAAAACAACGTGGTGTTTTACAGCACGGGAACCTTGGGTGAACCGCTGGACAAGTACAATGATTTCATCTCGTATGACGATGCCAAGCGTCTCAGTGTCATTCTCCCAGACCTTGAATTTGACGAGTTTCCTGGATGTGACTTCCTGTATATCCCGTACGAGAAACTGAAATTCAAGAACAGCCACAACGGGTTAATAACGCTTCCGTTCAACAAGCTCAGCTTCGACGATGTCGAGGAATGGAAGGCTGTTCGAGACGGATACCTCGATGAGCATGTGCAGGCGATATTCAAGGACATGTCCAACTCGCCGACCCGACTGATAACCATGTTCAAGCAGTATCTCCCGAAATGGTTCGTCGACGGCATCATCAGGAATGTCAGTGCCACTAGGTGGGCGGGCATCCCGACTAGCAACATTACCCTAAACGGATATCTTTACGAGTTCAACCTGAACCAGATTGATTCGGATGGCATCAACATGTGGTATAAGCCGAGAATCAGCTACAACGAGATATGCAAGCGGATATTGAAGAAGGACAAGATTCCCGTGTTCACGGCGACCAAGGAAGACTGCACGAGGTTCCTGACAGACCGTTCTATCGAGTACGTGACCTTTATGGACAACCGTGTCGACCATTACCTAGGCTACCGTAGCGGCATCTTCGACCGCTGTGTGATGACTGCCGTGCCATGCGAGTTGCCGTCGATATTTGCCAACGATTTTGATAACGGAATTATCCGTACCCCGACTATGGCACACTGGGGTATTTGCAAGTATGGGAACGATGTTCGTAAGCTCTATTCAAAGAAGTTGATGTCCATCCTTGACGTTCCTACTTCCGATATTCCGATGACGAAGAACAACCTCCGAATGTACGATGCGTACTCGAAGCTTCTTCCTCTGTTCGGAAACTTTAAGACATTGAATCTTCAGCAGAAGATAACTACCCTTATAAAGTAGCTCATCTGTCATTTGATGAAGGTGGAGCTGGAACGAAGCCCTTACGCTGGGCATACCTCTCGTTAAATTCCTGCTCGTCTTTTGCACTGAGAGCCTCGTAGCTGAGGCGAGTGCCATTCATATTCTTCTTCGACCTTTCCCAGAACGCCAGGTTGTAGTCCAATGTGGTTTCGCTTGAACCTGTTAGGGCCCTATCTGTCGTAGTGTTGTCACGAAGACCACGGTCGCTCCTCTTGAATGCGCCGTTGAGTGTATTTGGTACATAGAACTCGACATCGAACGTAGCAAGGTCCATGTTGCTGTTGTTGGGATTTATTGTCGGTGCAGCAGTAAGCACGACAGAATTGTATTCGCTCATCTGAATTACATCAAGGTTAGTCCTTGTTCCAGGGGCATAGGTAAGCCATGGGGCGACCATATTCAATGCCGCCTTGTTCTTGTCGACGTCCCAGTCGTTAGCCGTTGCGGCATTCAGTAATTCCACCGAGATGTCGATTTTATGGAACCCAGACTTCGGGCGCAGGAGAAGCGGGGAAATCTGCGAGTTGAACATTGCATTGAAGAAATTGAACCACATTAGGTACTGGCTCTCCACGACTGTCAGGCTCAGTGTACCTGACCTTACTTTCTTCGGCATGTTGAACGTCAGGTCCTTCATTGAATCCATAGAGTCGATGCTTGCCAAATCAAGTGTGGGCTTTGGGAGTGTCACTGACTTGCAGTTCCACAACATATTGAGGATACGCTTTTCGTTGTCCCAATGGTCGGCGATGAAGTTGCTGAACTTTTTCATCAAGTACGCCGAACCGTTGAAAAGTTTCGGTGCGTGCGTGTACTTGTCCCCAGCACAGTTAATCTGCATTATGGTCAACGCCTTCTCCACATACTCGCCACTGAAACCGATATGGAATTTGTTAGGAACAAATCCTTCCGCATGACTGTAATACTTCTGAAGGTAGCTGTCTGACGACAGCTCCGTATCATGCATCACGGGAGTGACTTCGGTGACTCTGTTATATGGAGTAGACGGATTGCTGGCCATAGATGCTCCTAGTATGAGTTACTGGTCTCTCCACCAGTAACCACACAGATTGCGGACATAAGCGAGTTGGGGTCGGGGAGGCGGATAATCCTCTTTATCTGGTAATTGAACGACATGCTGAACTTCAACGCAGCGGCACTACCTGGTGTAACCGTCAAAGCACTGATGCTCGTCGGGAAACAGCGGTAGTAACGGACAATCATGTGATGTTGAGCCCTGTCATCACCGAAGTGGAAATCGATGTGAGGGATATACATCAGCCTGTTCCTGTACCTGTGGTCGTACCCGTAGACCCTGTGGTTGTGGTCTAGGATTGGGAATGCGTCCGTCTGACCGCTCTGGATGGTTTCCATGTAGCGGTGAAGTGCCCAGTAGTTCTCGTAGTAGTCGTCACAATACATGCTTATCGAGATAGAGTCATTGTATTCGTTGTCCTCCGTTGTCGGAACGTAAACCGTGAACTTGTAATGGCTTTCCTTGGCGTAGTTCAGACTAAGACCAGGGGCCGTGAAGTTGTCGATGTTAGCGTTGACCGTCTCGGGAGGAGGCGCTGTGTGCGCCTTCGTGACGTCATCTACGTGGTGTTTCCCGTCATAGTCGGGGTCGTAAGATACGGGAAGGTCGCCTATACGGCACCTTATGAAACCCTGATGCACGGGCACAGGATTTCGCACAAGGTTACGATGCAACTCCCTGACAGTTCGGGGAGTGTATATAGGCATTTTTTCCGTCATATCTTACTTCTTCACCTTTACGGAACCGACGAGGTTAGCGTTCGAAGTCTTCGGAGGTTCCTTCTTGTATTCGGGCTTTCCGAGTTCAACGAGCTTTTCCGTCTTCTTTCCGTCCATGTCCTTCTGGGCATACTTTGCGAATGCCTTCGGGTTCGGGTTCTTCATCGGCTTGTCGCTTGTCACGACACCGAAGTCGTCACGTCCGCCGACCTTGAGAGTCGGGTTCTTTTGCGGCTTGACGATACCGACGTTGTTCGGGAGGTTCTTTGACCTGATTGCGGAGATGAGCGTCTTCATGTCGCTTATGGAGATTGCTTCACCAGCCTTGATTGGCTTGATGGTGCCAATGAGAGACTTACCCTTGACGGTCGGACCACCCTTAACGGTGTAGGTCGTGTCGACGGTTGCATTGACTGGCTTGAACTTCGGAGTGCCAGAAGTTGCTTCGAGCTGTGCTGCTGTCTTCTTGACTTCGGGTTCCTTCTGAGCTTCGCTCGTCGTTTCCTTGTGACCCTTGATGCGTTCGTCCTTCCATTCCTTGATGGTCTTGAGAGGCTTGACACAGCCGACCTTGTCGTTCGGCATTACCAAACCCTTCTTGGGCGGCTTACGCATGGAATTGGTATCAGCGGTCGAAACGGAAGCTGCGTTCCAGAACGGGAACACTTCATTCGCATCGAGCGTTTTAACGGGCTTCTTAGTCTCCAAGTGAGCCTTCACCTGGCCAAGAAGTTCTTTCTCTGTCGGAATATCATACATATCCATAATTACATCCTATATGGCAATAGCCAACATTGTTATGCAAATAGTTTATAAGATTGGACAACAAATGAGCTACCGATATGGCGTTTTTATCGCCTCTACGTTATAAACTATTTCTGAAATACATGGTGCAATGCGATGAAAAATATCTTCATAGAGTCGGTAAACAGATACAGGGGATTGAATGAGGTGCAGAAAGATGCCGTCATCTCCCTTTATCGTACCTTGTTTGAGGACGGGGCTGGATACAAGCCAGCCGCAGCGCCTGAGAAAAAGGAAGATAAGAAAGAAGAACCGAAGGACGAAAAGAAGGAAGATAAGCAAGAATCAAAACAAGACAATTCGTCTGAAGGCGGTGAAAAGGAACAGGTTCCGTTCAATATAACGAGAAACAGCATTCCGACAAACGTGCAGCGCACGGACAAGCGAGAGGTCGAATACATAGCATTGCATTACACGGCTGGTGGTTCGTCTAAGGCTGGACAGGCAACAAGAACCCGATTTACACCAGGAAAAAAAGCGTCTGCTGACTTCATCGTTGACGATGGTGAAGTGTACCAATACAATCCTGATTTGGACCATTACTACACGTTCGCTGTCGGTGCCGCTGGTGGTAGAGCTGAGGTTGAAAAGTATAAAGCCGAGGCAAAAGAGCGTGGAATGAATGACGCTGCTCGGTATTACGGGACGGCCAATTACAAGAACACCCTTTCCATCGAGATGTGCAGCAACTATAAGGGTGGGATAAAGGACATAACGACTACGTCTGCACTAGACCCTAACTATTACCTGAGTGATGCCACTTTGGCCAATACGGCAAAGCTTGTCGCTTGGTTGTTGAAAAAATACCCTGGCGCACAGATTATACGTCATTATGATATCACGGGTAAACCATGTCCTGGCCCGTGGTGCCGAAATAATGAGGGTACACAGCAATTTATGTCATTTGTACAACGCTGCCATGGAACGCCTGCTCCTGCTGACCCAGAGTATGATGATGTTGAAGATGCATTGCTTCCGAAGAACAGCCGTGACAAGGCTTGGCCAGATTTGGCTCGTGAGTTTGCTCCTGATGCAACGGCCACTACGGCAGAGTCGGATGCGGCTATGGCGGACATGGCTAACCAGGCTGGTATAATTGGTGATGCCGCTTCCCTCATACAGTCGATGGGAACGCCAGTTACCAAGGTGCTTGCCGAAATCATCAAGAAGAGTAACGCTGGTGTACCCAACGTGGTCATAAAAGAATTTATTGAGACGCTCGTCAAGAAACCGGAGTTGTTGAAAAATGTACTCAAAGTATTGCCCCAAAAATGATAACTACGCTTTGATGGAAGCCGCATTGAAAGCAATAGATGGTATTGACCAGGATACGGCCAATGCTATCATCAGGTTGCATCAAACTGTGTATAAGCCTCAGTTCGAAAGTGTTGGCTCTGTCGTAGGTTTGTCTCTGTCGAGCGTCCTTATAGGAACAGCCCTTCGGTCTTCTGTCTGCGGTCTTATTGCTAAAATCGCCGCCGCTGCTGGTGGTGCCTCTATTCCCTTTATTGGATGGGCCGCAGCTGTCGTTATGGTCGGCTTGGCCATTTATGATGTTGCTACATCAACGTCGAAAGTCTCTAATGAAGTAAAGGATATCGCTTACGAGGAAGATGCTGTCAAGACAGCGAAAGCTGCTGTGGAAGAGCAGATGTCTAAGAATCCGTTTGCCAAATATGCAATGAGTGCTGCTGACCGTACGAGCGACATCCTGATGACAGCTGGCGGTAGCCTGATGGATAAGCTAGATGCTGTCGCCAAGACGACCAGTGTAAATAAAGAGGACTCTGTCCACACTACGGATGACGATGCCTTTGCCGAAAAGTTCGGTTTTACAAAGAACCTGGAGATTGTCGATGCGAAAACTGCACTGAACCATTCGAAGCAGTTCTTCTATTACATGAACGGCATGAATGAGTTCGGCAACAAGGTTATCGACAAAGAAGCCTATGCAGAGTACCTGAAAGGATTTGAGGAATACTGGGAACAGAATAGTGATTTCCTCCCGTATTTCGACGAGGAAGGTGCAAAGGCCAAGATGTTGAAGCAGTATACTGAACAGTATTACAAGGAACAGTTCCTTCCGATGTTCAGCAAGAAGCTGAAAGAAGCATCCGCATACGCAGAAAAGAACATGAGCGTAGAGGATTTGGCAGCCCAAGGACGTAATGAATTCGGCGACGTGGTCGACAAGGACAAATACTACGCCTCAATGGGATTTACCAAGAATGCCGAAATCATGGACATGAATAAATTTGCCAAGGCATTCTCTTACAAGACTGGCTTGGACCTGAGTTACAATCCGTTGACACCCGAGGGAAAAGCACTGCTCGAACGGATGTTGAGAAACCCGTCGGATGAATACCTGAAATATCTCCCTGCTCCTGTGTTCCTCATGACTAAAGAAGACCAGAAGCCGTTCATAGAGAAGGCCCGTGACCCGCATCGTCGTGGTGAATCTCAGGTTGGCCGCTATGGAAAAGAGATGATGGGTGCTGGTGCCGCATCCTACAATGCTGGTGCCGAAGGACAGGTTTCTAATGTGACTAGGCAGCAGGTTCCCAACAGGCGGAACGTACCTGCTCAGAACGCCGCCCAAAACGATATCACCAACGCTCCTGACGTTGACAAGAACGCAGGTCCTTGGCGTACCGTAGGAAAGGAGTTACTTTCATCACTTTACCATACTGGAAATGACCGTCACAAGCACCTGATGCGTCTTGGATACATCCTCGATATCAGGAACGGCAAGTACTATCGAATGAGCGATGCGGATAAACAGACCATGCATCAGATTATCATGGAAGACTTGGACAACGTCGCCCACAAGCATGCCGAAGAGCGCAGGCAGGTTAATTTGAAACAGGGTAGATTGACCCGTGCCCAAATGACCGAGGACGAAATCGCCGAGTCTAACAGGAGGGCAGGATTCCCCGCCGACGCATAGCCAGATACAAATAAGGAGAGACACATGCCATTTAACGGAATTCCTAATTTGCGAGATGCAAATGAGTCAGTCAAGCTCGACCTTTACAAGTTAAAGGAAATTAAGAAGTGCGCCCTTGACCCGATTTACTTCATCCGCAACTACGTGTATATCAACACAAAGGACAACGGTATGCAGTTGTTCGACCTGTATGATTTCCAGGAGGCCGCCATCCAGCGGTTCCTGAAATACAGGTTCAATATCAATAAGTGGTCACGCCAGGTGGGCAAATCTACCATTGTGCGTGGCTTCATTCTGTGGTGGGGCATCTTCCATAAGGACCAGCTTATCGCCATGATTGGTAACAAGCTGTCGTTGGCTAAGGAACAGATGCAGCAGCTCCGTGATTCGTACAGCCGACTTCCCGTATGGTTGCAGCCAGGTGTGAAACTGTGGAACAAGACTTCCATCCAGTTTTCGAACAACTCCCGTATCATCGTTTCTTCTTCATCGCCTGACAACATCCGTGGTTTCTCAATCAACCTGTTGTACCTTGACGAATTTGCGTTCCTTAGGCCGAACCTCGCTGCCGAGTTCATTGCTTCCGTTATGCCGTCTATTTCTTCGGGTAAGACTACCCGTTGCATCATCACGTCGACGCCTAACGGAATGAACCATTTCTACGACATGTGGCAGACATCGTTGGAACTGGAACAGGCAGAAGCCGAGTACGAAAAGGGACACAACGACCTTTATGTTCGCTCCGTTGTTACATGGGACAAAGTACCTGGCCGAACCGAGGCGTGGGCGAACGCAGAAAAAGTCAAAATTGGCGACCAGCGTTTCAGGCAGGAATACGAATGCGAGTTCGTCGGTTCTGGTATCACCCTTATCGACTACCGTAGCCTAGAAAAGTTGAAGGCGTCAGACCCGCTGCCGTTTGACAACAGCATCTGGCCCCCAGAGCTGGCCGAAATCACACGGGATATCTCAATGAGGGTGTTCAAGTACCCTGAGCCAGCCAACGTGGTCGAGGCGAAGGGATATTCCTATGTCGCATCGATAGATACGGCGTACGGTATGAGACAGGACTACCATGTCTTGCAGATTGTGAAGGTGTATTCCAACATAAGGTGCGAACAGGTGTTTACCATGTCGTCTAACGCTACGGAAGTGAACGACTTCTGTAAGATAGCGAACATCATGTTGAAGTTCTACCACAACCCGTTCCTCGTCATAGAATATAACGGCCCTGGAAAGTCTACCTATGACTACTTCTTCAACGTGGCTATGTATCCTAACATAATCCAGTTTGATACGAAGTGCCGTGGCCTGTGGGCTACTCCGACATTGAAGAGCAACGTGGTAATCCTCCTGAAGATGTACATCCAGCGTGGGTACCTGACTGTTCATGACTACAACACGATTATGGAACTCATGACGTTCACGCAGAAGACTCAGAATACCTGGGGTGGCGGCGGAAACACGCATGACGACCATGTGACATCGCTATACTGGATTGTCTACTACCTCAACACGACGATGTACTATGGCAACTACGAGGAAATCGAAAACCTCACCGAGACGGAAATCATGAGGTTGAGCACCGACATGAGGAACCGCTATGTTGATGCAATCGACTTCATCAAGTCTCCCGATGCCATGAAGGAGCAGCATAAACTTGGGGCTCTGGCAGAAGCTAGCGTATAAACTACAGGAAAGCGTGGTGGCTCTATGACGAAAGACATTGACACATTGATGGACAGACTGTACCATAAGGGCGAGATTTCAATAGACAAGGAAAAGGTGAACCTTCTTAACATCTTTTTGCAACGTGCTTTCCCTCATGTTAGTAAACGGGCTGTTGCAGACGCTGCCTCCTTGCTTGCCGTATATTCCTGCCTTCTTGTCGATGGCAAACGTATTTCAGTTAACGGAAAGGAACTGGATGCCGACGGATTCAGCAAGCTGTTCGATACCTATGCCAAAAAGGCAGCTGGCGAATTTGATAGCGAGGCGGAAATGTATGATTTCTACGGTGCTGCGGTCGTCGTGGCCCTGTACGTATACAAATATACCGCTGGGTTGACCAATAAGGAACTCATGTTCAAGAAAACACATGGCGGCGATTACAGCGACCGTATATCATCCGCAATGAATGGCGAGTAATTTAACACCCCCACTTGCCAGAAATTTCATAAAATTATATATTTTGGAGGAATACATGTATTATTCCCCCTCTGAGGATTGTTATGCCAGAAAATGTAAAGGTTATCCAGCACCCCGCTGATGAGAACGGCCAGGTAAACCTCGATTCCAATATCGAGAAGCTTGCTGACTGGATGAAGGACAAGGTTAGAACCAAGAACAAGAAGGGTAAGTTCGATGTCAACATCATGCTGGAAAACATGGTTGAGAACATCGGCGATGGTCAGATTAACGCAAACGGGCTCCTGATGCAGGCACAGATTCAGCTTGCTGACCTTGAAAAGGAACGTGTCGCATTGTGGGCGGAAGAATTTGAGAAGTTGATGAACAGCAGGCAGCCTTTCGAGAAGACCAAGGATAACGTGACGATGTACCTGTCTGGAAAGGAAGCGATTGCCAAGCTGGACCTCAGAATCAAGAAGAAGCGTGCATATATCGAGAATTTGAAAGGATTTGCCGATGCTGTCAGGTATTATCCAAAGAATGTCCAAACCATCCTTGACCTGAACTCTCTTGCAGTCGAGTCTGGAAAGCAGGGCCTTATTGACCTTGATAGTGAGGAGGGTGAAAGATAATGACCGACGAAACTTTTAATCCGTTTAACATGAACATGCCGTGGGATGTGGACCCGAGTACGGAGCCCGCTCCCGCAGAGAAGCCTGTCGAAGCCAAGGCCGAACCGCCACATGAAGACCAACCTGAAGAACAGAAGACGGATATCTTCACTGCGTTGGAAGAAAAGTTGAAACTTCCTATCGGTTCAACCAAGGAAGGAATCGAAGAGACCAAGCAGATGGTCAGGAAGATTCAGGCGAAGACGGCGATATTCGAGACCAAGGGAACGGCCCTTCTCGCCCAAGAAAAACTTGGGAAGCTCACTCCTGAACAGCATTTTGCCGAATGTGCAAGGATTAGGGCACAGGCCAACCGCCTTTACGACATATCGTCTAACCTCATGGATAAGCTGAACGACCAAGTCGAAAGTTCTCTTGACATGACCGACAAGATGTGGTCCGCAGTAAGCTCGATGATTTCGAGCGTTGGCCAGAGCCTTGAACGCCTATTGAAGGTGACCCAGGAACTCCGCAAGGAAGAAGACCTGCTTACCATGGAAATCAAGGAAGCCGAGGATGCCAAGAAGCTGGCTAACGACGACGGAACCATGGATGCAACCCCAGATGATATGAACAAGCTTATCCTGTTCTTCCAGGAAGAAGAGAAGAACGCAAAGCAGAAACAAATTGAAAACAAGGACGCAACAAATGAGTAAAATCGGAATCATCGGCGACATCCATGTCGGCCAGACGTTCTACCACAACCAGCCCATTACGGACTACCACAACAAGAAGCGTGATGAGCTGTTCGATAAAATCATTGACGAGTTCAAGAAGGAAGGTATCGACACCATCCTGTTCAGCGGCGACATCTTTGATAACCGCAATATCATCACGGTAGAGTCCCTCCACTATGTAATCGACCTTTTTGCCAAGCGCATGAAGGATTTCAAAATCATCACGATTACGGGAAATCACGACATGCAGTACGAAAATTCCGATTGCCTTACGTCATTGGAATTCCTGCATTACCTCCCGAACGTGACCCTGATTGACAAGGAGCCCGTTGCGATGCAGTTCGGCAAGGCCACATGGCATCTGTTCCCGTGGCTCGGCACTGCTGAAAACAAGGCTAAGGCTCTTGAATATATGAAGGCGGTCGGAAGCACTCCTGAACAGAGGGCTGTAAACGTGTTCTTCGGTCATTTCGATATCATGGGTATGCTGATGGAAGGCGGCAACATTTCGGTCAGCGGCTTTGAACCGACTGAGATGGCCAAGTACTGTTCCTATGTCATCAGCGGCCATTACCACTGCAAGTCGGCGAAGAAGATTGGGAACACCCGTTTCGTCTATCTCGGAAGCCCGTATCACCTGTCGTTTGCCCACCTGAATACTATCCCTGGTTATTACACTTGCGATACTGACACGATGAAACTCAATTTCATCGAAAATACCATCGGCGAACGCTATATCGAGGTTAACGACTTTGACGATATCGATGCCCTTCCCGAGCTTAGTGGACATCTGGTCAAGTATAACAACGACGTGACCAAGACTTCCGAGGAAGCCATTATTCCGCTCGACAAGTTGAAGGCGAAGAAGCCTCTACATGTGTTCCAGTCCCCGTACGGCAAGCGTACCGACGAGAGGGACCCCGAAGATGCCGTTGCCATTGTGGAAGAAGACGACGAGGAAGCCAAGAAGGTTGTGACGATGAGCCAGATGGAAGTCGCCCGCCTGTTCATGGAAAATGCCGAGACTCCTCCCCCGACTTTGAGCGACGGAAGCAGTTCGAAGGATAAAATTATTTCAATGATTGCCAGTTTTGATGCAACGTAGTTGAAAAAATGTATTTTACTAACGTAAATAACAACCTTTTACGTTAGAAGGATACTATGAAAGCTACTGAGCTGTACGACAAACTCATTGAAGAAAAGGTCAAGGTTAAGGCCGAGGTTGACATCATCCATGTTAACGATGGTGATTCACGACTCTTTGGCGGTCGTTTTAACGAAGATTTCGCCCATCTTTGCCCGTTCTACGACACTCTATGCACATTCAACCACATCTCGATGACATCGGGTATGTTCATCAACCTGTATTCCAAATTGGCTATCACCAAGGAAACGGTGGTTATACTCGACAACATCAAGAATCCTGCGGTTTTTGAAGTTCTCCAGAAGATGAAGTTCAGTAGTTTCCAGAACACTGTCGGCGACACTGTGCTGGACACTGCATACAACAAGGACGACAGCGAAAAGGTCAGCCTTGAAAAGGAAATGAAAAACGACCGAATCCGCAAGATTAACTTCCGCATCATCTACCTCCTCGACGAACTGGTCTGGGACGGTGTCGGTGGTCGTGGCAAGAGTATCTACGAAGCCCGTGTTGTTGAAGACCTCCTCCAGGTGGCCGATACCATCATCGTTCCGACTGCCGAACTGAGGCATGCCCTTATCGACATCGGATTCGTTTCCGAAGACAGGAAGAACGACGTTACAATCCTTCCGTTCACAATCTCCCCGCAGATGTTCCAGGTCTACGCAGTTAACCAGGCAAGGACTTACAGCAGCGTTATTTCCAAGCCGAAGATTCTCGTGAAGGGTGCGGTCATCCCGAATAACGTGTGTGAATTTATCGTGGCCAAGCACAAGAAGTACAACTTCACTATTTGCACTGGTTCCGAACTCCCCAACGAACTGATGCTTCTCCTCGCAAATGGAGACGTGCGACACATCGTCCACTACAGCTCCCCGAGCGTGAACTACAAGAACATCACCAACACCTATCTCGATGAAAGGGATGGCAGGTACGATTTCGTCATCCACTGTTCCAACACGCTGAACTACGACCTCGCAAGCGGCGACATCGACCCGATGATTTCCGTGGCATGCGGCTCCATCGCATACGCCTGTGTTCGCAAGGACTGGTTCACCCCAGAAACTCATCTTTGCGAAAAGACGGGTACGACGTTCACTCCGCAGGCAACTTACAACCAGATTGACAACATGATTAGTCATGAATGCATTTCTGCCAACTGGAACAAGCTGTATACCGAACAGCGTAATTCCATCGAGGCTAAGATTTCGGACAAGGCAGTGTCCATGGCCCGCCTGTTTGCCGTCCTTATTGGTAAGGACATGGTGAAGAAGCGTTTCTCTGCCGAATCCAACGGAGCTGAAAATGGAACCGACAACGGAACAAGCAGCGGAAACGCCGAAGCCGAAAACTAATGCAGAGCCGCCACTCTACAATGTCATCAGGTATGACATGAAGTGGTACGAAAAAGGACATGACACGCATGACTACAACGCCATGCGGGACATGTCCATTTCTGAACCGATTATCGTTGACAAGTATGAAGGCAAGGAATTGCCCGACCCGATGAGCGAAAAATTGGCAAAAATGGTATCGGATAAACTTAATGAGGAAGCGAAAGGTAAGGAAAATATATCCATCGACCTGAAGAATGGACAGCATTACACAGGTCCTCGGTATGTCTACTCTTACTATGCAGGGAGATGATATGGCTTCATCTGAAAACTTGTTGAAACAGGCGGTCGCTCTGAGAAAGAAACTGGGTTCTATGCCAGAAAGTTCCATGATTTTTCAGGAGCCGCCTAAGAGGCATATCGTTAACGAACGGCAGTCGGTTAAGATAAGCAATCCACGGGTGAAAAAGTCGGTCAAGATTGAGGATACTGGGGATGAACCCGAGAATCCGCAAAATGCCGAACCGAGATGGTTCGACCCGAACAGGACTTTCCAACCGATGGATGCCAACAAGCCTCATGTAACTGACGACCAGTACGATGCGATGTTCTATCACGAGAAAGGCAAGCTTCCTCCTGATGACGTGCATCATGTTTCTGGCGAAGAACTTGCACGCAAGTATTCTCAGGCTGCTGCGAACAGGGTTCCTCCCCCAGTCACACAACAGGAACCACAGCAGGGGTTCGTTCCCCAGGCAGCCATTCCTCAAAAGCCGCAGGAAGCGGTTCCCGTCCAGACTCCAATAGTTGATGTACACGAGCCAACAAAGCCAAACGAGGAAGATTTTCTTCCGCTCGACGAACTCCCGTCAAAAGGAGTGTTCTACAAGGGTCCCATGCTAGCACAGCCGTTGCGACTTATCGACATGCTTATGGTCGAAAACATGGACAACGACAACAAACTGGATTCGATTACCGAAATCCTCGACAGACGCACACGCTGTCCAGGCGGCTCGCAACAGATTGTCACTGGCGATGAGATATACACCCTGCAGTACCTCCGTGCATCAACTTTCCCGAAAGACCCTTACACATGGACCACTTTTACCTGCAAGCATTGCGGAACCGTCGTTGACGACCCAGGCTATAAGATAGATTTCACCAACATGAGGTTCCAAACCAATGTTGACCCGATGGAGTTGGCGGAGAAGTTCAGGGAATACGGATGCCACCCAGTCGAACACATCGGAGGTGTCCCTGCGGTCGAAATTTATGTCAGAAGGCGTTTCCACGACTACTATTACAGGAACCAGATTGACGAGTGGAAAAGGAAGGGATTTACCCCTACCAAGCCGTATATGGCCCTCCTTAACATGGCTCTCTTGGTGGATATTCCTGGCTGCAACTCTTTGCAGGATAACATCGATTTCCTCGGAAACCTCAACAAGGATGATGCGGCAAGGTTCCTGTCCGAACTCTCGAAATGCTCTTTCAGGACCAAGACGATGGTGGCCCATACGTGCCCGAACTGCGGAGGTGTGACGGTGACCCCGTTCCCCTTTCGGTATTCTACATTCATTTCCTCGATACAAATTAGAAAGTCTGCGGAAACGTAAGATATACGTGACTGCGGAAACTTCCACCTCAGCCCTGGAATGCGACCGCATGTTCTTCCCAGAGTTCATCGAGTTGAGTAATTATGTCATCGACAAGATGAAATCCCGTCGAAGAGTGAATAAAAGCAACGAAGTGACCTACGGATAAGCCCGTAGGCTTTCTTTTTATGGCTCCGAGGTATAAACTATTGTTAGTTCATTACTGAGGAGTAATATGAATCCGTACAAGATTTTTGTGGAATCAATGCAGGAAGCAGGCATTGACCCGACTACGATTGAAGCGGTGACTGCCATCCACAACGTCATTTATGAGGCAGCAGAAAAGGACTCCGATGACGCTGACGACGACAAGGAAGACGATAAGGAAGAACCAAAGGAAGAGGAACTTGAAGCCCCCGAGGCGGAGCCCGATGTGCCCCCTGAGGAAAACCTTGATGATGGCCCCGAGGATAACCTTCCTGAGGATTTCACACCCGAGGAAACCCCGTCCGAGGCGGAAGACGAGCCGAATGCTGACGAAGGTTCCAAGGCTATCATGTACAATATCCTTACCCTCATGAATGCCAAGCAGAGCGCCTACCAGCAATATCACTGGAACGCTGAAAGCAAGGCTCTCCACGAGAAGGCACAGGATTGCTACGAGCTCTACCAGTCGACCAAGGACAAGGTTGCCGAGACGTTGCAGGCTACGTTCAACGAGGACATCGATTTCAAGGTATGGTCTGGAAAGATTCCGAACCTGACCGACAGGAACGCCTTCGTCGCATCCGTCGACGAAGACCTCGACAAGATTTCCGAGTTCCGTTCTCAGCTCGAACACTTCGAGACATTCGGACTTAACGGAACGCTCGACAGTTTCATTGACGAGTTGACTGCAATCAAGTATCACCTCATCCGTTTCTTCGAAAACAAGAACGAGTAACCAATATGACAGATATTCTTGACAAAGCGGCATTGTTCTATGACAGCATCGACAAGCTTGGACTGACCGAGGCCCAATCAGCCGTCGTGTCCGCCTTGTTCGAAGAATGTTTCAAACATCCTGAGGCGAACTTCATCTACTACACTTCGGTGTACCCGCAGCAGTTCTTCACGTTCAGGGGAATCGAAAAGATATACGCCCGTACCCCGCATCTCGTAAACAGGTACACTTACTGGCTCCACAACGAGCTGGTAAACGGAAGGATACAGCGATTCGACTCCAAGCAGGCGTTGAAGGAGTTTATCCTCGCCAACCTGGAAATGTACTACACTCCCGAGTTCGGAATCAATGCCGAGCAACTCAACTCGACAAAGGATTTCAATATCGGTATCCGTCATTCGAGTGAAGGCGGTATCAAAGACCGAATCGAGGTTACGTCCGCACATACGGGAAAACCATTGTTCAACATCACTTTGACAACGGGTGACCAGGAAATGTATTCCAGACTCCCGATGAGGAATATAGCATAATGCGTAGGAATCCTGAAATTTTCAGCTTGCCGCCAGACCCGCTGCCAACCATGTGGATGACCCGTGACGACATGACGGAGTACATCAAGGCTAGGCTCGGTTATCCTGCAACGGAAATCGAGATGGAAGTCGAGAACAGGAACGGCCTTGGCCACATCGCCATGGCTATCCAGGACTCTCTCGACTACTTCTACCGCTACATGCAGTCCGAGGCGACTTACAGCGATTACATGATTATCCGTCTGAAACAGGGTATCATGGAATACAGGGTTCCAGACAATGTGTACCAGCTGGTGGACTTGAACCCGAGCTACGGCAACACGTTCAGCCCGATGATGGCATGGGACGTTGGCCCAGGTGAATCCCTTATGGGTGTGGGCGGTGCTGGCCTCGGTGGTCTGGGACAGTTCGACCTTATCACCTATGCAGGCGCCCTCAGGTATCTGCAAGATGTTAAGAAACTCGTCGGTACCCAGTACAGCGTTAAGTTGCACCCAGTCGAACACCGTATGCGTGTCTACCCGACACCGAAGACGGACAGGAACGCCATTGCAAGGGTGTACTTGAAGGCCAAGCAGGCCGAAGTGTTCGCCAACCCGCTGTTCAGGGACTTCGTTGTGTCCCGTGCAGGCATGCAGCTTGGTATCATCCTTATGAAGGATACGGTCACTCTCCCAGGTGGCGGAACGGTGAACGGACAGACGATTTACACTACTTGGAAGGAAATCAACGACAAGAAGCTCGAAGAAATCAAGAACGAGGCGGCAAGACCGTTCATGATGACTGACTTGTCGAACTAACACTTGACGGTCGTGATGTTTTTATCTAAATTAGGAGGACGACATGACAAAGAAACATAAAAATACGGAATCTGTTTCCGCTCAGGAAAGCGACCTCCGTGTAAAGGAAGCTACGGTCATGGCAGGGCCGTCTAAGACGACGGTTGATGCTCAGGCCGCTCCCCTGAAGAAGAAACGCATCAGGCACCGCCAGACAGTGAAGCTTCACAACAAGAAGCTTTCCGTGTCTGTCATTTGTGCGAATCCGTATCTGAGGCAGTTCTTGTAAGGAAGTGTTATGACAGATGAAATTAAAGCCAAACTGGTCTCCCGTTTGAAGGAATTCTTTACATTCCTCTTTTGGGCCGATGCCGAGCAAGTGAAAATCATGATGAAAGTCCTTAACGAGACTGCTATCATGATAAGGGTTCTTATGCCATACATGGGATGGAACACTGAAATACGGACGACAATTAACGGAGACCTCAATCAGCTTCTCAGCGATGAATACCGTGGTAGCGAGGACCTGGGTGGTGCGTTCGACATTGTCCCGTTCATGAGCGAAACTAAGATACTGGTGTCTACGGCGACCACATACAATGGAAAGCCGATTTCCGCCGAGTATACTATTAAGCCATTGGATGGGGCTGGTATGAGCAAGCTTGTTAACCAGACTTTCAAACAGTTTGAGGACAAGGTTCGTCGGGACATCTACGACATGAAGAAGGCGGGAACCTTCGTTGACGACTCTATCGAGGCCAAGGATTCTTGGGAAACTGTATAAACTAAATTTGATTGAGGTACTTTTTATGGGAAGCGAAGTCTAGGGTAGAATTATGGGAGTCGAGAGTGCATTGCCGAGCATGATAGTCTCTGGTAACGTAATTGGTTACAGCGACCACAATGAAAACCTCTATAAGGAACGTGATGTCATAGGGGAGTTCAACCGTCGTGCAATCAACGCTCCTGGCTATGGCTACAACGACATCCTTGCTACGATAGAAAAGTTCAAGCAGAACCACAGCTACGAGTTCGAGCCGCTTACCGAAAGAGACCGTAAGGAAATCTGTTCTTCAAGCGTTAGCACCCCTACTGGAAGCCTGTCGACGATTGTCGAGAAGGGTCCGTGCGGAACTTCCGTAACTACGGTGAAAAATCCTGCCGAACCTATGGATTCCGATGTGGCGAATGCGATGGCCATGCTGAAAGACTGCATACTACAAGGATAGAATCATGAAACAAATATACCTAAAAATAAGCGACGCTAAGGAAACTCCTTATGCCAGGAAGCTGCGGATAGCGGAGACCGAGAACGGTCGGAAGCTGAGATGCAGAGTGGTTCAGTCAAAAAAGAAATACAAGAGAAGTCGGGAAATTCCCGACTTTAATTTTTTGTATATAAAAGGCTTGCAAGTGTATCTAAAATTTATTATATTTCCTTACAAACAAGAAAGGAATGGTACACATATATGCAAAAATTCTGGATAAATAGACTAGCTGCCGTTCCTGACATGAGGAACTATGATAAAAAAGGAAGTGGTGTATGTAGATAAAAAAGTATTATCCGACTCATATAAAACATCACAAACATACATAAGCGCATTAAAGTCAAAACTACAGATGGAGAATACTGGCGCCCTGATAAATGCAATAGTAGGCATGTGCAAGAAACTGCTAACAAGCGACGACATGGTTAGCAGGCGTAAGTATAACACCTATCGAGACATCGTAATCGGCAATTACTCGCTTTATCTTATCAGATTGTACAACAATTACGCAAAACAGTATTCACTAGACGCCAACGAGCTTGTACACCTACCGTATGTGCATTTCGGAACTCTGGTGAAAAATTTCACTCCAGAAGGCGGCGCATCCTTCAATTCATATATGGTGCTTTGTCTTCATGGTTACATCAAGAAATTCATATCCGAAGATGCACTGGTATACGTCAACCCGTCCAAGAAGACGACATTGACTTATGTCGAAACCACTAAACAGGGGAAGGACGGCGAAGAAATTGAATACCTGCGTTCGATAGACCCGTACGATGCGGACTCACAGGGCAAACTGCAATTTGCCTCGAAGCTTCTGGACACGTTCGACCCAGAGATGCAGGAAATATACGGATACCTGGTAACGACCGAGTCGCCCAAGCTGGCGACCGATGTATATGCAGAATCCCACAATTGTAGCAAGGAAAAGGCGGTGCTCTTACTGACCCGAATGCGTAGGAAAATACGCTTGGCATGGAGCGCTAAACGCTAATTACAGGAGGAATCCATGAGTTTATTCGGTAGCAAAAAACTTCCCAAACCGCCAACATATCCCATTCATGATATGGTGGACGATGCAATCAACGTGATAATGGCGTCGAGCTATATCGCAAGGAACCGAGAGTACCTTGAAAAGATGGAAAGGGTCGAGTTCGTCTACACCCCAGAAATGATAGCCAATTCGTTCGCAAACTATGCTGGGAACAGGTCCTATAAAGTGTATACCTTCGAGGGATTGAGCCTCCTGATATGCACATGTGCCGCCGTATTCACTCTCTATACCAAGAATCACAACTTGCATCAAGTGAAGCGTGCCCTGAAATGGATTTTCGACAAGACGCTATACGAGCTTAAGGCGTATAACGATGACTGGGATGCCGTGGACGAGGAAAAGATTGATGAGTTCTACAAGAAGTTCCCCGAATATCGTGTAAAGGAGTACTACCCGCAGTACATGGAACTTGGCCGCAAGATGATTACATTTGTTCTCGGCCATGAAATCGGGCACATCATGCTAGGTCACATGGACCGCACCAACGGTATCTCCAACAATGTTTCCCGAAACAACGAACGCTCATGCGACCTGTTCTCCTGCTCGATTCTGCAAGGTACTGGATTTGGTAGCTCGTTTGCCGAAGGAGCCGTGTTCTTGACGCTTATCTTCTTCTTCATGGACAATACTAAATACCGAAACCAGCAGTACGGAACCCACCCCGGCCACAAAGACAGGGTTATGAACATGGTTCAGTCCTTCAAGAACGAACTCATGTACGCAAACATCAGTGAAAACGATATCATGAATTTAATGAGGTAATGGAATGAGCAAGTTCCTGTATATTTATACCTTCTATTCAACCGACCCGTGCCGTCTACGTAACTTCAACGCTTCAATCGAGCAGCTTAAAAGTGTCGACCCAGAGGCCGATATATGTGTTGTGGAACAGAACGGTTTGACCGAAATTCCCGAGACGACTTTCCATCACAAGCTCGATATCGACGATACCAAGTTCCACAAGACGGAACTGCTGAACTACGCTGTCAAGAGTCACCCAGAGTATACGCATTACGTCATGATTGACGCCGACTCCTGGATTGATGCAGGGGTTGTCGATAACCTCCATGCCCACTGTGATGACGCCCCGCTTGTATTCCCGTACGAGATATGCGTGTACCTTACCGAGGCACAGACCCGTCGTAAATGTCGTCATGAAGCGGTTGACATCCCGCTTCGGTATAACTCCGACATTCCAATAACCCGCCAGACGGGCCTCATCAACTGTTTCAGCAAGGAGACTTATGAGCAGGTCGGTGGGTTCGACGAGGAGTTTGTCGGATGGGGTGCCGAGGACGATGCGTTCGTGTTCAAAATCCGCAGGGTTACTGGAAAGAGGGAACTTCGCTGCAAGGGCGGTGCCGTTCTTCACCTGTGGCACAAGAAGGCAAACGACCGTTCCTATCTTGAAGGCTTGCAGTACAAGAAGAACAGGGCTTACTGTTCCCTGATGCGCCGCATGACCGACAATGAATTCAAGAAGTATCTCAACAAGGAACTGACCCTTGATGCGATTTACAAGGATTTTGCCGAGCGTGGTGGAATCGAGGGCGATGCCGTCCTGAAGGTTGGCCCGAAAGTCAGGCTTAATGTAAATACGTCCATCTACTACGTCCAGTCTCTTACCCCGACGATGACTGAATTCCTCACCGAGGTGTTGGCCGAGGACGGACCAGACTATGTCAAGAATTTCGTAAACGCATTTGTGCAGAAAGAACATTCGTACCCCGAAGTCATTAAAGAGGTCGAGAGATTCTACGAAAAGAACGGTATCACGAATGATTAGTCACTTCCAGAAAAACCTGGCGGGCGGAGACCAGTCCGCCCACAACCAGCTTGCAATATCCATCGCTTCGGTGCGGCATGACATGAGGTTCCACGAGGACGCCTTCGTCAGCCGCCTCTATGGTTTCTGCGAGGGTGGGAGCCAGTGTTCGGTATCGTCTATGGAACGCTCGTACCGACGGGTCTACATCAAGTACGATTCCGAGGCGGACTACGTGATTCCGTCTACTTACCGAACAATCGAGTTCGGCGAGGGGAAGACCTACCTGACTTATCCCGTGAGCGGAGACCACCACAAGCTGTTGCCGAAGGTTGACCAGACCGTGGCCTATGGAAAGGTTCGTTCGGCGGAGCAGTCCGAGCAATATATAGACACTTTGAGCAAGATTGGTGGCAAAATAGTCCTTGCCAATATAGGAGAAAAAGACTATATTTACAAGATAAAGGACGCTCTTGATGCACAAGGCATTACGGTCGTCATCCCGACAAACCATTCGTTCCACATGCTCGATACATACCTGCGTTCATCTGCGAGGCTCGTGCATTTTGGTAACGGGAACCACGGGATGATGTTCGCCAAGGGATGCCTATACGCATTGGACGGCGTCGAGTTTATCACGGATTGCGACAAGGTTGTTCCAACCGACCTGTCACAGTTCATCAAGGAAGAACGGTTATGAGTGAAAAGTGCGACAAGGGTTTAATCCTGAAGATTCATATGGCAGGAAGCGAACCAAACGAGTTCAGGAATGTCGGCATAGACGTGTACGAGAGCCTGAAACGTGACCTTGCGTCTGGACGCCCTTTCATAGAGTTCTCTACGCTCATCCAGAAGGGTGACGAGAGCTGTAACCAAATGGCCCTTATACCGACTATCCACATTCAGAAAATTACGTTGGAAGAACCATCAACCGCCGAAAAGGAAGGGAGAGAGTAAAATGGACGAGCTCGATTTGCTTACAGGAGACATTCCAGAAGAGGAAAAAAGAAGTATCCCAGTAGCCAAGGGTGGATACGAAATGTGGGTGGTTAAACATCAGCCGCTTACCGTTGACAAAATGGTTCTTCCAGCAAGTATCAGGAATAAGGTCGAGACTGCGTTGCAGCTCAATGCGTTTGGACATTATGTGTTCTACTCGACTGCATCTGGAACTGGTAAGACTACACTATCAAAGGCGATTCCTACTACTCTTGGAACTTCCTTTAAGTTCTTCTCCGCACGTGAACAGTCAGACATTTTCACTGGCATTGAAAGCTATGCTGCTCTGGCATGCCCGAATGGTCTACCGAGGTTCGTTGTTCTCGATGAGGCTGACCATCCGAACAGACCCGAGGAATTTTACAGAAAGCTGCAAGGTCTTATCGAAGATACCCAGAGTACAATTCGTTTCATTTTGACGTGCAACGCTTTCCATCGCCTGCCAGACGCAATCGCTTCACGGTGTTTTGCTGTATCGTTTGACTACCCCAAGGACGACAGGGACGTGAAGAATGCAATGTACAAGAAAATGATGGAAATCGCACAGGAAGAGACTGCTCCTTACAATGGTACTGTTGACAAGAACACTGTGGCTGAAATCGTTGAGAAGTGCTACCCAGACATGCGACTGATGACATCAACGATGTTCAACAACTTCCTTGAAAACCGTTGTTCAATCAAGGGTCAAATCACGGTTGTTACCACCGAGTACACGAACAAGTTGGTAGAGTTTGTGCTTGCTGGTGACGACATGGGTGCCCGTAAGTTTGTCCTTGACAACTATGTTGACTTTGATAGCCTGTTCCACAAATTTGCCGACATCATCATTGAGAAGAATATCCTTCCTCCGATGGCAAGGCTTGAATTCTGTGTCATTACGGGCCAGTACGAACAGATGAGCGAATTCCAGGTGAACCCTTACACCGTCGTCAACGCTTACATATCCAAGGTTATCCTCTTGTTGTACAAGTACGGATTACTTAAGATGGCTCAACCTACGGCAGGCTAGAATGAAATTCAGTGTTTCACAATTTCTTAGAAACCGCATGGCTGGTGTTCCTGTTTCTGTCGAGGAAGAGGAAGTATTTGAGCCGTTCCTGGTGCAGGTTGCTCTCGAACGTGACCCGAAGGTAGACGACATCCTGCTCCAGACAAATACCCAGAGCTTCTTCCATCTTACGAAGAAGCAACAGGCTCACGCATTTGACTGCTTGCATGGAATGCGTTTGAACATGCAGTACAATCCTACAAGAGGAAAGCGTGTTGCCGAAATCAAGGCGGAAATCTCTGCATACATGAAAGAATTTGGTATGGATTACAACTCTGCCAAGGCGATAGTGCTTGAAAAAGTTGGAATGAAACTATGATTAGCAACAATGCATTGAAAGAAGAAGGGAAAATTTTTACCCCGTTGTATATTGTGAACATCCTTCTCGATGTCGCAGGGTACACGGATGCCGAACATATCTTGGAAAAGCATTTCATTGACAACAGCGCAGGCGATGGAAACATCGTTGTTGCCGCTGTTTCCAGATATTGTGTCGAGTATATTCGTACCAAAGGAAACAAGCGTGGATTGAAGGATTCATTGGAAACCTATATCCATGCAATCGAACTCAACAAGGCTAACTTCCGCCAGTTGAAGAAAAGGCTCGATGAAGGCGTTTCCGTCTACGGTATCGTCGATGTGAAATGGGACATCAGATTGGCTGATTCCCTAGCCGTACATGACTATGACGGCAAGATGGACTATGTCATCGGCAACCCGCCTTATGTCCGTGTACACAATCTCGGGAAGCTGTACAAGGAAGTCAAGAACTACAAGTTTGCGGACAAGGGAATGTGCGACCTATACCTGGCTTTCTTCGAGCTTGGTATCAGGATGCTGAATGACACGGGTAAACTCTCTTACATCACCCCGTCGTCATGGATGCATTCCACGTCGGGAGCGGCGTTCCGTAACTACCTGTTGGAAAACGGCAATCTTTCGTGCCTAATCGACTTCGGTCACAAGCAGGTGTTCAAGGGAATCACGACCTACTCGATGATTACCTGTATCGACAAGAGTTTGCATAATTCTAGGGTCAAGGTCGCCAACTTCAACGAACTGGACCAGATGTTGAACGACAACTGTAACCAACTGTCCCTGGATGACATGAACATCGAAGGGAAGTTCTACATCGGCAATTATAGCGAGTTGAAAGAACTTCGTGACATAAAGTCTGGCAATTATCCGAAGAAGGTTATTGTCAAGAACGGTTTCGCTACCCTTGCGGACAAGGTGTTCATCGACGCCGATGACCTCCCGAGGATGTACTGCATTCCTGTCTTGAAAGCTTCTACTGGAAAGTGGGGAACCTGTTTCTACCCGTATGACGTTGGAGGACATCCGATTCCGAAGGAAGACCTGATGAAGCCTCACCGTTTCGGCGACTCGATGGACGATTCCGTCGAAGCCTTCCTTGTCCATCACAAGGCTGAACTTCTGAAGGGTAGGAAGGACAGGGCTGGCCTTGACTGGTGCCACTTCGGTAGAACACAGGCAATCAACGACGTGTACAAGGGAAAACTTGCCGTGAATACGGTAGTCAAGGACCCAGACACGGTAAAGGTGAACTTTGTTGACCCTGGAAAGGGTGTTTACGCTGGCCTGTACGTCATGGGTAACGATTGCCGAGTCCCCGTGCCAACACTGACCGCATTGTTGACGGAAAAGAGATTTACCGACTATGTGGCTATGCTGAAGAACTACAAGAGCGGCGGATACTACACATTCAGTTCGCATGACCTGGAATGCTACCTGAATTACAGGTTGAGCCTTATCAAGGAACCGAGAATTATCTATATTGGATAAGTAATTGAATATGACTACGCCTAACAGCCCAGATTATTTTTGCAGCCTAGCCAAGCGGTCAGTGTACACCGAAGCTAAGCTGAAATCCGTTGTCCGTACACTTGTAAAGAAGTCCATGCCCGCAGGGTATGGACTTCAATCCGTAATCAAAATGGACACAATATCCGTGACCTATCGGGCGGAGCTTTGTAACAGGCGTAAGCCTAACAAGCGGATGCTTTGCGATTTCGAGTATAAGGATGGAAAGCTGGAAATTTGTGCCTCATGCGTAAACAGGTTCAACCAGTACTATGTCTATCCAGACAGGCCGTACGCTTTGAAATGCAGCAACGCAACGGAAACTTTCCCGTACGATGAAGAAAAGCTTACGGAAACCCTTAAAATCTTTGACACTTTGGAGAAAATATGAAAAGACAATATGTAAAACCCACCATGGAAATCATCGAAGGCGACCTTCAGACCCAGTTGCTTGCTGGTTCTGGCGAAGAATCAGGCAACCCGTATTGGGACCCTCCTGCAGAAAAAGAAGGATGTGAAACGCCGTGGTGGTGCCCGTAACAGGAGGACAGGAACATGTGCAACGATGACCGTGAAAAGATAATGCACCTCAAATGCAGTGACGGAGTATTGAACTTTGCACGTCAGGCATACGATGAATCCGAACTTGTCAGGGATTTAATCGAGAAGAAGCCCGAATGGATTGCCTCCCATACGATGCGTGATGTGGCCGACGAACTTGAAGAACTCTACATGAAGTAGGGAGGAACGGTAAAATGAAACCGCTTAAATTTCAGCATTTTTATGGAACGTATGAGTCCAGGACTAGCGCTGCGGCGAAATGCTGCGAGTTTGTAAATGAAAATAAAATAGAGGTCGTATCTATCTCTCATTGCGAGTACGATGTCTTCCTTTACTATCGGGAAAAGTAATAACAGAACGAGGTCAATATGTCAGAATTGAGATGTCAAGCAGAACTCAACTGGTACGAGGTTGGCAAGGAAACTCCTCGTGACAGCATCCTTCTTTTCCTTGTCAGCGAAAAAGAACCTGAAATTCTGTACACTGGAATGAGTGTCAATGGTCAGTTTCGCATAATGGGTCAATTAGGTGGTATTCTACCACTTAAAGACACGAAATTCACTCACTTTGCATACGTGAACAAGAATATGCTTCCGATTAACTGCAAGCCAGGTTGTCTAGGCAGCGGTTGGCATCTTACCAAGGATGAACTTCCAGAAAATGACGAGCCCGTCGCAATCTGGCCTAGCTTCCAGGGTCGTCAGTTCGCTGTATGGAATAAGGAATGCGACTGCTGGGATACCGAGGACGGCGACGATTACATGTGCGACAAGGATGCTGTCGAGAAGTGGTATCCTATTAACTGGGGAGGGGCGCAATGATTTCCGAAGACCAGAAAAAAGAAATCGATGAGCTTGCCGAACAGATGAAGTCGGAGGTTAAGGAAGACCATACGATTCTTGATGTTCTTCAAGATTGGGCCGAGTCCTCTCTGACTGCTACATGGCGACAATGTGAAAATATCATAATAGCCGCATATCAAATCGGAAAAGAACATGGAAGAAATGAAGTGCGTGACGCTCAACCAAAGGTGGTAACCCATGATAACTAGAAAAGAACTCGCTGATGCGATGCTCAAAAACGACAAGCTCAAACTGGGTGTGACCGAAAAGTTCTACGACCGTGAATCCCAATGCGCCTACTGCGGCGACAAGGGTCAGGTTATTTTCGACCAGGACAACCAGGAACTTGACCGCTATGAAAACGACTTCTGTGTTGCCGCCCTTCCTGTCGAGTCGGTAAAACAAGCCATCGCTGCTCTGGAATACTACGAGGAGCATGGAGAACTTCCTGACGAAGAGTACGTGTAATAATGAGGTGAACATGAAACTCGTATATAACAGCATAGAAATTACATGCACCGTAGATGAGTTCGAGGAGTTGGTTACCCGTGGTCTTATCCCTGGGCGAGAAGCCTTGATGGAAAAGTATAAGGACGACGACTGGATTGGTATGATGCGTAAGCTGGTTCCTGAAAAGCCGAAGGACGGTCAGCCTGACCTCCCGTATAAGCCGCCTGTTGTCGCTCTATATGGTTGCGAGATGTCTAAGCCTATTGCTGTATATGGATGTCAGCCGATACCGTCAAAAGACTACGACCCTACTTATACATCTTCGCAGACGACAAGCGATGATAAATGAGGATGCTATGACATCGAAAAACAAGCACGAGAAACTGAACGGGCGCAAACTGAGCAGGCCAACTCCCCGAGATTGTAAGAGCAGTCAGAGGAACGAGCATGCAAAGCGTGGTGCATTCTATGACCAGAGCATACGGCAGCGCTTGAATATGGAAGCAAAGTCTGAAATCGCAGATGCTGCGGAGGAGTAACTATGTTCTGGTTTTTATTGGTAGTTGGTATAGGTGTTTTTGTCATACTCGTATTATGGGTGTATGCTTGCCTTACCGCAAAGAAAAACTTTTACCGTTGGGCAAGAAACGGGCTTCCTCACTGGCCTATCTATGAAATTTACTGTGCCCGTTACCAGTTCGGACCACCTTATGAGTGGGACCCAGATTGTCGCATCAAGGCGGAATCTGCAAGTGCCGCAGTAGAACGATACTTGAACTGGTATCATCGTACCCATCACAAGCAGCACGAACTTGAACATGCTGGCCACTTCTGTTCGACAACCTATCAGTGGGGTAAAATCGAGGTTGTCAATCTCAGTACCAAGTGGCGTAGTTATTTTAGATAAGGAATTTTATGGCAAAGCTTGAAGTGACTAGCGTTAGAGAGAAGGAAGGCAGGACTTGCTTCTACTGCAACGATACCCTGATTTTCAGTTCTCCTACAAAGGTTCCCGAAAATTTCCAGGTATCTCAGGAGGCATGGGACGATGCTCGTCAGATGTGCGTGGATGCCCGAATAAGGGGTAACTGGGTTGGTGAGGATATTACCAATCCGATTCCGTTTGAAGGTTAACAATAAAATGAGGAATAGGTGATATGAACCCAAGTTCAAAACTAGAAGCGGCCCTTGACTCGATGGGCTTGACTCAAGAACAGAAAGACAAGATTTGTGATGCTTACAAGGAAGATTTGCGTAGGCAGACCGACAATATCGGCGACATGATTGATGCGTTCAAGGAAAAGCTGAACAAGAACAATACCGAGGCGCTCAACAGGACCCGTAAGGAAGTTACCAAGCAGATGTGGAATAATAACCGCATTGACTTGGAGAATGAAAAGGAAAAGCTAGAAGCGGAGTTCAAGAAGAAGCACGAGGCTGACGAAAAGCTTGAACAGAAGATGCTTGAAACGGTTAACGTTGCCGCCGAACGCTATGCCAATTACAGGCTTGGCGAAAAATGTACGGAAGGTGATGTCGAGGCGTTGAAGGCGTTGGCGAAGGACGTGTTTGAGCACCTGAAGGCCGAGATGAACGCCCCGCTGTACATTGTCACGGTGACCTATCAGCACGACATGGATGTCGAAGACCGTAAAATCTACATCGGTCGTGACCCAGTAAAGGCAAAGCGTGCGTTCATGAACTACCAGGAACTTTGGCACAAGGAGAGCAAGCGTAAGTTCCCGAACCCGTTCAAGTATAAGGAGAGCAACGGTTATTTCGAGGGAGCCAAGTATCTGGACGACGAAATTACTGGCAAGCAGGCTGACGAAATGTTGTCCGACGCCCTTGACGAGTCCATTGCGAACAAGCATGACTACACAATCAGGCCAGACGATATTGGCGAGGACCTGGACTTCAATAATTCCCCATGCTCTCTGGAAGTGATTGTAGGCGACTACGAAACCTACGGCGGTGTATGATGAAACCCACAGGAGGAAATATGAAAAAGGATAACCTGATTGAAACAATCAAAAAGGACTCCCTTGCGGAGGATGTCGCACACCTAATCGTTAACAAATGGGGTATCAACCTCGTTGCCGTAAAGAGCATAACGATTAACCGACAGAAAGACGGTCAGCTAAAAGACCTTCACGTCGAGTTCATTCCAGCCTAGTTTAAGGCAAAAAGAAAAGGGCAAGCAATGCTTGCCCTTTCTTAATTTCACGCCTATTAGACGTGCTTGTATCCAGGCGGAATCCAGATGGTGAACCTGTCGTACTGGAACGTTGCGTTCCAAGTACCGAGTTCAGCCACGTTGTAAGTTCCCTTCGTCGGCAACTTGACAGTCCGCGGCCATGCGTTGATATACGTGATGGAGAAGATGCAGTCACCGTACATCCAGTCGTAGTATTCCAGCGTAACCGTCTGGTTACGGAGGAGCCGCACGGTCGGGTTAGGCCAGTTGGCCTGTTGGCCGAGACCGAGGTGGATGTGGTTAGAAGAATCCTGGGCGATACGGTTCGTCTGCCAGTTGGCGTCTGAACGGTTTGCCAAGGTTAGCTCACCCGTGTTGTAGATGAGGTTACGCCATTCCATCATGGCTTCATACGGAGCCATATCTTCGGTACACACACCGCCGATGGAGAATGTACCATCGAGGCCGTGCTGACCGACAGGATAGTGCTTGTTGAAGCCCATGTACTGGAACGCCTTGGATTCCAACTCGACGGCTGGAATGTCAGGCGGTTCCTGGACGTAGAGAGCAAAGGATGCTTCGCCGTCCTGGATGTCGAACTGGTCGTGGTTTTGAAGGCCCATGCCGAAGGCGTGGAAGATTTCTGTGGAAATCAGCATCCTCCAACGGCTGGTCCTATACGGGTCGGCGAGGGTGTCAATGACAGCGCCAAAGAACACCTTTTTCTTCAATTCGTCGTCGATTGTCTGGTTGATACCCATAGTTTACCTCCAATTACACATAAAGTGAAGTGGTCTGAGTGTTGCTAGAACCATTGGATTCAACAATAGTTCTCAATGTAATCCAGCGAGAGGTCTTGGTTGGCTTCAAGCGGAGGTCAACGTGCAACTCGTTCCTGTCGATTACGTCAGGCGTGTTGTTCGTGTCGTCGCAGATAGCCGTACCTGAGTACAAACCAGCCGGGTTAGAGTTCATGATTGCATCGAGTTGAGCCTGCAGGTCCGACTGGATGTTCGTACGCAGGTTGGTGGTGTTCAACTGGAAGACCTTCCTATCGAGGTAGTGATAGAACATCTTGTGAATACCAGCCAAGAGCATAGCGACATGAATCTGGTCGAATGCTGAGCTTTCCTTCTGCATCGTGAAGTCGCCCCAGATGAACATTCCACGGCTGTTGAAACGAGTCGGGTTGACCCTGATTTCGGTCAGACGTGCGATGTTGGAATCCGTGTCTTCTGGATACTTGAAGGTTCTCGGATACTTTTCGGTTACGCCCCATTCCGTCGGGATGACAGCGTTGATTTCGCCAGCAGGCGGCAACCACCAGATACCGTTGGCAGCGTTTGCCGTGATGATGGAGGCCAGCTGTACGGACTTCACCACTTCGACGTTCATGAGGGTGTAGTAGCTGTCGAAGAAGATGCCACGGCCATCGTAGATAGCGCCCCAACGGCCCTTCACTCCGAAGCCCTGTGAACCAATCATCTTCCTGAGGGTAGTCTCGATGTTGGCTTCGCCTACGCCGTCAAGGATAGCAAAGCAGTCCTTACGGAGTTCGCAGACATTGAGGATTGCGGAAATGACCGTACCGTCGAGAACTTCACGGTCCTTCTTGAACAGGTTCGTGACACCAGTACCAGCACCGATGAGCATAGACACGTCCGTGCCATCCTTGTCGAGGAACAGGTTCCAAGCGTTTGCAAGGGTAGCGGTGTCGCTGTTGTTGGCTGGCGTGTATTCCCAGATTGCGTCGTTGATGATGGCCGGGTCACGTTCATCGTATGCGAGCATCGTGGAAACAGAGTCGAGACGTCCGTTTTCAACACTCTGGGACATATCGTAAGAGTTGTTCGTGAGGAAGTTGTCGAGGATGCCGCTGTCGTTGATGAGGAGCCTTGCACCGCTGTTCGTGAGAACAGAGTCGGCCACGTCACCAATGTAGAGGTTACCGTCATCATGCACGTAAGGCACGATGGTTCCTTCCATCTCGTAGCTCTTGCCGTTGAAGTGGTAGGTGATGTAGAGGTACATCCTTGCGATGGCCTCGCCTTCCGTAGAAAGCACATACACCTGCTTTGCAACGCCATTGAAGTTCACATCTTCGTACTTGACGGATGCGAGACCCATTGCGTTGAACGAAGCACCGATTTCGTCGCTCACGAGGAGCTTGTCGGTACGCTGCATCACGCCACCGTTGTAGGTAGAGTATGCGAAGTCGAGCAGGTCCTTGTACGGGTCGCTTTCCTCGTGTTCACCAGGAACGATGAAGTTTTCTTCCTGTACGTTCGCAGGAACCGTCAGGTCGTATGCACCGAGCATATTGAATGTCAAGCCATCCTTGCCAGCCACCCAGATGTTTGCATTGGATGCAGTGAGGTCGACCAGTTTCCATTCGCTGTTCGCACCGAACTTGTTAGCCTTACCCGTATACTCGTCGAATTCGATATCTCCGTGGTGGCTCAAAATCACGATGTCCTTGAACGTGTTGATGTTCTGGACAACGTAGATATCGTCCTTGCCGAAGATTTCCGTCTGGTCGTCAGCTGCCTTGTTCGTCTTCTGAGGAACGAATGCGACGAGGTCGCCAATTCCGTACTGAGTTGCTGTTCCGAACGGTACCTGCACGCCGATTGTGGTCGGCGTGTTGTACTTGTACCTGTCGGCAGGGTCGGTAATCTGGGTGACGTTGTTGCCAAGGTAAGTGTTGATTGCGAACCCTTCCTTGTTGAAAGCAGCAAGGATGTTATTCGTCGTTGCCGTGAGGTTGATGAGAGTCGTTCCGAGTTCACCGCTAACGTCGGTACCATCCTTGTCGGTGAGAGTTACTGCGCCAGAACCCGTCACAGCAGTGACGTAGTATTCGAGCTTTTTTGCATCATTTTTGAGCTGGATAATGTCGTCTGCGGATACAGTGCCGACATCGACCATGGCACGAGTCTGCAACATATCAGGCTTTCCTGAAAGGGTTTCAGGGAACACCATCGTAACGACGTATTCCAGAACGGGGTAAGTAGCCGTAAAGCTGATTTCGTCGTCCACTTCAGGGGCTGTAGCTCCCTCGGGATAGACAAATGTCCAAGAACTGCCGCTCTTGCTGATGGTACCCGAGTCGCAGGTATATGTTGCGTCGTCGGGAACATCGGTTTCAACGAAGGTTACCGTACCAGTTGCCGTGCGGGTGTTTTTATCCACGGCAGTAACCTTGAATGTACCAGCACTCGTCTTAGGAGTTTCACTTTCGACGGCTTTCGGGCCAGACACGTTAACACCAAGGTATTCTTCATTCTTGGTTCCGAAGGTCGCAACAACGGAGTCTTCAGCATTGATTCTGTCCATAAACTCGATAGCATCATCTTCCTCTTCGAAGGTTGCTGTGAGTTTCTTCGGTGCGGAAGATGTCCATGTAACATTGGTGAGTTCAACCGTGTTCAACACGTCAGGACGGTTGGAGTTGACGTTCAGCGTGACAATCTTTGCAGATGCGTCGCAGCTTTCCTTTCCAACGGACGTGATTTCGTAAGAGTCGAACTTTGTTGCACCAACAGCGTCGGCATCCAGCGTGACTGTCACTTCTCCATCGACCGTGACCGTGTCGACCGTACCCGTGACACTCTTCGTGTCATTGTAGTAGAACTTGACGGTGTCGCCCGCTTCAAGAACAGCGTCTTGGGGAGTGAACGTGAACGTCCTCAGACCTGCGATACCAGTGATTTCTTCATCTGTCGGGAGACCGATGATACGGGTAATCTTGACGTTGGCATCAGGTTCACGCAACAGGATTGCGGAACCCATCTTAATCTTGTCGAAGTCAACGATGTTGCTCGTCTTGACATAGTTCATTTCGCCGTACTTCTTGACAGCACGGTTTGCAACAGCCGTCTTCACTTCGAGGTAGTCAACACCAGTCGTAGCGTCGTCGTTGTTGCAGAAGAACGATGCGGTCTTGCTTGCCATGGACGGGACATTGTTCATCTCGGTTTCGTACTCGGCGACAACCTGAGTGTCCAAAATCTTGTTGACCGTCGCATACACGCCCGTCTCGTTCTGAACGAAGTTAGAAGCGGGGAAGTAGATTACGTCGCCAACATTGAAGGCAGGAACAGAGTCGCAAACGAGGGTTACGAGCCTCTTGTTTTCCTTGCGAACCGTAGCGGTGTACCTATCGGCAGCACGCCTTGCAGCGGTCGGGTCGCTGTTGACGAGAGCGAAAAGCACGATGTTGGTATCGGAACGCACGTCAGACGGCTTTCCTTCTTCGTTGAACTCTTCACCAGCGGTCAACTGGAAGTCCACGTTGGAGTTCTCGGCGATGGTCTCCTGGATGGTGTTAATCTTGCGTTTACCACCGAAACCAGAGAAACCGTCTGCGATATAGCGGGTAGCGGCGAAGTGACGGATATCGAAGGACGTATGAATCACGTCGGTATCGTTTTCATCGCTGGTACGGGACCTATCGTAGTAGTCGCTCTTGGCAGCACTGCGGTCGAAAGACACGACAAATGCGTCAGACTTCAAGTCGGACTTGCGAACGTCGGTCTTTTCCACCTGTTCGCCGTAGGGACGAACGAAGTGTACGTGGCCGCCGTTGTTAAGCACGGCACGGGTAGCGTACATACCCATGTTCCACTTGGCCTGGTTGAACCCGAGGCCGAGGATGGAATCCTGATTCGCCGTATTGGTGATTTTCAGGATTTTGTTAAATTCGCCCTTAGGGGAGTAGCCAACAACGCCGCCGATTAGGGACGGGTTGTCAATGAAAGAATAACCTGAACGGTCTTCAATCTTGATGGCCACGCCTGGACTTCCTTTTCTAGCCATAATACCCTCATATTTGGTCATTACTCATCATAAAGTTTATGTAGTGGCCACAATTTTGAAAAAATCCGCATTTTGACCCTTGCCGAATGGGCCCTAAAAAATGTATCTTAAGGGTAAACTACAGGTACAGTATGAGAGAAATTAGGATACAACTCCATCGCCTGGCCAATTTTATTGGAATTTTGGGCGTATTTAAGGATTTCTTTGGGGATGAGGCCAAGCTGGCTAAAATCTACCGTGTTCTCATGGGAGGTTTGATTGCCTATATCATAGGCAGGACCGCCTACATGACCTACAAGGTCTTCAAGAACGGGTATGTAAAAGAGATTCAGCGTAGAATCGACGACGATGAGCTGGAAGAAGGCGGGAACGGGTATGAAGACCGTCCCTCGCTAGACATCGGACCAGAGGATGATGACGAAGACACGGAAGGAGAGTATGGGTACTAATCAACCAACACCAAAGCCTGTAATTAAAGTAGATTTCAGAACGTCGGACGAATGGAAGAAGTTCGGATGGCGTGAAAAGCTGGGATGGGTCGCACACGTATTTAGGGACAATGTCGGCAACATCAAGGGAATGATTAACGACAACCTGAACGACCTGTTCACCGTCATGCATGCGGCGTCCCGTACGGGAACTGTGTACCGCAAGCTTGTAGACCTCGGACAAATCACGATGGCGTCGAACAAGTTCCTGTCTGGGCTGGAAAGCATCCTGACAAAGGAAACCCGTATCGCCAGCAACCAGTACGACTACATCTTGAAGTGGGTACACGCCCCGAGCGTAGACAACCTGTTCATCAATGATGTCGGAATCAACTCGGACATTGTGAGAACATTCGCCGAGAACATCAAGAAGATTTCGGAGAGCGGTGCGTTCAAAATCAAGAAGATGGAGTACGAGCCCAAGACCAAGACGAACGGTCATGATGTGGCGGTTAACTACCTCCTCGAATACACGGGCGACGTGAAAGATGCTAATGGCATGGAAATCTTCATCCATTGCTCTTATTTCAACACGACCGACAATTCGGGTAAGATTCTGACAACCCCGACGAAGGGTACTTTCCTGTTCGCCCTTAACATGGAAGGCAAGAACTACCCCATTGTCGACAATCTCGAAAACAATGGCGACGGTTGCTTCGATGTATACCGTTCGATGCTCATGGTAGCATTGCAGAATTACGTCAATAGCCTTGACATCGCAAACAACTTTGTCAAGCTTGAGCCGTACGGCGACCTCAGGGCGACGTCCCGCCGCAAGGTTCCTTTCAATATCAGGAATTTCGACAAGGAAGCTATCATTACCGAAATGAAGAAATGTCTCGAACACGGCAAGCGTCGTGGATACATGTTCATGGGCGACCCTGGTACAGGAAAGACGGAATCAATCCAGAAGCTGCTCGAACAGTTTACCGACCTGCCCGTATTCTGGGTTGACAGCTCGTCTCTCAGTTCCTACACGGCTATTCACGAAGTGTTCGAGACTCTTCACTACTTCCCGAAGTCAATCTGCGTTTTTGACGATATTGATGCACTGGACCTCACTGCCAAGTCGGACAAGACCACTGCGTTCATCGAATGCATGGACTGCAAGGATGACAAGCTGGCCTACAACGGAATCGTAATCATGACGGTAAACGAACCGACCCGTGTACATTCCTCAATCAAGTCAAGGCCCGGCCGTATCGACAAGATTATCTACATCAAGAACCCAGAGACACTCGAAAGCGTGTTCGATGTCATCACCCAGAGATATGTCAGGGCGGACTGCCAGATGCCGTCCGAGTTCCGTATGACGAGCAAGAAGTTTGTCTCCTGCATGCAGAAGTGCATTGACGCTAACTTCACCCATGCCCATATCGCTGGCATCATCGACGACATCATCTATCTCTCGGATACCACGGGCAAGAAGCTCCTGGCCGAGCTTTCCTCCAGAATCGACGACCGCATCATGTCCATCAAGTATGCCAACATGAAGACAAAGAACGGGTACTTCGAAAAGGGGAGTCTGGGTGACTGACCGACATGTTAGAAACAGGAACATCTAGTTAGATTTAACTAGGTGTTTTTATTCGATATTGCCTAAAAACAGCCAAATTCCACAACTTTTCCACAGCGATAAAAAACATCTAAAATTGTGTGGCAACTTCCCGAAAAGCGACTATAAACTACAAGCACACATTAAGGAATCTATATGATTAAGTACGTAATTAAAAGAGATGGCCGACGTGCCAAATTTAATCCAACTAAAATTTCTGACGCAATCACGAGTGCCTTCCTCGACAAGGAGATGCAGGTCGGGAAGAAGGAACTAGAAAATCTTACCGACAAGGTTTGTGACAAGATTGAAGCCTCTACGGACAAGCCGACGGTTAGCGTCGAGACTATCCAGGACATCGTAGAAGATGTACTCATGTCCAAGGACAAGTATAAGGAAGTTGCCAAGGCGTACATCCTCTACCGTGCCGAAAGAACCCGCAAGCGTGAATCGAAGAGCAAGATTATCAGCACTATTCAGGAAATCAAGGCTGCTGACCTCAAAAGTTCCAACATCCTGCGTGACAACGCCAATGAATCTGGAACAACCCCCGCAGGTGCATACGGAAAAATCGCATCTGAAACCAACAAGACTTACAACATTCTCAATGTCGTGGATAGGAACATCGCCGAGCTCCATACCAAGGGCTACATGCACATCCATGACCTGAACCTTTACGACCTTACTTTCAACTGTCTTTTTGCCCCAATCGGCAAGCTTCTGGAAAGGGGTTTCGACTCTGGTACTGGCTTTATCCGTTCCCCCAAGTCAATCCAGTCTGCCGCATCTATCACCGCCGTAATCCTGCAGCTTCAATCTAACCAGCAGTTCGGTGGCATCGCTTCTGCAAACCTCGATTTCGAACTCGCCCCCTATGTGGACATGTCCTTCAAGAAGAATCTTGCTTGGATTCTCGCTTCCGACAAGGTGCTGGCCGAAAGAAGTCTTGGTTTCGACTCCTTCGACGACATCGACAATGCCGACATCGAGAAGGCAATCAAGAAGGAAGCCCACGCTATCCGCAGCCAGATGGCAAAGGACGGCCTCAGCCTCGACATGCCGTTCAAGGATGTCGTCGCAAAGTACGACCGCAAGGCTGTCGTTCAGGCTTACATCAAGACCAAGGACGATACCTACCAGGCAATGGAAGGCCTCGTACACAATCTCAACTCTCTGCAGTCCCGTTCGGGCAATCAGGTTCCGTTCAGCTCCCTGAACTTCGGTCTCGATACTTCCCGTTGCGGACGCCTCGTTTCGAGCAACCTTATCGCCGCACAGATGGCTGGCCTCGGTGACGGACTCACTGCAATCTTCCCGATTCTTATCTTCAAGTACATGAAGGGTGTCACCTATCTCCCTGACGACCCGAACTACGATTTGAAGCAGGCTGGTATCGCATGTCTTGCACGTCGCTTCTACCCGAATGGCGTCGCCGTTGACAACGAGTTCAACGCCCCGTACATCCGCTACGAATACAATGACGATTTCAAGCTGACCGATGACACCCTCGTCAAGAAGATTGGTGGCGACCGTGTTGCCAAGTATGGTGAAGTCGCTTCCGAAAACGACATCTATCCTCGTTGGGAAGTCCGTGTCGAAGGCAAGTACTGGCAGATTTGCCATGGCCGTCTGCAACGCCTCATTCCTGAAAGCACCGTTTCCACGATGGGATGCCGTACAAGGGTTCTCGGCAACGTGAATGGCCCGCAGCAGACTGTTGGCCGTGGCAACCTTGCGTTCCATACCCTGAACCTCCCGAAGCTCGCTGTCGAAGCCCGTATCGAAGCTTCCAGCGAAGCTGACCGTATCAAGCTATTCAACGAAAAGCTCGACCGTATGCTTGTTCTCGCAAGGAAGTCCCTTGAAGACCGTTTCGAGGTCATCGCCAAGAAGACTTACGAGAACTACCCGTTCACCATGCAGCAGGGCCTCTACCTCACGTCAGATGACAAGGTTCACGATATCCACGATACCGTTGCCGAAGTCCTCCGTCAGGGAACTCTCTCCATCGGTTACATCGGCGTTTACGAAGCCGTTCTCGCTCTCACGGGCAAGACCTGGGGTAAGGACGACGAAGTGTTCGACCTCGGTTACGAAATGGTCAAGCGCATCCGTGACTTCTGTGACAAGACCCAGAAGGAAACCCACATGAACTGGTCCTGCTTCGCAACTCCTGCCGAAGCCGTCTGCGGAAGGTTCTGCAACATCGACATGCGTCAGTTCGTCAAGAACCCGTCTATCGAAGCTGACGCTTTCACTAAGGAAAGCGTTGATGCTGAAACCCTCGGCGAAGAAATCACCGTAAGGGATTATGCGACGAGAAACACCATTAAGGTCAAGTACGCCGACCTTCTCGAAAACAAGGCCAAGTTCATCAACAGCTACGAAGTCCTCGTCAACGACAAGTGGGGTCTAATCGACTCGATTACGGCACAGAAGCTCGGAGTCAAGTACTGGACCGAATTTGGCTACCGCATGTGGGGTAAGGGCTACCTGACCAACTCGCACATGCTCCCGTTCGCATTGAAGACCACTCTTGCAAACAAAATCAAGTGGGAAGCTCCGTTCCACAAGATTACCAACGCTGGCCACATCTTCTATCACAAGATGGATGGCGACCTCAGCAAGAACCTCGAAGGCGTGGAAAAGGCCATGAACGCCATGTATGAAGGTGGCATGGGCTACTTCACTGTGACGATGGATTCGGATACGTGCATCGCTCCGCAGCCTAATGGAAAACCGTGTGGATTCCACGGTGTAATCAATGGCCGTTGCCCGAAGTGCGGCAATATGTTGGAAAAGTACATCATCCGTGTAAGGAGAATCACGGGCTACCTGACTGGTTCTCCCGCAAAGTCGATTTTCGATGTATGGAATCCAGCCAAGAAGAATGAACTGGACGACCGTGTGAACATCTAGTAATTCCTAAATATGAGAAAGCCGTTTGAACTGAGTTTCAAACGGCTTTTTATTACTTAGTCCTTGATTTCCATTCTGGTTTCCACGAGGCTTCCGTACTTACTGCTGGTGGAAAATTCCAGGAGGCCCTTGGTGGTGGCATCCAGTTCGTAGCCACGGTCGTACATGATGTGGCACCTTAGGACTTCGCACAGCCAGAATGCGTCGGCGATATCGTTCACTGGGGAGTCGTAGTTTCCCTTGAACTCCTCGGGAAACCATTGCGGATACATCTCCTCCCAGGCTTGGCACATCGCTGGCTTGCCCGCCTTGCCGTCACCCGTGGCGAAGTTTTTGTTCTGGTCGATGTTGTAGGCTATCACCCCGATTCCACGGTCGAAAGCGGAAACTTTGAGCGAGCCAGCAATCTGTGCGAGCTGCAAGATGGAGTTCGTGTCGCAGTTCTTCTGTTTCAGTTTACCGTAAGCTAAGTCTTCCATTGACATATACTTAACCCCCTCTGTATCTTCCAGAAGGTAGTTGGTAATCCATGACAGGCGGTGGATAAGACCTATCTTGGTCCAACCCTTCGGCAGGTGCCTGATATGTATCTTGTCGGTCTCGAAACAGCGTTTCTTGGTCTGGTGGTAGCCGTAATACTGCATGTCAACTATGTCGAGGTTCTTGTCCTCGTCGAGAGTCATAATCACTTTGCCGCTGGAATTTAGCGACTGGTCTATTCCCATTATTTTAAGCATTTCTGTTCCATTGGGTGCATCCAATGTATAAACTATATTTAATTGGAATCCATAGGATAACAACATGAAAGTTAAAGCTAATGATTTGTTCGAGAGCTACCTGCAGACGATTTGTAACTCCAAGGCACAATTCGAAGCCATCAACAATCTCCACAAGCTGTATTTCGAGTCCGAGATGGGTAAGGAAGTCGAAGTCGATGATGACGAATGCTGTAAGGATGGCAAATGCTGTAAAGACGGCGAGTGCTGTGAAGATGGCAAGTGCTGCAAGGACGGCGAGTGCAAATGCGAAAAGGGCATCAACGAAGCAATCGACGGCGGTCTTGACATCCAGGCCGAAGCCGACAAGAACGGTCTTACCGTTCCTGAATACGAGCAAGCTTTGGATATGTTCCTCAACCAATAAGGGAAGGCGACATGGATAAGAGAGGATTTAACATTGCGTTGAACGGTCTGAAGGACAAGTACCCCGACAAGTTGATACTAATCGAGGGTATCCAGCGTGCGTTCAACCGTGAAGTTCCTTCGATTTCAAGGGATAACCTCCTTGCCCTGTACCAGAATCCAGCCCAGTTCATGATGAAGAAGCCGCTGGAAGATGGTCGTTGGACGACTCAGCTTCACGAATGGGCCGACAATGGCGTCGAAGACCTTCTTAACATCAACCCGATTTACCTTGGGGCCAAGAACTCCGTCGGTGACACGGTGCTGATGAACATGGTCGAGTACGCTATCGGAAAGACGACCGAGCAAATCAACTTCGACTTCTTGAAGAAGCTTCTCGAAAATCCGCTCGTGTTCGAGTACAAGACGAGCGAGGACGGGGAGTTGTGTCAGGCGAGCGTGTGGGACATCAAGGATATCACTGGGCGCACCCCGATTGACTATCTCAGCGACATGGCAAGCGGAACTGGAACCTGCCAGGGATGCGACCCCATAGTTGAACTCGCACCGCTTATCGCCGAGTGGGCATCCATCATGAATGCCGAACTTGACGAAGGAATCGAAGGGCTCGAAGAACCTGCGGAAGAAGAACCAGAGGAAGCAGCTCCTCCGACTGAAGAAGAAATCCTTGCGGCAATTTCTGAAGACGAACTTTGCGACGGCGAGAGCGACCCTGGTGATGGCGATGAAGCGTCTGTCGTTGCTGAACCTGGCTCCGAGGAATACTATCCCGAAACTGGTTCTGGTGCCGTCATTTCCGAAGATACTCCGCTCGATGGTGAGGGGGATGGTGATGGCGACGATGAATTGCCACAAGAGGCTGCCGCCATGATTCATGAAGAGGTCGGAAAAGACCCGTTCATCCGAGATAAAGGTAATGTTGAAAGAATCACCTTGGCAAAGCAGAAGGTGAACCCAGAGTAATTACTTTACAGTGGTTACATCGGTTCCATCAGGAAGGGTTTGAGTCATTTTCATACCCGTTTCTGTTATCTGCACATTGTCGTTCTGGTGTTCGCCGAGAGTTTCAAACTCAGCAAGAGTCGGCGGTTCATTTGTAGCGAGGTCGACGAGCTTGGCTTCTGCAGAATTGTCTCCGTAGACTGCGTTGTACAGGTCGCCAACGGCCTCCTTGTCGAGGTCGTCAAGTTCAGGAGAGTCGTTGAGCTCATCTAAAAACTGCGTTTCATTTCTTTGTCTCCTTGGGGAAACCCTTCATGGTTATAACCCCGTTGTCGTTCATCCTAAGCAGCTTGCCGTAGTTTCCAACCTGCCACTCACCCGAGTCTACACCCGAATGTCTCGGGTCTTCCCAGAACGAGCGTGTATACCCCTTTATGTTTGGGCCAGGCTTAAATATAGATAAAACTTGGGAATTTGCATAGTTCTTCATTACATGAAGGATGGATTTTCCGCACAGGTCCTTGTTCCTGAATATCTTGTACCAGACCATGTACTTGTCGTTCGGGTCGGGAACCTTCGGCTTGATTACAAGGGCGAATTCTCCCTTGTTGTATTTCAACGCCTTGATGTAGTCGTCGTTGCTGAACTTGTGCGTGGGGAACCCGCCCTCGTTGCAGTAGATGTTGACAACGTACTTCCCGTTGCTCATTTCCTTGATTCGGTTAATCCAGTCGGTGAAGGTGTACCCGTGGCAGCCACGTATACCGCTACCGTTCCACTCGCTGAATGGGAGATAGGCGAACTGGTATATGTGAATCATCTCGTGAAGGAGTAGCTGTTCGGCCTCGTGCTTCGTGATGTTGTTGTAGAATGTGGAGAGTCTTATCCTGAATGTCCCGACGTACCATTCGTGGTTCTTCATCGTGCATTCCCTTGTGCGGCGCTTGTTTTTCCAGTACCTGGCGTCTCCCCCGAAAGTCTTTGCGTTTACAAAACCGAACTCGATATCAGCGGGGAGCTCCCCCTTAAAGAACATAGTGTTAAATTTGTCGTAAGCCTTCCTCATCCAGTCGATGGTAGGCACAAACATGACCCTTTCATTCTTCATATTTCCCCCGTGCATCCTACTCAAGTTTATAGGAGGGCTGAGGCATAAACTATGGGAAAACAGTGGAGAAAATATGGCTAAAATCGCTATTAGCGTCAACGGGGGAGGCGCACTCGGTATCGGTCCCCTGCATTTCATGAGAAAGCTCGAAGAAAGGCTGGGAAAGCCGCTCGACCAGCTGGCCGTAGCCTATGCGGGAACGTCCACGGGGGCAATCATCGCCGCCTGCCTGTCCGAGGGCATGAAGGCTATGGACCTGTTCGACCTGTACGACAAGAACCTTTCCAAGATATTCACTAAGTACCCGTGGTACAAGAGGTTACAACCCAGCTGCCCGACCTACGACAACAGCAACTTGAAGAAGCTGTTGAAGGAAAAGTTGAACGGAAAGTGCAAGGACTGGAAGAAACCCACCTACATAACGACCACGTTCATGAATGGGGAATCTGTCGAGAAGGTCTGGGACAAGAAGGACGACCAGGACAAGTGGTTTGCCGTGCTTTCCTCTACCGCCGCTCCTACCTATTTTGACGTTCTGAGCAAGGACGGGAAGTATTACTGCGACGGCGGTATGTGGTCCAACTCGCCTATCATGGTTCTTGAATCTGGTATCAAGCGGGATTACCCCAAGTGGAAGGACGTAAAGATTCTGTCCTTCAACACGGGAATGGATACCCCGAACGACGACACCAAGGGAAACAGGAACCTTCTCCAATGGGGCGAGTACATCCTTGACAACTGGGTTGCAAGGGCTGGCAAGAGCGACCTGTTCGAAGCACAGGCAAACCTCGGCAAGGACAATGTCTACGAGGTTTCCCCGAAGGTGAAGAAAAAATACAAAATGGATGACCTGTCAATCAAGGACGAGGTCATCCGTATCTGGGACGATGAATTCAAACGGGTCGGTAACGACGTTCTGAAATTCATAAAGAGCTAATCTCTGGGGGAGGATACGTAACCTTCGAGTTCGAATGTATGTCGTATCCTCTCCATTCCATCCAATATCCCATAAGATATTCAGAAAGGTACCCGTAAAGACGTGGTTCCAGTTTTCCGTGCATAACGTCAACGGTAAACTTTTCCAGCATCGGGAAAAGGAAGCGGGAGTAATCGTCGACCACCCTCTTGTGACCGATGAACATGTTGCAACCAAAGTACCAGTTTTCTTTCAGCATGCGGTTCATTGCGTAATCGACAAGTTCTATTGAATAGTTGTCACGCAAGTACATGAGCCACTTGAACAGCATCTCCTTGACGATTGTGTCTGTGGTGGCGGTCTTGTTATGCTTTTCCTGTGCCATCCATGTCATGACATTTTTTCTAAGATGGTTCGGCGACATGATTATGTCGTGTGAGTCGAGGATAGCCCTGATTTTCTCCTCGGGAAGAATGTAGTTCGGTTTCGTGTAATCTTCCGTGAAGAAGCGGCGGTAATGTTCAAGGCCAACAATGTCGGTATTCACCTGTTTCCACAGCTTGTATAGACCGCCCAGCTCGCAAAAGTAATGGTGGTCAAGGTAGCAGTTGGTCAAGTTGTAGAAAGCACGGGGACGGCTTGCGCTGATAGGCACCATGTTCGGGTCAAGTCCACATATAAGGATAAGCATTAGATTTCCTCCCTGCAAATAACGGTTCTTTCGGTTTCTTCTAGGTCGCTAAGGTCCTTGTTGAAACGGATGTGGGGTTGCAGTTTCAACTTGTACTTGTTGAACAGGAGCCATGAACCGAAGGTGAATTCCCCGAGGTAGCCGATATGGCGAAGTTTCTTTTCGGAAACAGGGTACTTCTTCATGAATTTTCTGGTGTTCGGGAACATCCATTCGCAATACTTGTCTATCAGCTCCTTCTTGGCGATAAACATGTTGCAGCAAATAAGCATGTCGTGATGAAGCCAGTCAAGGCAGAACTGCTTGAATCCAGGAGTTCCCTCCTCGACGATATCCAGCCACGCATCGAACATTTTCGTGTAGTGGGAAACTTCAAGGAAGCTGTATGCGCTCCTTCCCTTGGTATGCTGGTGGAATGCGACGATTGCATCGTATTTTTCGAGGATTTCGATAGCGCTGCTTTTCGGGAGGATGGTGTACGAGCTATTTACATCGTAACTTCCGTTGTCCTGCATGACGAAGCACCTGCGGTAATGTTCGAGACCGACATACTTTGCCGTACTGTGCTTGTGAAGGTAGTATAGAGCAGTCAGTTCGCAGAACCACGGGTTGAACCTGTCGATGTTCGGCTCGTCATGTTCCTCGTCGACAAAGAAGTATTTACGGCACGGGTCGTTCTCGATGATTCGGGCGACACGGTTCTTTGTGGACGATACGACATAGACTTCCATTTCCTCGTCAGGGTCACTGTCTTTCTTCAACGGAAGCGCATGTGAAATCGGCGGTAATAGCTGGTCGTAGTATTCCTGCACGGCCTCGATGATTGCGTCCTTGTTCGGGGGTTCTGGAAGTTCCAATGCGGGTGACAGGTGCCTGATGTCCAGTTCATAGTCGGCGCATACAATCGCCATGAAAATGTAGGCGGTATCTTCGTTCATCGGAAACGTGATGAAATCGTACTCGTGCATGCATGTGAACATCGTCGAGTTTCCTGGCGGATACAGAGTGTCCTGCGGGCATACGATTTCGTAATACTTGTTCGACAGGTTCGTATCTTTCCTTTTCTCGGCAAGAGTGGAAAATGTTGCAACGGGCTTGTCATCTTCCCGTGACACCTTGACAAGGTTGAAAGCGGCGGTGCAGATACTTTTCGGGAACTTTTCGTGCATCTTGTACAGTTCTTCGAGACAGTTCGAATCGTAGTTGATTCCCGACTTTACCGAAATTATAGGAAGTGACGGGTATTCGTCCATCCCATATACGATTGCGGCCAACGGGTTGTCCGTGGGTTCCATCAGATGGGTGTTTACCCTGCTCATTTCCTTGATTGCATCGGGGACGGTAAACCCTTCCGTTTCAGTCTGGATGCACAGGAGTACGTTAATTTCTGGATTCTTGTTCAGTATTGAGCATACGGTCTTGCGACATTGGCCCAATTCATTTTCTTTAACTTGCAAAACGGCGATAGCTTTTGTCATTTTCGCTCCTTTAATCGCAATTAAAATATATTTTTGGGGTCTAACTCTTGCCAAGCGTCTTTAAATAATCTATATTGGTTGTCATGAAACAGTATCTCGATTTGCTTAAAGACATTATGGAGAACGGCGTCGACCGTTCCGACCGCACTGGAACGGGAACACGTTCCGTATTTGGCCGCCAGTGCCGCTATGACCTCACCGCAGGATTCCCGTGCCTGACCACGAAGAAACTGCATCTCCGTTCCATCATCCATGAACTCCTGTGGTTCCTTGCGGGCGATACCAACATCAAGTATCTCCGTGACAACAAGGTGACTATCTGGGACGAATGGGCTGACGAAAACGGCGATTTGGGCCCAGTTTACGGGCATCAGTGGCGTTCATGGCCGACACCCGACGGAGGCCACATCGACCAGATTAAGAACCTGGTGGACAGCCTCAAGAACAACCCCGATTCCCGCCGTCACCTCGTGTGTGCATGGAACGTGGCCGAAGTTGACAAGATGGCCTTGCCGCCCTGTCATTGCCTGTTCCAGTTCTATGTTGGTGGCGTTGGCGAATCTGGTAAGCGTAAGCTGAGTTGTCAGCTTTATCAGCGTAGTGCCGACACGTTCCTTGGAGTCCCGTTCAACATCGCTTCTTACGCCCTTCTGACGATGATGCTGGCGCAGGTATGCGGTTACGAGGCATCGGAATTCATCCACATCCTGGGTGACACCCACATTTACAGCAACCATTTCGACCAGGTTAAGGAACAGCTTTCCAGAACCCCGAGAGCGTTGCCGACGATGAAGATTAACCCAGATGTCAAGGACATCTTCAGCTTCCGCTACGAAGACTTCGAACTTGAAAATTATGACCCGTATCCTTCAATCAAGGCGCCGATAGCAGTATGATTGTGTAAATAAAAATTACGAAAAGAGACCTAGCAATGACTACACATACATATCTTGTTTCTGTAACCGGTTCTACAAACATGGGTGGCAAGTTTGATGCGTGTTTTAAATATAGCACAGCAAGCAAAGGTTCTACGTTAGCAGAAGAACTGTTTGACGCTGCCAATAATCAGGACTATGGTCTTGAATATGGAGTCAAGGCAAAAACGCCGATTATAACTGGCGTGTTTGATTGCGGAACAAATGAAGAATGATTCCAAACATAAGGCAGATGGCTAGTTCATAAAGTGTAAGGTAATTATTTATGATTGTTTCAATGATTGTCGCAATGACTCCCGACATGATAATAGGGAAGGATGGCCACCTCCCGTGGCATATTAAATCTGATTTGATTAGGTTTAAGACTATTACTTCTGGCCACCATGTCGTTATGGGCAGGGTGAACTACGAGGATATTGGCAGGCCGTTGCCGAACCGTACCAACCTAATCCTTACCCGTGACCCTGATTTCAAGGCTGAGGGTTGCACCACGGTTGCATCCATCGAGGAAGCAATCAGGATTGCAGAAAATGCTGGGGAAACCGAGCTTTTCGTAATCGGTGGAGCCTCTGCGTACCGTGCGGCGATGCCTTATGCCGACAAGCTGTACCTCACCATTGTGTGTGCGAAGGTTGAAGGAACGGTCAAGTTCCCTGCCGAGTGCTGGACGAAGGAATGGCTACAGGTTGGAACCGACGTGCATGACATCAGGTTTTCATGGCCGATTCTCGATGCCGATTCCAACGACGATTACGACACTCTGTATTGCACCTTTGTAAAGAAACGTTATCTCGAACGGACGATGGGTACTATGTCTGTACTTGACCCGTACAAGCCGACCCGCCAAGACATGTATGCAATGACGATGATGAACATGGAGGAAAAATGAATCCGATTTATATTTTTCTTATGATGCTGTTCCTTCATACGCTGGATGACTTTCACCTTCAGGGTTGCCTTGCGAACTTGAAACAGAAGTCCTGGTGGGCAGAGCATGCCCCAGACCCGATGTACAAGCATGACTGGATTCCCGCACTGATGGCGCATTGCATCAGCTGGACAACCCTTACGATGTTTCCCTGCATCCTTTTTATGAGCGTTCCCGTATGGTTGGCAATCGTGCTGTTCGTGTTCAATGCCGCTTTCCACTTCTGGATTGACGACTTGAAGTGCAACCGCCATGCGCTCAACCTCATCGAGGACCAGCTCATGCACCTTTCTCAACTCACCCTCACCTTCCTCGTCTGCTGGAAGATTCCCGCAATGTTTATCTAAAAGGAGATAACCATGAGCCACTACACCACATACGTTGTCACAAAGACAAACAACAAAGAAGAACTCGACAAATTGATGCTTCCGTATCATGAGTACGAATGTACTGGCATGACGGCGTATTGCGTCCATCTTGACAAGACGGCGGAAGTCATCAAGGAGTATGCCGACAATAAAGATGACTATGACTCTCCTGAAGCCTTCTTGGAGTCGTGGTATGGCATTAAATCTGACCATGTCTATGAAGAGGAACCTGCTGAAAAGCCAGAATACTCGTATGCCGTTATCAAGGACGGAAATATCGTAAAGATGTGCAACTTTACGAACCCCAACCACAAATGGGATTACTATACCCCGTTTACTTGGGAAAGCTGCACGTTCCTTAAAGAGGGTGCTAACGGAGCAGTACAGGCAATCGAGAAATCGCAGCTTGACATTGACGGTTTCATGAATGGCAGAAAGAAGTATTTCTCTGAATTGTACAACAAGTTGAAACCGTATTTCAAACCAGATTTCATTAGCTGGGAAGACGCCCGTAAACAGAATGAAGATGACATTGCCAAGGCAAGAGAAGTCTACAACAACCAGCAGAGCATTAAGGATATGGAGGCTGGCGTCGGCTCTAGCGAACTGTTCCATATCAGATGGAATATCCAGGTTGATGACATTGCTAAGATGACCGAAGAAGAATTCCTTGACAGCAACCTTCGTGAAGCGGCCCCGTTCTGGGCTATCGTCCTTCCGACGGGTCAATGGATTGAACACGGCCACATGGGCTGGTGGGCTGTCAGCTGGGATGAAGACAAGGATTTCAACAAGACCTGGACGGAAATCTGGAAAACCCTTCCCGACGACTGCTATGTCTGGCGTTGCGACTGTCATACCTAATTGAGGAACTGTATATGGAAACGAGAAAAATCAAGCTGCTTGTCAGCGTAGAGTATCAGCCAGAACTTCTGCACAACATTAGAGATGAATCCAATAAACTGGTTGACCAGGTCAACGAAGAGCCGACTGCCGCCGATATTGAGTTGATGGATAAAGAAATCAAGGAGAGTATCGAATGTGCGTTGGCTAACCTGTTTGATGATGGATTTCATCATCCGTACCGCAAGGATTATTTGTTGAACCACGGCGACGCCATGTTTAAAGTTGTTAAGTGTGATGATTAACTAAATTCAATCGGAGGAATCATGAATACCGATAAGGGAACTATTATTGGCGAAGCGGGTACATACCGTCTGATAGACCTGTTTGACGACCTTGCTGGAAGGATGCATACCTACGGCCCCAATGCCGTAATCAGTTTCAATCGGTCTGGTTGGAATGGTATCGGACCTGGTTTACGCATTGAAGGAATTCAAGCCAGAAACGAAGGTCGCTATCGTGGACGCAAAGGGAACGATGCAATTCTTCAATACATAAATGGCTTGACAATTTCACCATTTGTAACTATATTATCCTTCGGACATCAACCGAAGGATTTTTTATGGCTGTTATCGCAGTAGATTTTGACGGAACCCTTGCTCTCGGGGACAGTTTCCCGAACGTGAACAACTCCGTCCCGAACACGGTTCTCATCGACGCCCTCAAGACTTTACAGAACTTGGGGCACCAGATAATCCTCTGGACATGCCGAGAAAACTACGGCGGGAAGTACTACGAGGACGGGCCGTACCTCATAGACGCAGTCCAGTTCTGCGAACGCTGCGACCTGCATTTTGACGCAGTAAACAAGAATATCGGCGAAAATGACGGTGAGGAAGGAACCCTTTATGGCCGAAAAATAGCCGCAGACCTTTATATCGACGACAAGAGCGTCATCCTTGAACCGATAAACTGGGTAGGGTATGTAGAGAAACTTTTGAGAAGGTTTGAAACTACGTTATAACACGGGGGTGCTTATGTACATGAGTGAAGACGCCGAGTTGAGGATAGCTGGCATCGAGCCAGAGTCGTTCGTTGACGGCCCAGGTATACGTTTCGCCGTGTTCACCCAGGGTTGCACCCACCATTGCCCCGAATGTCAAAATCCCGAGACCCACGCCTTTGGCAAGGGTCACGTCGAGACTGCAGAAAGTCTGCTGAAAATGATTGATTCTAACCCGTTGCTGACAGGCGTTACCCTCAGTGGTGGCGACCCGATGGAACAGGCGATTCAGCTCCTGCCGTTCGCCCACGGGGTAAAGATGAGGGGCTTGAACCTGATTGTGTACACTGGGTACTGCTACGAGATGCTCGTATCTAAGTTTGCCCATCCAGCGATGAAGGAGTTGCTGATGTACACGGACATACTGGTCGACGGCCCGTACATGAAGGACCTGCGTGACCTGGAACTGTCGTTCAGGGGTTCGTCCAACCAGCGTCTGATAGATGTACAGCAGAGCCTTGTCGAAGGAAAGGTGGTTCTACACAAAATCCAGCAAGAAGAAATGAAATTGAAACAGGGGGAACTGGGTGGTAGTATCAGTTAGCGGATTGCTGTTTTCCATCGTATTGGGAGTAATCGGTGCCATTATCGTACTTGTGGTTACCGCTGGCATGGGCTACTTATTCAAATTAGTTTGCAGATTTTTCCGTTGGATTGCTAATAATTTCAAAAAGTGGAAAAATAACCCTTGACAATCATGTTTTAATCTTCTATATTTTCTCCTGTGAAACCACAGGAGATTTTTTATGAACAATAAACACCTTATCATCGTCGACATGCAGGTCGATTTCATCACGGGCGCCCTCGCCAATCCTAACACAGAATGGGCACAGGCTGTAATCAAGAACATCATCGAGCTAATCAAGAAATTTGATGGCAAGGTCTGGTTCACCCGTGACACTCATTCCAAGAACTATCTCGATACCCAGGAAGGCAAGAATCTCAAGATTCCGCACTGCATCAAGGGCACTCCTGGCTGGGAAATCATCCCTGAACTCCGCCAGTTCGTCACCGAGCAGAATGTAATCGACAAGAATACGTTCGGTTTCCCGTACTGGGCTGCCGTCCTCGGCGACCATGATACCTATGCTGGTATCGAAATCCCGCCGACCGAAGTCTACATCGCTGGTACTGTCACTAGCATCTGCGTGGACAGCAACGCAAACGGTATCAAGACGGCGTTCCCCGAAGCTATCGTCGGCGTGTACAAGGACTGCTGCCTCGACCTTGACAAGATGCATCACGATGCCGCATTGATGGCAATGGCAGCAAAACAAATCAAGCTTCTCTAAAAAGGAGATATCATGCTCTTAGACACACTAAACGACAAAATCAAAGAATTCATGAAAGCCCACGACACGGTGGCATTGACCGCCCTCCGTACGCTCGTGTCCGACATCAAGAACGCATCCATCGCCGCACAGAAGCCTGTTGACGACGCCATGTGCATTTCCGTTATCGACAAGGCCATCAAGCAGAAGAACGAAACCATCGAAGGTTATGCCAAGGCTGGCAAGACCGACCGAGTTGATGAAGAAAAGAAGACTCTCGAACTCTACAAGCAGTACATGCCCGAGCAGATGTCCGAAGCCGATGTCGTCGCAGAAATCGAAAAGGCTATTGCCGAAACTGGCGCCTGCGAACAGAAGGACATGGGTAAGGTTATGAAGATTCTTTCCCCCATCATCAAGGGTCGTTTCGACGGAAAGGCAGCAAGCCAGCTTGTCGTAAAGGCATTGCTCGCAAAGGCAGGCAAATGATGAAGAATTGGGTTTACATCGGCAGGTTCCAGCCGTTCCACAATGGACACCTCGACGTTCTCCACCAGATTATCGACAAGATGGATAAGGAACATGACCGTATCATCCTCGTTCTCGGCTCCACGGGTTCTGGAAGCCCCAGAAACCCGATTGACTCGGCAAGCCGTTACGACATGATTCAGAACATCCTTGATAACGACGAAGTTGTTAACAAGGCTGGTGTCCGCACTCACATCTTTATCGAAACCCTACGAGATTCCCCGTACAACTGGACGATGTTCGGTAAATGGCTTCAGGCTTCCCTGAGTTCCTATCCTGCCAACATGGAAAACAACATCCTCTGCGGAATGGAGTACATCAAGGATTACGCAAACCTTGTCGGTACACCGTTCTGGCAGGCAACGGAAAATGTCCATGTCCATGCGACAGACATCCGTCGGGCTTTTGCGGAAAACGATACCGAGTTCCTGAAAGCGAACCTTCCCGCAGGTATTTTTGCCAACGAGGAACTGTTTGCCAAAATCAAGGATGAAATTGTAAGTACCTACAATCTGCAGCAGAAGTATATCAAGGATTTGAACCCGAAGTATTCTTCTGTCTACAAGACCGTGGACAACATTGTTCTTTGCGCTGGTCACATCCTGTTCGTCGTCCGCAAGGATAACGGCAAGTACGCTCTCCCTGGCGGTTTCCAAGACCCGACCGACCTTTCTGCACAGAAGGCAGCCGAGCGTGAACTGATGGAGGAAACTGGATTGGATTCGTCCGACTGGACACCCGCAGCATCGAAGAATTTCGACGCACCGTTCCGTGACCCCCGTTCTAGCAACTGTGTAAATGCGGAAACTACGGCGTTCCTGTACCGTATCAACCCGAAGTATGTGCTCGGAACTGACGGCGTTCAGTACCCGAGACTCCCAGAAGTAGTCGGTCAGGATGATGCGGCAAGTGCAACTTGGCTCAAATTGAGTGAGGTGTGCAGCTCTGCCGAAAATATGTTCCACGCAGACCACAAGAAAATCATCTTAAACATGCTCGGACTTGAACCGAGATTCTAACTCAAAGGAAGGTAATAAAATGCTAGACCATTGGTGTATAGAAAGTCTGCTTGAGACAGACCTCTACAAGTTCAATATGGACAACCTGTACTTCACCCAGTACAGCGACTATACCGCAAAGTGGGCCTACAAGTGCCGCAACCGCAAGGATGGCAGCGTCGTGCAGTTCACTAAGGAAGATGTGGCGGAAATCAACCGCCAGATTGACCACCTCTGCACACTCACGTTCAGCCGTGAAGAGCTTAACCTGCTCTTCTCCAAGGCTACGTGGCTCACCCCCTCGTTCATGCATTTCCTGAGCATGTTCCGTCTTGACCGTGACGAGATACGAGTGACTTATGACGAAAGCACGCCGTCTCACATGACTATCGAAGCTGGTGGCGATTTGGACCCGCTGATGCGTAACACTTACTTCGAAATCTACGTTCTTGCCATCGTCAACGAAGTCTATTTCTACAACCACAACAAGAACCATGCCGAACTCGAAGCGGAAGCTATCAGTCGAATCGACCAGAAGATTGACATGCTTGCTCGTTGCGAATACTGTATCGGCCCGTTCTCCGAATTCGGTCTCCGCCGTCGTTTCTCCCGCAAGGTTCAGGACTACCTAGTCCGTGCATTTGCGAAGGCACAGAAGAGCGGTGTTCTCGGTAATTCCATATTCCTTGGCACATCGAATGTGTACCTGGCGTTGAAGTATGACGTGAAGCCTATCGGAACCATCGCCCATGAAGCGGTCGAAGCAATCGGCCAGGGCAACCCGATGTACAACCCAGCATATTCCAACCGTCTCATGATGGACGCATGGCAGAAACAGTACAAGGGATGCAACGGTATCTACCTCACCGACTGCGTCCGTACCGACCTCTTCCTCATGGACCTCACCCGCAACGATGTCCGTGTCTGGGATGGTTTCCGTCATGACTCTGGAGACCCGTGTGAATGGGGCGAAAAGATGATTGACGCAATCCAGCGTCTAGGTGGAGACCCGATGGAGAAGACGTTGCTCTTCTCCGACTCCCTCGATTTCGAACGTGCGACCGACCTTTATGTTCGTTTCAGAGAACGTGCCAAGGTCGGGTTCGGTATCGGAACGTTCCTCTCCAACGACTGTGGTCTGGAACCGCTCAACCAGGTCATGAAGCTCATCGAATGCAATGGCCGTCCTGTCGCCAAGATTTCCGACACCGAAGGAAAGCTCATGTGCCGTGATGCCGAGTATGTCGAATGGCTGAAACGCACCCTCGACTGGCGTCTTACCCACGAAGTCAAAAAATCTAAGATAATCCCTTGACAGGGATTGTTTAATTAGTTATATTAAGTGACGGAAACATCCGTCACTTTTTTATTAGGAGTAAATCATGATTAACCACGTTGTTGGCGACATGCTCGATTTCAGCATGGACACACCCGATATCATCATCCACCAGACCAACTGCGAGGGCAGGATGGGTGGCGGCGTAGCCAAGGTCATCAAGGAAAAGTTCCCCCAGGTGTATCTGGAATATCTTGAATTTATCGCACACAACCTGTTTGACAAGCGGGACACCATGGCTCTGCCGATAAAGTGCAGTCACCTGCTTGGAAAATTTTCTTACAGCGAGGTTCCTGTCGGTGACAAGAAGGTGATTTTTGCCAACCTGTTTGCTCAGGATAGCTGTTCGGAAAGTACTGCGGCGTTTAGCGAAAAGCGCTTTACCAGCTACGATGCTATGCACGAGGGAATGTTCGATATCAGAAACATGCTTGTGTATTCGTATTATGTCCAGAAGTTGCATGCCAACCGTCCAGTCAAAATCTGGATGCCCGAAAAGATTGGCTGCGTCAAGGGTGGCGGAAAGTATGAAATCGTCAAGGCAATCGTCGAAAGCGTGTTCGACCATCCTAGCTTCCGCAACATGATTGACCTCACCCTGTTCACGTTGCCCGAAAAGCTGGCTCGCCCGAAGGGACCCGTCGATGCGATGTAAGAATTGCCCGTACGAGGACTACGACTACCAGGAGAATTATCCCTGTTGTAGGCTCTTCGGCGATAACGATGACTATATCTATGAAAACGCCAAGGGCGAACTTGGTTGCAGATACAACATGCGTGGTCTGCAGAAGTTCGTCAGGGCGCACGAAGAGGAAGAGAAGATTATCGTGCAACAGATGGGCGATTTCGCCAAATGGTGCGAAGAGCATCCGAACCCTCCCTATGACGACCCTGAACCAGAGGTAAATGATGATACGACGAAAGAGTGACTTCAAGTGCCGCCACGACCTGCTTGACATCTGGGAGTGGATGGAAGGGGCGTTCATCAAGGAGTGTCTCGATAAGGGTATCGACCCAGACGATTTTGGTGAAATCGACGTGTCTTTCTCCGTCTCAGTAAAGCAAAAAAGAAAACCCGAGATTAAAAAGGACTAAGTATGCGCCCGTACAAGATTAGAGTGTTCCTTGACCATCACGGTGCAGTATCCGATTTCATAATGGCGGATACCGAGTTCGAGACGGTCGATGCTGCTCGATTGTACATCAAGAAGCAGTTTGATGATACAATCACCAATCTCGAAAATACGAACACCTCCTATAACGTGTCCTGTATCTCCAACAAGGACAGCCTTGATATCCCACGGGGTTATCAACAGGATTATGAGTCCTTGTTCTACAAAAAGCTGTTTACTGATGATTTCACGATGATTATGGAAGTTATCCGATAGAAGGCATTTATTATGAGTTATAACTACCAAAAGAACATTGACAAGCAAATTCTAAAGCTTCGCTTTGTCCATTCCTACAAGGAATACTATTCATTGCAGTTCAAAACGCCTGGATGGTTTGCCCAGTGGATTACCGTAGAGGAATACTTACCTACGGTAAGCGCTTCGGATAAGCCAGGTGGAGTAACTTCGTATGGCAACTGGGAAAACCGTTGGTGGCGAATTGAATCCAACGATTACGGGAAGAAACTGCTGGACGAACTGAGGGCCCAGTTGAAAACCGTCGGCGATATTTACCGTACCTATATCGAGCCTGAGGAAAAACGAATGGCAGCCGACTATAAAAGATACAAAGAGTACTGGAATAAAATAAATTCAGTTGACGCTATTATCAAATAGTGGTTGACAAATTTTTAAGATGTATCTATATTTTCTAATGAAATTATCAAAAAAGGATTATCCGTATGAATTATACTTACACCCCGTATTTCAAAGTCGAAGATGAATGCGACAAGCTGAAAGCGCACATGTTCGAATGGTTCAGCTCCAAGGGCTTCAAGAAGGCTATCGTCGGAGTTTCTGGCGGAGCTGACTCCACCGTTTGTTGCAAACTGGCTTGTGACGTACTCGGCCCGTCCAATGTCTATGCGGTCAGCATGCCGAACGGAAAGCAGTCTGACATTGCCGATGCCCGCAAGGTTATCGAAATCTGCGGATGCAACGAATCGACGCTCAACATCGGCGAAATGTTCACCGCCATGAACACCCAGTTTACCCAAGCGGGGTTCGAGCTTAATGACGCATACAGGAGCAATAGCCCTGCCCGTCTCCGTATGACCATGCTTTTCGGTCTGGCTCCACTCGTAGGAGCTGTCGTCATCAACACCTGCAACCTTTCCGAAGACTGTGCTTGGGGTAACTTCTCCACGCTGTTCGGAGACAACGCAGGTTGTTACGCATGTTTGCAGGGCTTCACCAAGACCGAAGTCCGTATGATTGGCGAATACCTCGGCCTCCCGCATGACTTGGTTTGGAAAACTCCGAACGACGGTATGTGCGGAAAGTCTGATGAAGACCGTATTTCCGAACTGTCTGGTATCAAGAATTTCACTTACGAAGAATTTGACAAGTTCATCCGTGGCTGTCCGCACTCGTTCAGCAAGTGCGATGTTCAGCGTCTCATTCACGGTTACAAAATCGGCAAATTCAAGAACAAGATTGTCAACATTGACCATTACACTCCTACTGCGTTGCCTAACGCATTTGAAACCATTTCTTTGACGGTAACTGGTAGACTATGAGTGGAATCTACGTAGGAGAAATATCGCTCGACATCTTCAAGACGGTGTGTGAAAAGCATCGCCTTGAAGTCGAAAAGTCCGAGAACGATAAGATGGGGTTGTTCTGTGCCGTGCTCAATGTGACGGAAGACGTGTTCATGCTTATCACGTACTCTGACGAGGCCGATGGCCGCAAGTACGTGAGCCTGTTCGCATCTAACCGCAAGACGGGTTCTACGCAGCAGATAAGTCATGTCCCTGCGTACTACAACAACCTCATCACCGCAATCAGAACAGCTAACCGTTTTTATGACGACACCAAGGCAAGGGGACTTGCCGTAGTGCCTAGAACTTTAAAGAAGGAAACCGCCAATGAAGGTAATGGTAACGGGCCACAGGCCAGAGAGAATAACAGGCAGGGAACAGGAAATCAAGGAATGGCTGGCGAAGAAAGTTGATGAACTGAAGCCTAGTGACTGCATCTCTGGCATGGCACGGGGCGCCGACCAGATTTATGCGGAGGTCGCTTATGAAAAAGGTATTCCTCTTATTTGTGCTTGGCCTTACAAGCGTAAGCTTCATCCTGTTGAGCAGAAGTATCACGACTATGCGGAAGTGAACTATCTCGCCTTCCACAAGTATCAGCCTAGCTGCTACTCAACCCGAGACAAGTGGATGGTGGATAACTGCGATGTCGTCCTTGCCGTATGGGATGGAAACCCCGTTGGCGGCACTTACGACACGATTGAGTACGCCAAGGAAAAGCGCAAGCCAATCTATCTCTTCCCGTGGACTGCGGAATCAATCACTGAGATTATCCCGTTGGACCCTCCCCAAGTGACACCTGACGGATTTACCCTCTTCTAGGAGCAAACCATGTCGATTTTCAACAAGAAGGAAAGGGCGAATATCGCCAGAGTCCGCAAGGAAATGAAGCAGACGAAGGAATACAAGGATTTGCTCGTGCTGAAGGAAAAGTTCAACCGAAAGGAAATATCCGAAGCAGAGTACATCGAAGAAATGGGAAAGCTCCTGAAAGGTGTTCAGGAACAACCCCAGGAATCAATCAAGCTTTAACTATCAAAAATGGAGAAACCATGACAAACCCAGCTCAACTCGAACAGGCAATCGCCATCCCCACCGCAATCGTCGCCGACCTCAACAAGGCTAAGGAATTCATTGATTCCGACAATAAGGATGAAGCCAAGAAGCTCATCGACAAGGTAGCTAAGTTCATGCAGTCGCAGGCCGACATGGCCAAGAAGGAACTCGAAGCCATCATGAAGAAGCATGAAGAGGCACTCGAAGTCTTGAAGAAGGACAAGCACGTCGACCTCCAAGACCCGTTCATCATGATGCTCAACGAAAGCACCTACACCTTCAAGCGCAAGGAATGGGACGCTGGCATCCGCTACATCCGTGACCAGGACGGCAAGACCATCTGCCGTGCCCGCAACGTGGGTGGCCTCCTTACCGAAATCGAAAAGACTGACCTTCAAGACCCGTTCAGCGCTCTCCAGGCTGGCGCTCCCCAGGCACCCGCCGCACAGCCCGCAAGTCCTATCATCACGGGTTAAACCATGACCAAGACCGAGTTCGTGCATGCTTGCGAAAAGGTCGGATGCACCGTTTCCGAAGGAAGGGTGATGCTCGGGGATATCCAACTCGGCTACTACTGGGAAGACAGTTTCGACGTGGTGGCCAACCCCGAGAATTTCAACCTTCGGTCAAACTGGATGTACCGCCAGGTCGACCTCAACACTTTCAAGGTTCTCCTTAAAGACGTGGTCGATGGAATCAAGAAATCAAAGGAAGTCGAAAATGCTGAGACAGATTAACAATGATTATGTCAATCTTAATCTAATCGAGGTCGTACGCCCGATTGAAACGGACGGTAAGGTCACTGACTACGAAATCATTTTGGTTTCTGGCCGTACTTACATGGTCAACAAGAAAGTAGGCGATTCTATCCGCCTTGCTATGAACGGGCGTAATGCAAAGGTGGTGGTAGAACGGGCCGCACCTAAGAAGTCGCCCGCCGACCTTCAGACCGTTTTGCAGGCAGCAAGGAATGTTAACAGCCCGTTTAAGAGGTAAGTTAAAATGGCTGATTGGCTTAATAATATCAAAGCATGTGGTGACCCGCAACTTGAACTCCGTGCCGTGAAACTCTTCGAAGAGTTCAAACAGGTTGTTGTCAAGGCTGGTGTCGAAAATCCTGACGAATTTGCTGAAAACATGTTCGACCGAATCATGCACCTTTACAAGAGCACCGAAAGGGTGTATCACGTAGGCCCGCATGACAACGTAATCGACTCGTTCTTCGCAAAGTATCGGTTCCTTAGCAATTTCGAACCATGTACGGTCGTGTACGACGGAATGACCTATTCTTGCTCAGAGGCTGCATATCAGGCTGCAAAGACGACAGATGTATCACTCCGTATCGCTTTCACTACGATGAACGGCTCTAAGGCTAAATACGCTGGTCAGAAACTCACGTTGCGACCCGACTGGAACGACATCAAGGTGAATGTGATGTACGAAATCGTTAAGGACAAGTTCAGCCGCAATCCAGAATTGAGAGTAAAGCTACTCAATACGGGTGACTTGCAGCTCATCGAGGGAAACTACTGGGGTGACACCTTCTGGGGAGTCTGCAACGGAAAGGGCGAAAACCACCTCGGAAAGATTCTGATGAGGGTCCGCAAGGAACTGTCCGAAACACCGTAATTTTCAGGAGTTCACATGTTGCATTTTGCCCCAGTAAAACGTGACGAAGACCAGAAAGTCGGGTATTCAACGCTTGGCGGAGTTTACCTCCATGGCACTTTGGAGACGTTTTTCGATTACGACCTCGTGACTATACACACATTGGACGTTCTTGAATTTTTGGAAGGGGAAGAGAACGGATTTGACGGTGTCGAGGTAGTTGTCGAGGGATATCCAGATAAGGTTCTGCTGTATGCATGGAAACCCACAGGAAATTGCCCACTCCCACATCGTGGGATTCTTGTAGATGCAGGTGACACCAAGTCAATCTGTTATGCGAAGGCAAATTTCGATAGAAGGAGTGCATGGCTATGACCTACATTTATTGGGAAGATGAATTCAAATGGGGCATGTATGGCGCCCATGGCAAGGGTGGAGTACCAGGAACTGGAATTGTCGTTAACCCGACTGCTCCGTTTAAGGGTGTATGCCAGCGTTGCGGTAAGCGTCTCAATGTCCGCCATTACCCGTATTCCCCCGTAGATAACAACTTCGGCGTATATTGTGAACACTGCATGAAAGAAATTGACGAGGAAATGTCGGCTCCCGACGAGTTTTCAGAAGAAGAGCTTTAAACATTAACAAGGAGAAATACCATGGCAAAGGAATTTGAAGTTACATACACGGTCAAGCGTAAGTTTACCATCCCCGATACGGCAACGGATGAAGAATACGATGCCATGAAGGATATGGTGGTCGCTGCCATGTCCAAGGAAGGAGTTCAAGGTGACGTGAAAGTCAAGCTCACCGATGCCCCTGACGAAATCAGGCAGAAGTACATCATCAACAAGGAATGCCAGGATTAAATCTGAAAAGGAAATATCTTTATGGGAAAGCAGCCCTACAGTAAAAAAGAAATTGAGGGACGAATCGCCTCGTTCAAGTCCAAACTTGACGAGATGTACAAGATTTTGTACGAGGCACAGTTTGTTCCGCATAATAGTCACTCCAGGGACATGTTGTATGATGCGATGGACCATGTGGAACATTGGCTTCAATGGCATACAAACGAGTTTGAACGTGAAGATATATTCAATGGAATCCGTAAAGCCATCAAACGAGATGCGGAAAAATATGGGTTCCCAGCGTATGTCAACAAGACTACATTCTGTTCTTTGTTGCATGTTGATGAACTTGCCGCCAAGTTGATTGACGGAACATATCACCTTGTTCCTATTCCGACATCGTATGAAGAATATCGTTGGTGTACTGGATATGAGCCAGAGGATGGCATGGTGTGTTTCAAACTTATTGTCAAAGACAATGACGACAATCAAGTTGGCACTTATTCTTGGACTGAATGTCACACCAAGGAAAAGGCCTCCGAGTGTAGGGAACCTTGGATGATAATTAAGGATTGCCCACCTAGTAGGAAACGTAATCTCCCGCCTACCGATGAAATAAAGCCAGGAGACAAATTTTCTGACTATGACACAAAGAAGCCGAATCTTACCGACCTGTTCTAATGGAGAGATGATGGAATATACAGATGATGAACTGGCTCAGGCGGATTTCTATGGGGTCAGCCCTGATGTAATAAGGGCGAAGCTGAGGCCGACTGAACATCGTATTCTTGTGAAGGAAGACGGCAAGCTGTGTTCGAAGGTTGTATCCGATGCCGAATACAAGGAGCTTAACAGACCGAAATTCAGCAATCGTACTGGAAAGTACGATTCTGAACAGCAAAGGTATGGCTCATCTTTCAATGTTCGGAATACCGTTTTTGGCAATGTTTAATCCGCATCACTCCGATGCGGGTTTTCTTTTTGTTCTTGTTCTACCTTGTACTGCATGTCCAGTACCAGACGGGTATTTGCGTTCGGGTCGCTGTTGGTTAGCATCAGGTGGGTATCGACTGGGTCCAAATAGGTGTTCATATCGTCTCCGTTGCGGCAATGTTAAAATATATTTTTGGCGATACCTTGCCAGGATTGAAAAAAATATGTATATTCATAAAAAGTCTTTATACAGGAGCGTTCAAAATGAGAATCTTGAAAGTTTGTGCCGATGTGCGTTACACTACGGACGCAGAAATCTTTAACCCAGATACGAGCAAGTTCGAAGAGGACACAAATGCCAAGATGCCCTGTCTGAAGGGAACCAACTGGTGCCCCGAAGTCGATGTCGACCGTGGTGTAATCATCAACTGGACGCAGGGTGTTGAAGCTATTCTTCACTACAAGGTTTGTGACTGCTTCTCGGCGGAATTCCTTGTTGACGGCAAGAGCACTCTCAAACCCTACGAAGGATATGTACCTGACTGCATGTGCCCTGCGGACGAGGGATATGGCGACTACATCGACATGCATGTTAATCCCGACGGTTCAATCGATGATTGGAAACTGTCTGTGTTCGAACGTTTTCTGTTTGGCTGGGAGAACGCATAATGTCCCTGGATATCATCCTTAAATGGGGAAAGGGCCGTGGACGGAAGTCCGACAGCCGCAACATCACCCACAATGCGGGTAAGATTGCCCAGCACGTAGTTCTCTACGATTTTCAGGGCGAGGGCCAGGTTACCCTCTATGACGTGCTGTGGAACCATGCCGACAAGAAAATGAAGGCGAGGGAACTCATCGAGGACCTTAGCAACGGGTTGCGCCTTCTTTCCGAAAATGCCAAACAGCTGAAACGGTACGAGACTATCATCAAGAAAGAACCCGAGATGAAAAACGGGAAGATGGAAATCAGGAATCTCCCCAAGGAAAAGTGGTATGTGTGGGGTAGTGTCGAGGAAACGGACCAGTACGGGAGAAGATTCGGTCTAATCCCGTTCGTTGAAGACATCCTGCTTCTCTGCATCAAGCATCCTGAAGCCGACGTTGAATGGAGCCGCTAGCATGATTACAATAGACTATTTCAAAAAGATTTGCTGTAACACCCTCGGGGAAAAGAACTGCCGTTTCGAGTATATCAAGGAACCGCCTGATGGGGATATCTACACCGTCCAGTGCTGGTTCAAGAACGAGAACAGCCAGTTTGCCCTTGAAGAACGCAAGGTCGCCTCAATCTTCCTGTATGAAGACGGTTCGTCTCTTGTGTGCGTCAAACCGTATGGCAAGCACGATTCGTACGGAACCGAATGGCGCTTCAAGTTCAAACGCCTCATGAAGAAGCACACTCTCGTGTATGTCAAGTACGACAGGCTTATCGAAGAAATGGCGATGGACTTCAAGAACATGTTCGGCAACACCGAAGAAAGTATCTACTCCCTGTTCTGGTCTATTTACGGCATGGAATGGCCTCCTGCGGCCTATCAGATGGCTTCGCATCTTGTGGAAGTCATGCGTTTAAGGGACAGAAGAGCAACAATAGAAGGAGGCGACAATGCCCAATCTACCTAAATTCTACTACCGTGACCTCAAAGTCCGTGGAACCTGCTACCAGGAATTGCCTGAACGGGATATCTTCATCCGTAAGTACGTCGGGAGGGATGGATTCGAACGTGAGAAGTGGATACGCAGACATCCGAAGTTTGATGCAAAGTGGCGTTACCACCACATGGTCGAGAGGGCCTTGGCGAATGGCGAGGCACCGACCCATCCTCTCATGATGAGACGCTACTTCTTCAAGCGTTGGTTCACTACTATGCAGAGTGAGTTCTGGCAGCACTTCCTACCTGAGTTCAAGCTAAGTATTTTGAAAGAGCTGATGCGTATGGTCAACCAATATGTGAATACGGGGAAGGTAGGCGAGAAGATGGCCGAAAAGGGAACCAAACTCGATACCGTATTTTCTGTCTTTCTGCACTCAGCACAGAACGTTGCCATAAAGAAAATGGAAAAGAACGTAGATTCAATTCCACTGGAGTAGAAGGAGTTAACATGTTCAAATACGTCATGAACAGTTTCTGGCTGGACTTTCAGCTGTTCCCGCATTTCATGTGCTACATCCTCGGTGTCGCCATCAGCGATATCATCATGTTCGCAATCTTGCTTTTATACCATCCAGCGATAGGACTTGCGGTATGCGCTGTTGCGGCCTTTTCGGCTGTCTGCGCCATTAAAATGTATGGTGACGGCATGGATGAATCCCACCACGACATGTACATCACCTACATGATGGTGTCGGAAATCCTCTCTGGTGCAATCTTCATCCATGTCGCATGGTGGTTATTCAAAATCCCGTTGACCATAATCGAATACCGCAAGCTGGAACAAGAATGAAAATCTATTTCGTTAGACACGCCCCAACTTCCGCAAACAGTACTGGCACCATGACGGTCGGCTACGAGAATGCCGACATAACGCTGTGGGACAAGCCAGAGGACTGGGAAGAAACCGTAGGTTGCCACATCCCCGACGAGGCACGCAGGGTAATCCTCAGTTCCCCGACAAGGCGTTGCATCAGCACCGCAAAGCTGCTGTTCGATAGATGTCCGACCGAGCTGAGCGAACTTCTCGGTGAGTTCGACTGCAAGGCCCTCGGCCATTTGAAATTCTGGGCGATATCCGCAGCTGAGTTCAACCAGAAGGTGTTCCTGCCCGCAGCAACTATGGAAAGCCGTGCAAGAGCCATCCTGAGCGAACTCGTGAACAATGTACGGCATGAGGAACAGGTGGATTCTTTTGTCGCCATATCCCACGGTATGGTGATACGCTACATGTATCATTTTCTCAACGGCAACCCAGGCATTTCCGCCTACAAGGTAATCAACTCGGTTGGATTCCGCTTTTCGAACCTCGACCTGCTCGTGGTTGACACCGACAAGTTAAAAACAGAGGCCTACCACTGGAAGGACCCTATAAAGCATGCGTAAAGATGCCAATATATTGGCGGTTTCGTGTAATTTCGGCATGAAAGCGCTAACATTTTGGCATAACAGGAGCAAACAATGAAACTGAGACTTATTGAATATCCCCGAGAAAACAAGTCGACTGTTTGGATGATTCAGACAGAAGAGGCGAATGGCACGAAAGAATACCTTTACTTCTTCATGGGACATATTGCACATGCAAGAGAAGACGACGAATTGGCGAAAAGTCATGCCGAATTCTACGATTATATCCGTGCTGTTGGTGCTTTTCACGCCATTAAGGACATGTTAACTCGTGCAAGGCACAAAGGTGGGCCACGAGTGGTTCTGGAAGAGGATATATAGATGATGAATTTCATAAAGTTTGAATATCTGGTTGCATGCGCCATGTATACGTACGGGACGCAATGTATCACCATGCGTGACCTGAACGAATACCGCATGAAGCTGGAGGCCGAGTTCAAGAAGCGGAATATCGAAGCGATGTTCCTGTTTTCCAGCAAGTATGCCTATGAATGCGTACACGACAATCCCGACGTATTCGAGTTAATATGTGACGGGACTGCCGTTCGCCGCAATGACGAGGTATCTATTGACGACCTTATAAGCAAGTACCTGTCCTACATGTCGAATGACGACCTGCTGGCGGTAACCGCCGTCAAGAATGCGTTGGATGAAAAAGTTATCGAGGTTAAAAAATGACTTTCAGAGAATACAGGAAAGCGGTCAAGGAAACCGTTGTATGGTTCTGGAAGGATATTGTCTACCAGGCGGGTGACACGGCAAAGACGCTTCGAATTGCAGTTAAGTTCGTGAAGGCTTCCGTTCCACGGAGTACATGATATCGTTGAACTCCTTGTCGCTCACCGAGGACAGGTAATCTTTAAGCTCCTTTATGATTGCGTCATTTTTATCTGCCATAATTGGTATCCTTGTTTTAATTTCTTATCTAAATATAGTTAAAACTATCCACACGGTCAAGATTTTAACGAAATTCCCTGACGACCTCTTGCCAAGCGGCATCGAAATAGGTATATTTATAAAAAAGTTTCATTACAAGGAGAAACCTATGTTCGGTATCGAACCTAATCTTGACAAAGTGTTCGGCGGAATGTTGAAGCCGAAGCAGCAGAAACTCGTTGACTACACGCAGTACCGTATGGAACGTGATTCCGTCCGATACGAAATCTTTGGCCGCAAGGTGTGCAACTCAGCCCTTATGTGGCATGAGGATACCCGCTTCTGGTTTGACCGTGAAAACATGGTCATCGTCCCCGAATTTAGCCCGTACATGGATGTTATGGGTGCCAAGCTGTTCCCTGATACGCTGGCCCGTTACGGAATCCACGCTTAATCCGTTCGGAGGAAACTATGGGTGAAATCCACGAGTACATGAGCGCATATCCTTACTATGACGAGAACAAGTGGTGTTGGTCCATCGAGAACCCGAATAAGGATAACGCCCTGTTCATGCGTTACCGTGCCAGGAAGGACAAGAATTACCGCAACATGGACAAGCTTCCGTTCTTCGATTCAATCGAGAAGGATGCCAACCAGTTCGGGATGCATTCGTGTACCTTTACCGACATCTTCGGAATTACATGGAATGGAACGAAGGGTTGTCAGATGGTTTCTGACGACCCTGACTACGAGCAGCACCTGTACTACTATGACGAGGACAGCGACGGGTACCTTGTCTCCGACGAGTACACGCAGGACAATCCGCCCGCTGATTTCGTCAAGCTGCGTAACCCGAGATGGGATATGTGGGTTGATGTCAAGGGTATCAAGACGCTCTACTACAAATGGGTTCAGAACAATAACCACCTGTTCAAGGATTCCGTGTTCTATGCGGAATACGATGACGGTACTAAGCTTTCGTTCTACGACGTGATGGGTCTGATGCACGGACTGAAACGTCTTCGTCCAGACCTCTACGATGGTGTCCTTCCAGAAATTGAACGCCATTTCGAGAACCTGCGTGATAACGAACGTGCCGAAGTCAGGGAGTTCTGGCCGGGGATGACCGCCCGGGAGTATTTCGACAAATGGAACAATGCCATGGACTACTCCGAAAAGACGGGTGAGCCAATCCCTACGGACGGGGCATAATTACAATTAAAGGAAAAAAGATGAAAACGATTCGCAACTCGGTTTTTGAAACCAATTCCAGCTCCTGCCATGTAATCACCTTGCTGAACTCATACGAAATGGAACAGTTCAATAATGGTGAACTGCTCGTCGAGTTCGGCAGGAGCCAAGGCGCAAAGATTGTCGCAAACTTCGTTGAGAAGTTCCGTTTCGGCTATGAACTCGAACGCTTGCAATTCGGCTACGATTACAAGGAGGAAAAACCCACCTATTACGACCTTCCGAGGGAAAGCTTGGGGAAACCGAGAGATGCCTTGTGGGATTTGCTTCAGGAAGGCATGAAGACTCATATCGAACATTTTGATGACAAGGTTGCCTCGATATTCTCTGATGTCGGTGTAACGGATGATTTGTATATCGAACGGGTTAAAAGCTACATCGAAGACTTTGCTGGTGTATCGACCGTTAATCACCTCATGGAAGACATGACGACATACACGATGCCTAACGGCGAGGTTATGCATTTCAGTTGTCATGAGTTCGAGTGTTAATATGAGAACGTGGCTAAAAATAAGTATCCTCAGGAGTGCTGCTGACAACGGTTACCGTCTGGCGATAGACGGTACGCTGATTGACCAGAAGCCACCTGCGGGTTCATCCGACATTGAACTGAGTACCCACAAGCTAGCCGACCTTCTTGACCTTGACACCCTCGTTGATATGCTCAAGTACAAGAATGACTGTGAAGAGTTGAAAAAGCTCTTCTTCGTCTCCAACAGGGAGTTGTCCGACTGGGTTGACGCCAAGAAGGGACGCCGTATTCATGTGGTCCAGCCGAACCAGATGATTAACCAAGGGGTATCCCACGATACTTGGCCGTACACGGAAGACACGGCGGAACTTAACGCCAGGAACGCAGGAGACATCTTCGTTGTCGAAGCGGGCTCCAGCACCCTGAACCACCTTACCCGAAAGGCTATCGGATTGGAATTGTAATGCGGAGAATGATATGGATGAGATGATTCCGTCCAGGGCTTTGGAAATCACTTTGGAATGGCTGGCGAAGTTCAACCGTCACGAGTACTTCACGAAGGAACTCTACAAGAAGCTACCCGCCTACAAGGAATGCGGCATTCGCCGTGAGAAGACCGAAATCCAGGTTGCGTTCATCTGCAAGGCGTTGCGGCTGAAAGGCATTTATACGACCCCTTGCGGAGTCGCCTGGTCCCACATCTGGGACGATGTCGGGACCGTAGACCTATATCTTGAACGGTACGAGCCTATCATCGAAGGCTACGTGAAGTGGTGCGAAAAACAGAGCAAGAAGGGATGAATATGATTGACGAGGTTCATAACAGGACGTTGCTTATGGAACATAACTTGAAGACCTCCCTCCTGTGGAAGAATATCTACAAGTTTTCATCCAAGTGGAATCTGGCTATAATCTGCGTTGCATTTCCAGAAGCCGTCCTAGAACAACTGAAACGGGATTTTGTTGCGGCTTATCCCGACAAGGATTTCGACACCGAGTGGGAAACCTGCAAGGCCGAATAAACCGATGTCCCGTAGTTTAACTGGAAAAATGTGGCCCTCCGAAGGCCAAGACGTGCGTGTTCGAATCACGTCGGGACAACTACACATCAAACCATGGAGATTCTTATGGAAGAAATCATAACGAACGGCTGGAACAACATCCAGAAATATGCACCGCCGCTGAACAAGGAAATTTTCATCTTGACTGAAGATGACTTGAACCCGTCTGTGGCAATATGCCGAATGGCCCCAGCAAATAAGCTCACCTGGACGGTAAACAAGGAAGGAATGGTCCTGTGCTACGACGTTCCCTGTGGGAATTACCATTCATGCAATGGCTCGAAGATAAGGTACTGGAAAGAAATCGACCGTCCTTATGTCAAGGGCCGTCCAGAACAGGATAAAATTCAGTCCGCAGTCGAAACGCTCCTGAAGCTCCCTGTAAAAGAACGCTATTCTCTCTTGTTCGGAACGGTCAAGGAACCTAATGTTGCCGACGCAGATGAACATGAAGCGTACCTGAAATGCAAAGATACAGTCAGGCAGGCCGTTCATGACTATATCAAAACGGTAGGCCATGACTTGACGGACGCTGAAAAGATGTCTATATCACACATATCCGAGTTTGCGTTGAATGCATAAGTTAAGTATGCCCATGTGCGATATCCCAATTTCAGCAACCGTGGTGCGACTTGCACCAACCATGAAGATGATTGGGCAGAAGGTTGCAGCAAGACGCAAACAGCTGATGATAACCCAGAAGGACCTTGCCGAGATGGCAGGCGTCTCTGTACGCACGGTATCCCAGATTGAATCGGGGAAGGCAAACCCGACTGTCAATCAGCTTGGCGACATCCTTAAACAAATCGGGTTCGTAATCAGTTTGCAAGACCGTGTCGTAATCGAGTAATCAAAGGAGGTTGTATGAGACCTGAAAACTGGGTTGAATTAGGGCAGAATGATACAGTGCAGTTCGATGTCCACTGCGTTATGAAGAAGTGCTGGGCAAACGAGTTCCTGTCCATGCTGGCAGACATGCAGCGTCTCGGCGAGATGGGCTGCAGCAGGATGAGGGGCATGTATTGCGACGGCGATGGAGACTTCCGTCCTAAGTTTAGCCACAACCTCGAAGGGTTCACCGAGACCGAGCACAGGGTAAGCAAGGCAGACCCAGACATTTGGTTCTGGGATGCGGGGTAATACTATGAAAGATGAACAGTATAAGGATTTTATCCAAAAGTGCCATCCTGAACTCGTAGCGGAGGCGGAATCTTTCATCAATGGCGATACGGAGGAGCCTACGCCAAAGCCGAAGAAACGTAAGAAAATGGACCGTAGCAGCTGGGAGTACATCTGCCGTTTGATGCCAAAGTTGAAGAACTTGGCACATGTCCGCATATCTGGTGGCGGAATGGGAAGAATGGATGGGTGGTATGTATATACCGTAGCTACCGTCGGATGCCGTAAGGAGAAAGTTGGCATCAGTATATGGGCGCACGATTACAAGTGTGGCAAGGATTTCCGTGAAAAGATTCCTCTTACGCCAAAGGAGCACTATCTCGAATTTTATACTAGGTTCGGCAACGCCTCCACATCGTGCTACCAGAGCATGACTAACTTGCCTGGTCATATATGCAAGGATGGGCACGGTAACGTCTATCCTACTGACATACCTCACAAGAGAAAAGAAATCTACCGATATCTTGGAATAGAGCCAAAGGAGTAACTATGGGTGTAGACTACAAATGGGGCGGAAGCGCTGGCGGAACCCGTTTTGGGCAGGAGATTGACCGTGTCGCCAAGCTATTTGGCGGCAAACGAATCGAGGGAAGCAAGGGGCCCAATAAGTTCGGGCTTCCAGACGGGACAAACCCGTGCGTCGTGAAATTCTTCGACCACCTGTACGGACCGCTTAGCATCGAAGAGACGAAGGAAGTCTGGAATGAATTCCAGAAGCATCCTGAAATCGAGAAAATCATGCCTGATATGTGGAACGAGTTCAAGTGCGACGCTAAGTACGGCGAAGGTTTCGAGTTGAGTTACTAGGAGGTTGGTTGTATGATTAAAGACAAGGAAGCGTACAGGGCAAAATGCACCGAGCTTTTGAACAAGAAGGAAGAACTGATGGACAGCATCAGTGCTGTTGAAGCGGTCAAGGAATTGTTGGAAAAATACAATGTTCACCACTTGTCCGCATTGAAGGCGAAGCTTGAAAAGGAATATGATGATACCGAATATGCGTACGAATATCTCACCAAGGAAGAAGATGAAGTCTTTTCACAAATCACCAAGGAGTTCAGCGGCAACCAGATTGAATGCTGGTTTGCACAGGGTTATGACATGGTGGAGTTGGTAAATGCCTACTTGCGTGGGGAGTTGGAAAAGTTCAAGGAGAAACCAAATGAGCACGAATGAAAACAATGGTTGCGAACTGTTCGACGCCTACCTTACCGCAAAGAAGGCGTTGACTACACGTATCAAGAATGTTCTGGAAATCCTTGCCAAGTTCAAGGCGTTGGACGTTACTCCGTCCGAAGCTGCAGAGGCGGTCGCACAGGAAATCACACAGGTTTCCAGCCACCAGTGGAGATACAATTCAGGCCATGAAACAATCTATTGCGAACATAGTTATGGACACCGTTCGTATGGATGCTTCAAAAAGTGTACGGTGAAGATTCCTGTCAAGTACCTCAACATGAAAGACGATGAAATCTACAAAGAGAACAGGGAAGCTGCACTTGCCGCACTGGAAGCGAAGAAGGTCGAAATTGAAGCTCAGATTGAAGAGAAGACAAAGTCGATGAGGAGCTATCTGAAAAGGATTAACTCCGAGATTGACTCTTTGAAGGAAGAGGATGAATAAATGCAGGACCAGACGATTACATTCCACTGGCGTACATTCGAGGAGGAAACGCCGCAGTCTGGCAAGGAAATCCTTGTAAAGACCCCAGCTTCTCCCCTGTACTGGTGGACACGCACTACTGTCTTCGGCAGGCACATGCAGCTAGCTTGCCTTACATACCTCAGTAAGGCGAAGAAGGACGGACTGCTGTGGTGCTACTGCGACGAAATAGACGAACAGGCGCCACCCGATTGGGATGGCGTCTATAACCACGGTGGACGGAGGACTGATGGAAAAGCCTAACAAACTTGTCTGGACGGACTTGGTATCGGACGAGTTGAAAGAGATGCTTTTCAACCTGAAATCCGACAACGGGGTTGTCCCGTTAGGAACCGTTGACAAGCTTATCCAGCTTTTCGTGAATGATATCGAACGGTTGGGTAATCAGTCTTCGTAATCGTCGAAGAACAGGCCGTACTCCCTCATCCATGCACGGGCCCCGATTTGGTCGGCCCGTTTTTTCATTTCCTTCACGTTGAAGTTGTACACGTCCCACCAGGGGATTTCAACAAGGAGGAAACTCGACTTTGCACCCATAGCCTCTACACAGAGCTTGTAGAAGGCGTTGTCCTTGCCGTTGGTCGCCGAGGATATGATAATCTTCGTGTCCTTTCGGTTGAGAATGGTCGGGAAAATGAGGTTGACAACCTTTTCCTGATACTCGTCCTTTGCGAACGCAAAGTCGTCAAGGAACAGGTACTTGAACATCGGTGCATCCTGCCTGCTGATGGTGCTGTAAGTCTGTGCAGATATTGCCGAGTTGTTGCCGTTGTTCCAAATCAGGTGTTCCGTTGAATTGATGAAAACGCCATCCTTGGCCCATTCCTTCGGCAGGTTCTTTAGAGAGAAGTCTATCTTGCCCAGAAGTTCGCACGAGCGTTCCATCTTGGTCGAAACCACTGCGATTGAAGCGTTCGGCTCGAACAGCAGCTTGTGCATGATGAACAGCGTCGCTTCAAGCGTGGAGCCAGACTGTCTCGGCTGTTTCAGAATCAGGTTTCTCTTGTCGCCGCAGATGGGCGGGAGCTGCATCAGGGTTAGAACCTTCCGCTGGTAACCCCTCGTGGACATGCGTTCTGTCCCGTGGCAGTTCTGTACATAGGTGAATTTGGCAAGGTCGAAAATGTTGTCCTTGCAGTTAAGGAATGATTTACTCATATTGTACCCCGTGTGTTTACCAGTAGACGGAATTGCCGACTGGCCGAAGCATAATTAAAGTATATTTTTACGGGTTTCCCTTGACAGAAACGGTGTTTTGAGCTATATTGTCAAACGAGGTATATTATGAGAATGCCTGTATTTTACTACAGAATGAAGCACAAGTTGCTTGCGTTCATCGACCGCAACTTCACTGGCTGTGCATACTGCAACGAAAAGAAATTGTGGAAGATGTTCGGCGAAAAGTGCGTCCCGCTGGACAACTTCAATACTCTGATTGACAGCGTCCCAGTCGGAGACAGCAAGACGAAGTACGCCTGCTACTTCTACCCCAAGCAGCGCCGCATCGAGGTTAGCCGAGTGGACGAGAACGGGAAGTACATCACGGTCGAATCCATCTTCGTACACAACTGCCCCGAATGCGGAAGGCCGTTGCCGTATACGCTAGATAGAAAGAAAAAGAAGGAAAAGGTGGTCATCGCTTCGACGCCCAAGGGCCCTAACGTGTTCTACGACATGTGGAAAAAAGAGGCCGAAACAAAATGAGGACAAAGATTATCTATAGGGGTTCCGTCTGGCGGGACTATTACTGCGAAGTCAACTTGAAGCAGTTGAGCAAGGAACTTGCGGACGAGTTGATGGACTCTTCCGATATTTCTACTTGCCTTAATACCCATATCATCAACAAGGAGCTGACTCCTGACGATGTGGTAAAACTTATTGCCTTCCTCAAAGAGAAGGAAGTTTGGAACAATGTGGCCCGTCTGGTCGTCAATGAAGATGGTTAAAAATGCGTTATAGGATAACTAAATGCCTGATGGAGAAGTACGGCCTCATGGAGTCTACCGTGAAGATTATGCTCCTAGGTCACGGCACGTTCATACAAGAGGCTGAAGAAAGCGGGATGGACCCAGAGGTGGCCGCCGAAGCCATCTATACGAAGTCTATACGGAATGGCAAGACTTACAGCGTTAATCCGAGGTGAAAATGAAAGAAGAACTTACTTTTGAGGATGTCTGTGCCTATATCGACCAGCTTGTCGATAAGAACGACGAGACAACGATTAGAAAGGTAGTCGACGAAGCCCAGTCGGGAATTGGCCGCATTTTTGACAACAGGATGAAAGCCCTAGAAGAGAAAAAGGAGAAGAAATTCCTGCTCATCGTCGACAGTTTCGCCCCGCTTGCCGAGTGCCTCGAATCTGGTGCCGAAATCGACGAGTATTCAAGTAACATCGCTGTCCGTGAAGTCTCACGGGAATACTTCTACGGCAATGACGAGCTGACCCCTCCCTTCGTCAATAGAACTTTCGGGGAAGGCAAGCCAGTAGACTATGACTGCATGGTGTATGCGATAGACATTCTCCGTAAGGCCACTAAGCACCCTGGCTTATATATGTATTGGAAAAACAGCGTGTGCTACTCCGACGAAGGCACCAAGTACCTTAAATCCCTATTCGAGTTCATGTACACCGTCATGGACAACGCATGCACATGTTACAGGAGTAAGAAACAGCGATATGAAGACGCAAACTAAGCGTATGAGGATTCCCTTCTCGAAGGAAGCTCTCAGGAAAATGGTAACATTCGGACATTCCATGTACGCCACTCCCGAAAAGGCAGAAGAATGCGGCGGGTTGGAATACTGCCCGAAGCTGTTCAGGGTGTACAACGACCTTGGCGACAAGGACTATATGGAGTATGATTTCTACGGAGAACGCCCTGTCAGGGCACGATGCTATATCGAGAGTATAGCGACATGTCCACGCTCACCGCTCAACCCTGACTCTGACGACCCGTGGAAGCTCTGTGCGATAACACTCATGATGAGCATGATGGACAGCAAGTTCGATGACCTTGCCTATAAGAAATCAGAGCTGGAATCCGCCGCACTCGAACTGATAAAGGAATGTGCTGCCAAGTTCAATTACAGCCTCTCGGTATCGGAAAATCTCAAATTCAACTATTACAGGCACCGTTGGGACGTGTTCGTTCCAGGTGGACAGGATATTCAATGAAACCGTTTAATCCGTATCACTACGCATTGGCACTCGTATTGCCAGCAAAGCATAAGATGGTTCCGCCATCGTGCCGTATAGTTCCTATGCCGTACTCAATGAATCCATGTAAACAGTATCGCCGTGTAGGCTGAGGATATCATGCACTTTAAACAAGAATTCAAGTTCAGGCTTGGCGACAGGGTTATCTACAAGGACCCGAACTCAGGTGAAACCGAAGAAGTCACCATCAGGCAGAGAACCCTCAGGATAGACAAGGACGGACAGAAGGCGTCCTATGTGTGCAGGGAAGGTAACCACAAGCATGTCTCCTACTGGGATGAAATGACCGAGGAGAACCTGTCCTTTGCTGGTGAAGAACACGGAACTGACGTGGTTGATGGCGACATCCTTGACGGGCTCGGCGAACACCTCGAAATAGGTGACACCGTGTTCTATGACGTGTATTACAGTGCCAATGGAATAAGTGTCAAAGACCGTGTTCCGAACGTCGATTTTACCTTTGCAAAAGAGCTTGAAATAGACTACTTCAAGCTTGACTGGTATATCGAAGTAGGGTTCAAAGACGGTAAAGTGGTTGACAACGTGGATAAAGTGTATTACGACCAGCATGTACACGGCAAGCTGACTTTCGAGGACCTGACTGTTGGTGAGAAACGGTACGGCATGCCAAAGGGATTCCCGTTGTGTGAATGGGCTATGAGTACCCATAAGACCATCGGTGAGAACTTCGCTCAGGAGTATGTCGCAGCCCTTTCAAGACCTGGATATGCGTTGATTGGCAAAGATGATGCCAAGAAAGCGTGGGGGTCTCGGAACGAAGGTGAACATGATTTCTATGCAATCAAGCGGTGGCTGACCCATCTGGGAAAGTTCGACGAGGTTGCAAAGCTGATGGACGAAAGGAAGTCGAAACCGAAGCCGACAAGGAAGGCCGTCAAGAAACAAAAGGATTCAAGCATTGACGACATCATGGAAAAACTGAAATCCGACCCGAAGCTGCTTGCCAAGGTCAAGAAAATGCTTTAAGGAGGCATCGTATGGCAGAAAAGGAAGAAAAAGAAGAAAAAGGAAGTGTACAGGGAAAGACCCGACTTGGTTGAAGCCCTGAAGGGAACGTATATCCGTCCGTTCATAAAGATTGATGACTGGATTGGGCAAGAATCCGATGCTTTCGCCGAAATACGGTCGATTTCAGAAGTCGTAGGCCAGACAGCAGTGAAATTGATTCTTAGAAAGGTATCTTTTGCCAGGACTCAGAACCATACCGTAATCACCTCGGAAGACGAAACTCCATGGTGGGTGTTCAAGAAGAATGCCGATGATGAACTGACCGTCGAGATGATACTTGCCCACAGGATTAAGGTGTCCCGTGAAGAATTCGTCGAATTTGCCAGAAAGACACTAAACCAGTCTTTACAGGTGATGGAAGACATGGGTATCTCCAAAGAGGAAATCCTTCGCTAAGTCATATAAACTTAGCAGGAGACGCTAAACCAAGACTGTATGATGTTCACCAAGAAACTTATTACCAAGGAACTCGTCGATGATGCACATCGTCTGTTCAAGCTCATATTCCCGAAAGAGAATCTGTACGAGGATGGAAGCGTAGAAAGCTGCTTCACACAGTGCCTTAAACCGCACAACGGACTGTGGCACTACTGGATTTGGTCTTTGAGCGATGTCGATTGCCCGATGGGGAAGTACATCGGCCTGTCTGGGATATACGAGGAAGAGGCTGACCCTGAAAGCGCTTGGCTTGGTTGGCTCGGTGTGTTACCAGAATACCGTCGTGAACGGTTCGGTACACGGATGCTCAATGCGTTCCAGATGGAAGCGAGGCAAACTGGATACAAGTACGCAAGGATTTACACCAACGAAGGAAACGTGGCCGCAAGGGGCCTGTACGAATCCGCTGGGTATACCATGGAAAGGCTCGACTACAAGGCGCCAGACTATGTCCTTACGGATGGAGACGTGGTCATATACTCGTTGTCTCTGGATAAAGAAAAATGGCCGCTACGCCCTTGGGCTAGCAGACCATTGATGTTTTAATCTGTGATAAAGCTAATCGTTAATTTGATTCGCAAAATACGTTAATGTATCTAAAACAAACTTGTTCAGGACTGAGCCTGCCGGGTGATTTACCATTAGTGCAAAACATTTATCATAGTCATGTAACTTAAATCTACTTATATCGTTGCTTCCTCTGTTGTCAAGATAAGTTAGTGTGGAACATGCTGGCGCTAGTGACAATATCCATGGAACTGCCATAGAATCGGCAATCACCAAAACTTTTGGACCTTGTGGATAGTCTAGTCGGGTGATAGTAGATATGCAATGGCTGTTTGCGTATATGTGATACTCTGTCGGTGGATTTACGAGATTGTATAAAATGGTTGCGTCTCCTGTTGTAGTATGTCCATTGTACTCGCTCATTTTATATTGTCCGATTTTTGGTACGAAATACTCTATATTTTTACCATCGGCATTTATGTTTATATTTTTTGTGTTTTCATTTAACCTCAAATCGATATGTTCATCCACACAAGCGAACTGTAAAAAACGTATTGCTTCGGTAGGCAACCAATGATGTTTTCCATTCCTTCTACTCCAGTAAAAGAAATGACTCCAAATGCTAGTCCAATTGATTACATTTACGTTCGGATGTGCATATTTGACATAGCATTTGTGGTCTATAGATGGGGCGATGAAAAAATTGATTTTACTAATCATTGGTCATGTCCTTGGCTTACATGATGTAGGTGTTCACAAACTCTCTGACGCAACCCTGCCCACCATTGGTTTTCATAATATGAATGTTTGGAATGACTTTTACCGTTGAGTCTGCATCAGATGGGCAAGCGGCTATTCCAACTTCAGTCAAACAATCTATATCGCCTACATCGTCTCCTATATAAGCAACGTATTCGAGATTGATACCAAGCTCAGAGCATAACCCCTTCAATACGGTTATTTTATCGGTTACTCCTTGGAATAAGTAATCAACGTGCATTTTCTTGGCTCGATGAGAGACGATGTTTGTGTTTTCCCCAGTGATGATTGCTGTTTTAACATTGTTCTCATGCAACATCCTGAATGCTACACCATCCTTCGTATTGAACTTTTTCATCTCGTTACCGTCTTCGGTATAATACATACCGCCGTCAGTAAGGACTCCATCTACATCACTAACAAACAGTTTTATGTCTGATTTAGATTTACGCTTAGAACGCATAATGCTTTCGAGTATAGTCCAATCCGTTGGCTCGTCAATTTCCGTTCCCGTGTATTCTGGCATCTCGTATATACCAATCTTTCCGCTCAGTCGGTTTTTATCCCTCTTGATGTTCTGTACTGAATTGATATAGAATGCCCCGTTTTCCATATACATGCCATCGAAGTTTTGCCTCCGTGGTCTATTTCTATAATCGTAGTTTTTGCTAGTGCCATCGGCATTCCAAAAGAACCTGAAATTTTTCACACACGTAAGAATGCTGTCGTACACTCCAGTGTGATACATTTGAAGTGCTTCTTCAAAATGTTTTGTTTCGGTCAATGGTGATGTCGCTTGTACTAATACGAAGGTTTCATCGGTTAGATTGGCCGCATTGATGTATTCAAGCATTACACTTTCAGTGCTTGCGGTATCGTTAGCGTTCTCTTCAGACCTTCGGTAAACATAGACTTTTGTGTAGTGTCGTGATAACACCGTTTTCTCAATAATGTCGGAATCAGTTGCTACGATAATCTCGTCAACCGAACCGCAGGCTTCCAGTGCCTCGATATTCCAACAAACAAGAGGCTTTCCACAAAAGTCCTTGATGTTTTTCAACGGGATGGATTTGCTACCACCTCTAACAGGTATAAATGCAATCGTTTTCATATTACCACTTTACTTGGTTCTTCTTCAATTTGTTCCGCTGAACTTTTTCGATATCCAAGATATCCTCTTTCTTGTAGCTCAATGACTCATAAACAGCATGGACATCTCGGACAAGTTTCCTCATTCCGTCAGGTTCCAAACTTGCGGCGTGGTCAGTGCCCTTCCAGGTTCTGTCTAGGGTAAAGTGACGTTCTATCCATTGAGCACCAAGGGCGACTGCTGCACTGTCGACGGCAATTCCAAGATGATGCCCAGAGAATCCGATTGATTTTACCCTTCCTGAATACAGCTCGATTAGTTTCGGCAATTCCAGAAGGCAGATATCCTTAAACGGTACTGGATATCCGCTTGTGCAATTGTAAATCACCAAGTCCTTGTTTCTCTTATTGTCTTCGAAGAAACGGATAATCTGTTCTTCTTCATCTCGTGTTGTCATACCGAATGACAAATGGATTTCTCCACCGAAATTATCACAGAGATATTGAAGCATCGGCTTGTTTAGGTTACATGCAGATGGTATTTTGATGAGACCTGGGTTCAGTGAGGCAATTTCCTTCGCTGATGTCATGTCCCAAACAGATGTGGAATACTCAATCTTGTATTCGTCACACCAGTCCTTCAACTGCTTGTGTTGGTCGAGAGAAAGTTCCAGAAATTCCCTGTGCTCTCCATAAGTGGCACCATACGAGTTTTCTGGGTGTGGATGCGGTGCGTTGTACTCTTCTGCGGTAAGCAGTTCCTTGGGGCAACGCTTTTGAAATTTAACCACATCGGCTTTGCAATATGTAGCCGCAGTTTCTATCAACTGCTTGGCTATGCTCATCTCACCCTTGTGGTTGCATCCGATTTCAGCTATGACTTTTGGGTAGTTCATTTTTCACCTCCATTAGCAACAATGAATACTGTTATAAGTCGTTCAAATATATATCCGAAGAATAGATACTGATGGTCTTGTTTTTGGTCTGGATGGCACCAGTCCGTCCGTTTCTTCAACATGCGGTCGGAGAACTTGACATAATCCTCGTATGTACTTAGGTTGTTCCGAGTAATGATATCGTTCATTACGCTCCAGGCAAATTCCATACACTTAACAAAGAATTCCCATTTGTATATGCCATGTCCACCCATATAGAAGGTTGTCCCCTCAAATGGAGTGAGATATTTTGACGTCTCGCCGTATAGCTTTTTGATTGAGGTAATCATTTCTTTATACAATGGTTCACCATGAGAGAAAATGAAGCCTCCCTTCAGTGTTCTTCTTTCGCATACCTTCCTTTGAGGTATGAACATACGGTTCATCTTTTGCGGTAGGTCTAGTTGCTCTCTCCAATTAGCAAATCCAACATATGGGGAATATTTGTTGTTTTTCCATACATAATACATCTGAACAAATTCGCCGAAGAAATCATGCAGATTGTTCAGGCTATCTCCATCTATCGTTGATGTTGTGTCGTATAATACATCAAATGGTTTTGAACGCAGCTTAGCTTTCAGTTCTGGCTTGTGGTACGCTACGTATAGTTTGGTCAAGTAGGCGTAATTTATGTTTTTGTTGTTTGATACTGGCCTCTTTTGGCTTTGGGTTTCTAATGTATTCAAATCTGAATAGTAAACTCGTTTTTTAGCGATAACGTCTAGCCAATAGCCAAACGTGGTCTCGAATATGTATCCGATAACACGCTTATTTTTTTCCTTATTGAACCGAGATTCTTTCATCCATTTTTGAATAAGCGGAAAGATATATGATGCGTACTCATTCAGCAAGGCGGAAGATGCGATGAACATATTGCAGTTTGCCGTATCTGCTATGGTAGTCCCGTATTTCTTCGTATTTAGTTTGGCATACCGCCAAAACTTATCACACTCTGCTTTAACCGTCTTGAATTTCGCTCTGTACAGGAAGTCATACCTTTTTATATTTTTCCTATATGATGCACAAATGCAATCATACTTGCTAAGCAGTTCCTTGATTTCTTTCGAACGTAGGTATTGGCGTTTCTTGTTGATGAAATACCTACGATAGTGCTCCAATCCGACAATCTTCGCTTTACTATGTTTCCATAGGTAGTACAATCCTGTGCATTCGCAATACCATTGATTCATATCGTCAATGTTATCTAGCTTATGTTTCTTGTCACCAAAGAACTTTGTTCTCGTTATGTCATTTGACGCTTCATTGAACGCATTGTCAGAACGACCTACGGTATAAATTTCTATCTCTTTCGGTGTGAAATATAAGTCTTGCTCTTCAGCATCAAAGTATCTGATGTTGTAGAAGTTGATTTCGAGTTTCAATTCATGCAACGTACCTTGCTTGATGCTAGGCATTAGACGTTTTCTATTGATGTTGTCGACGGCTTTCTGTAGTTCAGCTTGAACGAACTCTTTGTATTCCTCCCTTGTCATATCATCCAACGCAACGGTTACGATGAGTTTGCGGTAAGATGAGTTTGAATTGTTTGTTAGTTCGGATAGATGAGACTCTTCAATTTGCGTTAAACTTAGTGATTCTCGGTTGACAAAGTACCAATGCACCCTCTTTACATCCGTTTCAATGGGTGCTTCTTTCCATACGTCGTTTGAACTAAGCAATGTTGCATTGGCCGATTTGTGTTTTTGCTCTGACTTTCCTGATACTGCCACGGGACGAGTTGGTGTTGGGTGAGATGCGCTTCTCATCATCTCCTGCAAGGAATCTAGTGGTTTTCCGCTGTTAAATACGAAGTTGGGCATCTCCCTGCGTCTGGCTGTGGCTTCTGCGGTATCTCTTTCTACCTTAGATGGAAGCTTCGGATTTGTCACTGCGGGTACATTAACCCGAGGTGCATTACGCATCCTGTTCAGAATGTCTTCAAAAGACGTTCCCATCTTTACGCTCTCCTTAGATATTTCTATCTTGTAGTTTATAAACTGATATCGTAACAAGGATTTTTACCACCTATGATAGAGACGCTTTGCTGGCTTTCCGGCATCCTCGGGGCATTCTTCTTCGCAATCAACCTTGCACCTCAGATAGTCAAGTGCTACCGTACCAAGTCCTGCGGGGGAATCAGCCGCATGTTCCTGGTATTCGCCTTCTGCGGCAACATATTCAGTGCGATATTCGTGCTGTACACGAACCTGAAGACGGGCCTGTGGCAGTATCCAATCTATTTCAATTACGGAGTGGCCACCACCCTTACTGCCGTGCTCACTGTGATGAAGGTCCGCTACAGCCTCCGTTCCGCCCATGTAAGGAACTCGATACCCATAATGGGTTATAACGGCTCGTTGGAATACATTTACGACGAGGCGGCTTGACAAAACCAGTAGAATCGTGTATATTTAACTGGCATGAAGAAGCTGAAGAAATACCTTTCCCTGATGGATGTCCCGTACACCGAGAAGGACAGCGGCGGCAAGCCGATGGTCCAGTTCGAGTACATGGGCGTCGTTTACGCCATCCTGCGGTCCGCATCCGGCAAGGACATGTACTGTGTCCTCATGGGTTACAACACAAGGGTTCCGAGCGGGCTCGTTATGGGGTTCGACAACTTGAAGGAATGGGTCCACCGCCTGATGTATCCAGAAGATTTTGAATCGGAATTGGACGACCCCCTTGACATGTGGCTGTGAATTGCGTATATTTAGGCTATGTCCACCAAATGGAGATGAATCATGGCCGAACAGATAAAAGCCCGTTGCGACAGCAACCAATTCAACCGTTGGGGCGCCACTGACGACCCCAAGGACCTTACGGTCGGAAAGGAATACGATGTCGACTTCGTTGTAATCCACGACAGTTACACCCAGGTCTACCTCGTAGGTGACTGCCATGCCTACAACTCGGGCAACTTCTCCTTCTTCGACAAGTACGGGGATGAAATCGACATTGTCGATTACTTCAACCACCAGCTCGGCATACACAAGTGTTGGCCGAAGAAGTAGAGCATGAGCGTAAAATGCAAGAAATTCCAGTGCTGGACGTGGAGTCCGTTCATGCTTGTCGGGATTTCCCCGAAGATTGAGTACTATTGCGGTGAATGCGGCAAGTACAACACGGGCCGTTTCGACTCCAATAGCTATGACAGGGAGGGCGGCCACCTGCGGTGCTCCCATTGCGGGACAGAAAATATAATTCCCGTGTCGGTTGTCTGACGAGGTGCCCGATGCCAATACACAAGTACGGAGTAGACCTACCTGAACGCTTCAAGGAGTATAAGCCATACTACCGTTACATGAAGCGTTGCAAGGGGTTCCGTGAAGCTCTAATGCATGGCGGAGCCGTAGTGCATGACTATGACTTGAATACGACCATGCATCTTAGGCTGCGAAAGGACGGCAAGACCATCTACGACGATGCCGCATGGTATTTCTTCGAACACACGCACGATGTGCTAACATAACAGGTAATTCAAAGGAGATTGACTATGTTCTATATCGAACGAAGCGTGCAGGGCCCTCCCCTGTGCAGCGACATCCACGACTGCTACGGCATGATGGAAGACGGCGAACTCGGCTGGATTCGTGACGGCCTCCGTGCCATCGGTTTCGAGACCAAGATTGAAGCCGAAGATTTCGCAATGAGCCACGGTTTCAACCCCTGGGTTCCAGCCAGTGAGTACGACCCACGCTACCTCATCGTCGAGGAACTCCGTGTTCCCGAGATTGGCGACATCGTAAAGAAGCACAACGCAAGGCTCTCGGTTGGCATATTCGGTGGAGGCCCCATCATCTCGTGGGAAAACGAGAAGTACTGCATCAAGGTCGTGACCAACACAGACGTGGACAGCTCCCCGTCGAGGGACCGACCCGAGTACGTCTATGTCGTAGGCGCCCGTCTCATGGACACCGAAACCAATACGGTAGTCGACGAGGTTTTCAACCCGACCTACGAACAGATGGAAGATTTCGTCAACAAGGGCGTCACGGAACACGGGGTGTAACCATGGTCAAGAAACCCATCGAAGAACTGGTCGATGTCATAAAAGGCCATATCGACGAGAGCAAGCTCAGTATTGGCAGCGACCGTCTCCACATAACGGTTACCGACGAGGTGGACATCATCATCGAGCTGTTCGGCCCGATGTACGACGTGTGGATTCAGAACCATGTCGAAGGCGAGGGCTGCACCGTGGCCAGGAACGAGGACCGCTTCCAGGTGGCATCCTTCATCCTGTCGGTATTTACATTGAACGGGGTAAAGAAATGACCACGAACGCTCCCAACAAGTACAAGCTCAATCCGTTGAAGATGCCTACCGTGGCGTCCCCCGCACCTCCCCCGATGAAAGGTGTGCCGTTCTTGGACATCTTTGCACTGCAAGAGGAAGTCAAAAGGCTCCGCAAGGAAAACGAGAATATCAAGAAGGGATTGCCAGTATGGAGGAAGGCATCTGGTCTCGACAATGTCGGCGACAACACGTGGTGCATCCTGTACAGCAGGCTATACGGCATTGGAATCGGGTATTGGAGCACTCACTACGGATGGATGTTCCACAAGGAAAACCTTATCCAGACGGACAGCGTCACCCACTGGATGCCGTTCCCAGACGCACCGAAGGATTGATTATGCGATTCAGAATTATCAAGGAAACGATTGAAAAGGACGACGGGTCGACCCAAGTCTTTTTCTACCCGCAGAAGAAGGGATGGTTCTTCTGGAACTACTTCTACTACTATGACGGAACCTGCCCGTTCGAATACCGTTTCGGGACAGCTGATGAAGCCGAGAGATTCATCGAAAGGGAAGTCAAGAACAACAGTCCTTCGGCTGTCGTAGTAGTGAAGGAATTTACAGTAAAGCGCAACGGGTAAATCATGGAAGAGCTTACCGAAGAACAGAAGAAATTCAAGGAGGAGTCGCTCGAACTCCTCAGACAGTCCAACGATGCCGACTACAAGAAGTTCCTGAAGAAGGTTAACGAACTTGCCAAGCGCAATCTCCCCCTCGATACGAAAATCGAGTACGTTACTGGACGTTGCTGCGGTTTTGAAGGCATCGGAATCATCCTCAGCGGCGTCATCAGGTGGAAAAACCAAATCATACTCGCCCGTTTCGACCGTCCGATGCGTACCAAGCGTGAAGGCGGGGAATGCCACGCATGTGTCGACATTTTCTCGCTTGGCCGTGCTACGCTCGAACTTGAACCTAAGCAGGGCGAGTATGTCATCTTCGAGACCACCATCGGCGACAAGGACACGTTCTGCAAGATTGTCAACAGCATGTGGGACTACACAGACCATCGTGGATACCTCGTCGAAGACCCGCACAAGATGTTCGGCTTGAAATCAAAGGCGGATGTACCAGATTTCGTTGAAACAGATAGGGAGTGACGATTATCCGTATAAAAGTTGGGCGTTCATGCTGTGATGAACGCCCTTTTTCGTAACATTTTTTAGAATTCTAATTCTTCGTCTGGGTCCAGTTCATTCACTCGCCCGTTCCCGTCGTAGAACATGTCATCGTCCGTGTCGTTTGGATTGTCTGAGTCATATTCTTCTTCGGATGTGCGTACACGTCCTCCGTAGGTCGGTGCTTCGTCTGGATACAATTCTGAGGCTATATCGTAATCGGAGGGGGTTTCATCTGCGGGTTCGTCTGTATTTGCGGGCAGCCATAGTATCTTGGTTACAACCTGGAATGGATGTCCTGGCTTATGATATTCTTCATAACCCAATACATTACCGTTTTCATCTGGCTGGATGCTATCGAAACTCATGTGATTGACTTTTACGCTCAACGGATTGAACTCTGGAGTAGAATATCGTTGAAGCTTCGACACCTTGAACTCATCAGGCTCTCTGGTGGCAAGGTCACGGGCTTTCTTGTACCCGTTCAGGAAATCATCGTAAGTTTTGTCACGTCGTATACCCAATATGTTTTCACGGGAATTAGAGCTCATCTCGCCAATACATCCGACATCGGGCCCTTCTTTTTCGAGGGGGACCGAATTATCAAAGGCATCGCTCGGTAACCAGATGTACTTTTCACTGATGTATTCAAATCCAGATTTCCTACCATATTCGAATCCCCAGGCGTTTCCATTTGTATCTTCAGGAATACTATCGTAATTTACGTATTGTGCCTGGTTTTCCTCAGTATCAATGAGTGGCATACGATACTTTTTAATCGGTCCGACATCGCCATACGATGCAAATTTATCACGCTGTTTCAGAAAATCAGCGTAACGCATCTTTGATAAGCTGCTTAAAGCTGAATGTCCATGCCGTGATACATAAACGAAGCCAATATCATCGTCGTCGGGTTCTTGTGTTTGTCCAAAAGAACCTTCGAGGCAAACCTTTGTTATCTTGCCGACCGCTTCCATCTGATTCTTGCTAAGGCCGAGCTGGCTTACGCCTTCCATGAAAATCTTGATTCTTTTATCCATATCGTTACCATTGGTGGATTCACCCAATAGTTTATCACTTTTCTTTTCCATGAAGTTTGTAATCGTCAGGCGGTCACCCATGATTTCCTTCAATCGGTTCAAATCTGGGTTGAACCCCTGTCTGGCAATATCGTCCCTGGCCCACAGGTTGAACAGGTCTTCATAAATGATAGCCTGCAAGTCCGTGTCGAATCGCTGCCATTTTTCGAAATCTCCATAGTATTTGGTGAATGTTAATGGATATACACGGGTTCCCTCACCCTTGTGTATGCGTCCCCACATGAGCTGTTCGATGTTCAGGTCTTCCATAGGAACGTTTTCACGAACGTTGATTGCACATGCTTGATTTCGTACACCAAATTCGTCTATTCGGTATTTTTTGATGTTTTCTGGGGTGCATTCAAGCGATACAATCAATGCTGCTTGACCTATATCTTCAATGAATGGCTTTCCCGTTGAAAACCATATACAATTAGCTTCCCCGTTATCGTGGATGCGAAGGCCAGTAGTCAGAATGCTCCTAAGGTCATCATCGGTAAGCCCAGTCATGTAGCCGCAAATGTGGTACAGTTTAGGGTAGCTTGCTCCGTCTACCGCCTCTTGGAAGATGTGCATTTGTTGCAGATGTTCTTTCGCCTTTTTCTCGGATTTGTGCGAAGACAGGATTTCACCTGTTTCGTGGCTCTTGATTACCCACTCGGCCAGTTCGCCCTTTGAGTTGCGATGGCCTTTCATGTGGCAGACATATTCGTATAGAGGTTGCATAGGGGAAACCAGATAGTTTTCCCCTACAGTTTATACCTCATGATAACGCATTACTGATGATATCCCGTGCGACTTCAATGCATGCATCACCAAATCGCCATCCGTTGTTGATGCGGTCATCGAACCTGTCGGCAATGTCCAATGCGTTGTTGCAGTTAGACAGTTGCTTAATATGGTACGAGACCACTTCCTTGTACTCTTGATAATCTAACGCCATTTTAATACCTACTAAAACTGGCATGCCTTGCGTTCGACACGGTAATGGCCGTCGTTCGCATACTGGTATTTCTCCCTCGTAAGTCGGTCTCCGTAATTAAGGGTGATGCTTTCGACAATGACATTTTCCGTGTTCATTTCGAATTTAAGGTCGAAATCGCAGTTGGTCTTGGCGATGAGGATACCCTCGTGGTAGATTAACCCCTGGAAACCGTCGGCCTTGCATTCGCATCCGCCGAACACGCCGAAGATGCTCACTAGCAGGCAGAGTGCCCCCAGGAAATACATTACTCGTTTTGCTTCCTTGCTCATACTTTATCTCCTTTATTTAAAACGGTAGTTCCTCATCCACAGAAGGGCTAGCCTCCTTGGGAGGGTTGAATGGTGGGTAATACTTTCCCTTCACGTATTGCCTCGGGCGGTTCCATTTCTCGTACAGGAGGAAGGGGAGAAGGACCCTGCTTACGAATCGGTACGCCAGAATAATCTTGGTAGCGAACCTTCCGTGGAAGTCTTCTGGGTACATCTCGTTGAGCTCTCGGTACGCTTCATCGTCGGAAACCTGTTCGCCATAGTAATCCCCAGTGATGCTTACATAGATTTCGCTGAAATAAACGCAGTTGCGGCAACAAGATGTTGCGTAGCGACGGCAACGGTCACATACAATCATTTTGTTTCCTTGTTGAAAGCGATGTTTTCTACCTGTTCGGCACCGAATTCTACGATGGTCGGGATGTAGTCGTCCTCGTCCTCATCGTTGAGGTCACGGCAAGCACGTTCGGCCTGCCCCAGGGATGAGTAGTGAAGGCCAGTCGCAGGGTTGTCACTACACTCACAGAATCGAACCTTCTGCAACCAACCTCGGTTTAGAATCTTGCCTTTTATCTTCCACTGTACGAATACCATCCAGAAATGGAATGAGACATCCTTCGTAGGGAAATTGCGTTCTTCATATGGAAGTGCTGTTCTACCCATTGTTATACCCCCATGTCTGGTGTACGGCAGCCGAGATTGTTTGACTTCGGCTTTGCCTTGCCGTCATTCCAGCACTTGAACTGACATTCTGGGCAGGACGTGTAGTAGTCCACAATCACCTCGGGTATCCATGTGTCGGTGCCGCTGATGTTGCGTTCGCTCTGGAGTTCCCGTGTCTTGCATTCAGTGATTTTCGTCTTGAACTCGCATCCGCATCTCGGGCACTTAAAGTCGAAGTACGGATTGCCGTGCTTGGTAATCTCGGTCGAGTCTGCCACAGGCTTGTTGGCTTGCTTGTCGATAGATTGCGGGTCGATATCGTCGACCGCTTCAAACCAGCCCCAGAATGTTTTCCACGATTTTTTAATCAGTTGTTTGATATCCATGTTATCCCTTCTTTTCTTCACGGTCATCGACAGTCAATGACAAGATAATCTTTTTGCCAGTAGGGAGTTTCCATGTGATTTCATAGGTATCGCTCCCCTTTTCAATCTTTCCCTTCATGTACTCGGCGACGGCACAGAGCGCCTCGTCGGTTACATCGTTCTTCTTCTTCCAGACGCCAGGTTTTGTTATTGTTCCTGCATAGATTGCTGCCATACCGCAGCCGACGTGGTATTCCGCCATGTTTACTCCTTGTTTAAAATTTTAGAAACCAGCTCAGGTGGGTTCGACTCCCAAGGGCGTGCATTCACGTCGACTTTTCTGGATGAAGCATGACGTGGAGCGGTATGCCGTACTGAATCGGGGTTTCCTTCTGCTCTTCACGGGCCGCTTTCAGCAAGGTGATGATTTCACCCTCGGTGGCACATCCGCAGTCCTGCTCGTCGATGAGCAGCGTAGTTTCTTCTTCCGAATGGTGCTTGCGGTATTCTGCCAACAGTATGTCAAATACTTCTGTGGAAACAAGGACGCACTTGTCCAGAGTCTCGATGGCGTTTTCGATTGAACACATGTATTTTACCCGATTGGTTTAATTTCAGTTTTTCGCAATGTTTAATTGGTTTCCTCGCCGTATAAATATATTTTAAATATGTAAATTTGTCAAGAGGAAACCAATGCTTCCATACGAAAATAATGAACCTGGATTGGTTCACCAGTATCAAGCGGAGTGTCACGACCCCGCCATCGGGGCCGAATGCCACAATCCAGCCATCCAGGCAGAGGCGTCCGACCTCGTGCGTAAGAACTGTGCTGGATTTCGTCGCATAAATTACGATGCAAACGGATTTCCCGTCCCTAATGAAACTTGGTAACGGGGATGTCTTGCCAAAATATGGAACATTGTCTATATTTTGACTGATTGCGTACTTTTCAAAATGGATTTAATTTATGATTATTATTGACCCTCACCCGTTCGTATTCAAGCAGGTCAAGACCATGCTTGGAGAATTGTGCAACAAGCCCAAGTATGAAAAGACCATGGTCGTGCTCGGGTACAACGTGATGGCGTGTTCCGAAGCAAGACGCCTTAAAGCGAAGCATCCCGACCACAAGCTCGTTATTTACAACATGGAGCAACTCTACCGTGGGAGCCCATGGATTAACTCGAATACGAGAGCATGGTTCGAACAGGCTGATGAAATTTGGGATTACAACCTTGAAAACATCAAGTTCTTCGCCGAAGTTCTCGGCTACAAGGCCTCCTACCATCCAGTAAAGTGGGTCGAGTCCCTTAAAACCCTGGAACAGGTGAAGCCAGAGGACATGCTTTACGACGTGCTGTTCTATGGCGAGGAGACTCCGAGAAGAACCAAGCTTATAGGGGCGATGCGTGCGGCACACCGTGATTGGGCGATAATTACGGCAACTGGCGTAACTGGAAAGGCTCTCGACTACCTCATAGCCCACTCAAAGATTATCCTGAACGTGCATGCTTTCCCACAGTACCAGTGCCAGGAAATCGTTCGCATGTTCTACCCGCTAATCAACGGGAAGTGCATAGTCAGCGAACCGTCCAAGAACGACGGCTATGCGGGCGATGCAATCGTCTATTCATCCTACGACAACATGATTGAAACAGTTAAGGGTCTTCTTACCGATGGCAAATGGATTAACGTCGCTTCTGAGGCGTCTGATAGGTTCCGCAGACACACCACCAAGTAGTGAGCCTGTAAAGGAAACCAAGCCTCCTAGCAAAGTGTACAAGTACACTGTCATCGAGTGTATCCTCGAAGGCTATGAGCCATTGCGGGAAGTCAAGCACGCCAAGTCCGATGTCCATTACCTGCTGATAACCGACAACAAGAGACTGAAGAGCAAGACCTGGGATGTACACCACATTTCCGAATACCCGTGCCTGTCTGGAATCAACGACGTTATAGGGATACTGAACTATGTCCGCTACCACACGTTCGAGTTTGCGGACACCGCAGTGTCCATATACATCGACGCCAGCATGATGATAAACAAGCCGCTGGACAAGCTCTACGAGGACTTTGTCAACTCCAATTCGGATATCGGGCTCGCCATACATCCGTACAGGACGAACGTGTACGAGGAACTAAATGCGTGGCATACGGCCCGTGGTCTTTCCGCAGAGGAAGTGACCGCCCAGAGGAAGCTGTTCGCAAAGACCTCGTTCAACAAGGCAGTCCTGTTCCAGTCTGGTATCATCATCCGAAGGAACGTGAAGATTGTCCAGATAATCGACGACATAACATGGTCCTTCCTGAAACTGACTGGGGTGAACTGTTCTTCTGCGAGGGTTGACCAGACCGTCCTTACCTATGTACTCGCCACTTATTTCAGCGGGGTGAAGTTCCTCCTGTTCACGCAGCACCTGATTCAATCCAGTTACATCACATGGTGCAAGCACGGTTCTGACCAGCCAATCCTCATAGACAAGAGGTACTATGTCAGGCCGTCCGTGTTCGGTGTACTCGTGAACCCTTATATGATTGAACCGACAGAATCGCCTGGAAATAAGATAATTTAACTACGACGGCTTACGATGGCCGCCAAGGATACTTGAATGCAGTTTGGTGTTATCGAGAAGAGAATTACACGTTTATGGAACAAGACCCCAGCATTGCTCATCGGACCTCCTGGAATAGGAAAGACGCAGTTCTGCCGTGGCCTTGCAGCAAAGCTTGGATTGAACCTTGTCTGCCTCGACTGTTCGCAGTCGGGGGACTCTGGCGACCTTATAGGATTGCTTGAAATTGAGAACCATGTACACCACCATACGAAACCCGCCTGGATGGACACGACGGAAGCGACCCTCGTCTTCATCGACGAAATCAACAGGGCCAAGGGCGAAATCATCGCCGCCCTGATGAAACTGTGTTCCCCAGAACAGTCGTTCAACGGTTTCACTCTCCCAGAGGGCTCCCGTGTCGTTGTCGCAATCAACCCTTCCAGCGTGGATTCCAACCAGGTGCTTCCAATCAACCGTGCGCTTTTCACCCGTTTCGCCAGATACCACGTCGAGGTGGACGCTAAGTACTGGTGCAGGTGGGCCGCAAACGCTGGAATCAACCAGACAATCATACGCTTCATCGACAGCCACAACAACGCCCTCTATGTGGATGATACCGAGCTTGATTCGGAAGACGAAAACACGGCCAACCCCCGTTCATGGGAGAATTTCGCCCGTCTTTTCGACAACGCATACAAGGCGGGCGACTATGTGGACGAAAACGGCCTGCCAAGACCAGGCGGGATGGAAACCCTGCTGGTAGACGCCACTTCCACGCTCGGCCCCGACATGGCCAAGACTTTCACCGAATGGTTCAAGAAGAACGGGAATAAGCTCGATGCAGAGGATGTTCTTCATGCGAACGAATGGGACTGGGTGAAATTCAAGAGTATCATCGACGGGATGAGCGCAATGCAGCTTACAAAGCTGAGCGATGCCATCGTCAGCAAGATGGCGAACGCCTACGAGAATTCAAGGCAGACGAGGACTATGTCCCTGAACTTCTGGTACTACTACTTCGCAGTCAAGCCAGAGATAAAGGCCCAGATGTACAACATGCACCTGATAGACCTTGTCCTGCAGATTTCCGAGGGAAAGGACAACTGGCTCTCTCGCCTGAGGGAACATGTCGGCGAAGATAAGAAGATGATGCTCAAATCCAGTTTCAGCGAGTTCAACCAGGTTAACTGATGTCCGCTCTCAGCAAGATAGAACAGGCCAAGGTAATTCTAGGCTCCGTGAATCCAGCCGCCATGTGCTACATAAACATGGCGCACCCTATCGTCGAGGACGACAGGACGGCTACGCTCATGCTCGACGCACACATTCCTGGGGAACTCTACCTTGTCGCAAACAGCGGCTGGGTCAACAGGATGGACATGAGCGACCTCGCCAAGATTCTTTACATAGAGGCTTCCCGAATTGCGTTGCAACATGTGACCAAACGTGCGGTCGACAACAAATTCAATCTGCTTTCGAGCGACATAATCTGCTACTCGATGGCGAGGGGATGCCTCACCCTGAACGGAACGTCCTTCCCAGACTCGCTGGACAGGAGCAAGGCGAACATCTACTACGAGCAGGGCAAGGTGCTGTACAAGCACGAGACTGGAAATGAATGGACGGACGAGTGCGATTTCCACGAGAGGGTGGCCATGTGGATGGAACGGGCCGCCAACAATTCTGACGACGGGGATGCCGACCCAGATTCTGACGGCCAGCCTGACGAATCGGCTGGTGGCGACGGCGATGGAAGCCCGCAGGGAGCCCTCGATGCATACTTCTGTGACGAAACCCGTTCCGAGAACTGGTCGCCCAACGAGACCGTTTCGAGCGACATCGCCATGGAGACGAAGCATCTCGAAGAGAACGGAGGGTTCGACGGGACTGGCTGGGGCCTGAGCGCAGGGAACATCATGCTGAAGATTCTTGCCGCACAGGAACCTCCCGTAGATTACAGGAGGATAATCCGTTCGTTCGTCGGCACGGTCGTTTCCCAGCGTACGGAATCGACCCGACTGAGGCAGAACAGGCGTTACAACCTGCTGTTCCCAGGCCAGCGTTCCGTATACGACTGCAAGCTGCTCCTTGCCGCAGACTCGTCTGGTTCTATGGATGACGACGACCTGTCTGCTGCTGGTTGCCTTATAGCAAAGATAGCGACTGGATGCCAGATAGACTACTGCTGGTGGGACTGTAACTGCACCCTGCCGAAGACATTCAAGCGTGGATTTTCCAAGAGCGGGTTCGATGTCGAGGGACGTGGCGGGACGAACCCCCAGTGCGTTTTCGACATGCTCGGGGATAATAAACTGATGGGGAAGTATTCGGGCATCATCATCTTTTCCGACATGATTTTCGACGAGATACCTAAACCAAAGGGCATTCCAGTCGACAACATGCTGTGGATATGCACCGCTGACGGTAGCGAGCCCCCGAGCTGGGTTCCACGCCGTAGGATTATGCGGTGCAAGGAAATTATGAGTTGCATCAAAAAAAGGACTTGAATTTTTGTACAAGTATGGTTATATTTATATGTATATAGTTAGCTTGTTCATAATATAGTTAATTAAATCGAGGCTATTATGAAGAAAATGTTGTTTATCATTGCGGTGCTTGCTGCTTTCGCTTTCTCGAAGCAGACATACGACACCAAGTGTTCAATCCTTGTGGCGAACGGTCAGTCCGTTACATACAGATGCACCAACGGAATGGATGTTACCCTCGTGTTCGCACCCGACGTGAAGATTCCGACAAAGGTTTTCTACGACAGCAAGACTGGCTTCTTCGACCCAGATACCGAACGAAAGTTGAAGGTCAACATCAATAAATAATGTGGTTCCGATATGAGTGAGACGCAAGAACTTCCAAAGAAGAAGATGTGGTCGACCATATACCATGATACGGTCAACGACAAGATGTATATGTGGTATGTGGACGGCACGACCGATGTCCTCCCCGTCAAGCACCGTTCCTACACGAACCGTCTGGGTGAATTCGGTGCCGTAGAATGCGGCATGAAGGACATTTTCGGAAACGAGGTTTACGAATTCTACCTTTCCCACAACGAAGAAAAGGAAATCAAGCGCCAGTACCAGGGCACGCTTAACCATTTCAACGAGATTGATATCGACCCACGATGCCGATTCCTGCAGCAGCTCTATGAAGGCTATGATATCGAACACCCGAACATCAAGGATATCAACCTCTGCTTCATGGATATCGAAGTGTCGACCGAGGGTAGGTTTCCTGTCCCTTGGTTGGCCGAATATCCGATTAACCTCATCGTCCTTAACTTCCCCGAGTATTCCGTGCAGTTTGGAACGCTCGACGTGGATGAGGCTACCCTTGAAAAGTACAAGGAACTGAACTGCCGGTATATCAAGTGTTCCACCGAACAGGAACTGCTCACTGCGACTTTCAACTACATCAGGGAACACGGGGTTGACATCCTCTCTGGATGGAACTTCTCTTACGATACCGAGTATACATACCGTAGGGCCAAGAAGTTCGGAATCCCCCTCCCGCTCATGTCGAGAATGCCGAAGGGATGCGAAAGGGCTTACTTCGACGAGAGAAAGCGTGAACTCCATGTGGCCGGCACGGAAGTTATGGACTTCCTCGCCCTCTACAAGAAGTACACCTTCTCGGAAGAACCCAGCTACAAGCTCGATGCAATCGGTGAAAAGGAAGTGGGCGAGAACAAGGTTCCGCTTCCAGACGGATACCTGTCGTGGAAAACCTACCCGTCGTTGTTTGCGTACTATAACGTGATAGACGGTGTCCTGTGTAGAAAAATCCAGAACAAGACAAAGATGTTCGACCTTGCGCTCATGTCTTCTGCCGAGGCCCGAGTGCCGATTACATCGGTGTTCGAATCCAAGAAGATGATGGTGGGCTTCGTCCTGAACCACCTGCACAAACAGAACATGGTGTTCCCCGTTTACAGGCCGACTGCGAAGGAGGAATACCCTGGCGCCTTCGTGTATTCAGTCCCAGGTTTCTACAAGATTGAAGTGTCGTACGACTACCGAAGCCTGTACCCGTCAATCATGATGACGTTCAACATCAGCCCCGAAACCAAGGTCATCAAGCCTATCGACTACGTGCTGACGGAAGAGGAGAAGAAAGTCCTCATCAGGTCGCCTTGGACGCACAACGGGCAATATCAGGTGTTCTACCGAAAGGATGTCGAGGGTATCGTCCCGCAGGTTACTAGAAAGCTGTTCAACGGTCGTGCCGAACTGAAGATTAAGAAGAAGCAGGCTGAAAAGGACGGTAACGAAGAACTGATGAACATCTACGACATGATGCAGAAGGTGTACAAGGTTCTCGGTAACTCACTGTACGGCTTGCTCGGTACTCCGTTCTTTGCGTTCTACGATATCGACAATGCTGCTTCAATCACTGGCTACGGTCAGAGGCTCATCAAGTACACCTGCAAGCACCTTGCAGACTACATCAACAACGACCTTGCTCTCGACCAGAGGTTCATCGACACGTTCGGATACTCCCCGAAAATCAACAAGGATTACTGCGGCGAGATATTCTGGAATGAGGCGAATGTTGACTTCGACGATGTGGAAAAGGCTACCGAATGGGGTTACGACATCACGAGCGACATCCTGCAAAGAAGAATGTCCCACGGTGATACCGACTCGTTCTACGCCAAGTTCGACGACATCTACGAGGAGTTCAGCAAGAACCAGGGCAAGAAGGTCCAGGTCGTCGTATATGACGGACACCAGATTATACAGAAGAACGAATTCGATGCGATGGACGAGATGGCATACAAGAAGAACTTCGCCCTCATGGCCCATACCTACTGCCCCGATGTCTACGACAAGCCATCGAACAGGGAGCCTCAGGAAATCAAGGGCAGCAAGTTCAAGTTCTCCAAGTTGCAGATTATGTACAAGGACGGCATGATTTCGAACAAGCGATACCGTGTCATCGTGAACCGTTACCGCCTCACCGACTTCTGCCGCATGCTCGACGCATCAATCCTCGAAGAAAAGCTCGACGAGTACATGCTTGGCTACGCTTCCTCATGGGGATTCCGTACGAACGAGCTGTTCCTGAAACGTGAAAAGTGCATTTACAAGACCATCGTGACGGCCAAGAAGAAATACATCTGCGTGGCCGAATCGAACGAAGACATCGTCTACCTTGACAAGAAGAAGGAAGACCTGCCTATCCACCCGCACTACGCAATCACGGGTCTCGAAATCGTGCGTTCATCAACGACCATGTTCTCACGAGAACGTATGATGAACACCGTGGAACTCATGATGGATACCATGGACAGGGAAACCCTACGCAAGCGTGTTGTCGAAATCAAGGACGAGTACACGCAGAAGATTATCGACAAGTCGTACCTCGATATCTCCTGCCCGTCTGGTGTCAAGGAAGAACCTCCCGAGTACACCGAGATGATTAACTTCCCGAAGGAAGAGTTGAAGAAAATCGACTGGCGCCGCAAGGCAGCTTCCGTATGGAACTACCTCATCCTCAATGACAGTGAACTCATGAAGTTCCCTTACGAACCGATTCACGCTGGCGACAAGATGAAGTACATCAAGGTGTGCGACAACCCGTTCGGTATAACCTCTATCGGTTACACTGGCGATGTAGTCCCGCCTCGTCTTCTCCAACTGTTCCAGCCCGATTGGGAAGGCCACTGGAAGGTGACCGTCTCCAACATCCTTGGGCGCCTATTCAAGGCTGTCGGATGGGGCGAGAACATCGAGGAAGACCAGACCGAAATGATGTGCGACCTGTTCTAAACAAGAGAAAGCGGCCCGATGTTCGGACCGCTTCCTTTTTTGCATTGAGTAAAATTTGTTTATGCGCCCTTGAAGGCTTTCTGTGCCTCGGCAGTCTTTTTCCGCACGTCACCGATAACGGTGCATATAGACTGAACGTCGGACAACAGCTTGGTTCCATCACCCTTCTTGACATCTTCGAGCATGGCGTCGGCAGTTGCGATAAGGGTTTCGAGCTTATTTGTAAAAGCGTTCAAATCCTCGGCTGTCATGTCGTTGGAGTGTGCCTTCTTGTACATCTCGATGTGATGCTTAATCGTTTCCTTGTAGTTCTCGGCAAGGCGGAGCCAGTTCTTCTTGTAATTCTCATCGTCGAGCGCCCTCAGTCCAGAAGTGAACTGGTTCATCTTCTGTGCTTCGGTAATGCCCATCAACTCGAAGAATAGTTTCAGGGATTTCTTTATAGCGTTACGGCTTTCGGTTACAATCGTATTGATTGCGACCTGTGCCTCATCCTGCGTCTTTTTACCGCTGAGGAACTCTTTCGTGATTTCCTCGACCTTCTTCTTGTCGGCTTCGTCAAGAGTCTTCACGTATCTCAGGTCGAGATAATCCTCGATGTTTTCGCTGAGTCTGACATTATTCGATTCGTTCTCTTCTGGATTCATCCAACCCATCGTACTGTTAGGGTCGTTTGAGTTGAGCTTAATCCTTCCAAGATGGTACTTGTTGACGGCGATGTTCATCAAGTAAGCGGAGAGTGCAGCGGGCGTTTTCTGTCCGTTAAACTTGCTATTGCAGAAAGCAACGAAATTCTTGTATTCGGCCATCTGATTTACAAACCGCATTTTATCATCATCGCTAAGTATGTCAGCAGAATACTTCTTTGGTGCCTTCTCAAACAGCATTATCCTACGATGAATGTTTTCGATTTCCTCATCGAAATCTTTGAGTTCATCATAGAATTCCTCTCTGTCGTTATTTGCGTCATTTCCTTCGAAGTAATTCTTCAGTGCATCCAACATGTTATCAACAATGTCCTTCATGTCCTTTTTGACTACGTCGAAACACCACTCGGTACGAGTAATGTTAAACCATGCCTGGCCTTTCTTGAGGAATGAGCTAACAGACGGAGGGAGGGTCTCGTTGCATTCATCGTAAAACATGAGGAAGTTGCTGTACATGTACAGTACACGTAGAGCGTTCTTCTTGATTGGCCATTGTCCCTCGTTTCCCGAAAGTGTCAAGTATTGTTTGTTCTTCTGGACTTTGGCTGCTATATCGCTTGGAAGATTCTTCAGATTGTCTAGGAGACCGTTCCAACCCTTTTCGTCATCAGAAACGCTTGGAGTATAGACGTCGTTAGCCGACCCGAAATCATACTGGTCGTCGTTCGCTTCCTTTGCCTTGAACTCGGGGTCTGCCGATGTATTTGCATTTGCATTTGTGGCTTTTGCCGTGTTCTCCTCGGTGGACACACCGCCGACGGTAACTTCCTCGTAGTTGTAGTTTGCGTCTATTGCATTCCAGTCGCAATTTTCCTTCTGCATGATTTCGTTGACCTTGGCACGGAGTTCGTCCTTCGTGCGGAGTACGTCATCTACTCTCTTGCCTTCCTTGTTCAACAGATAGTATTTCGTTTCCATGGTAATCTCCTTGATTTATTTGAGCAACGCACTCAGGGTGTGTTCCTTGGGTTGTTCATTGGACTGTTGAGTGGTGTTCTTGGATGCTGGCTGTTCGGCAAGTTCCTTTGCAACGCTTTCGTCAACGCATTCGCTCGCCTTGATTTCGTTACCGTACCTCAACGTACCAGGCTTCATCTTGTCGCCCTTGTCACCAGAGCATGTTCCGACCCACCAGTTGTACTGGGTTCCCACGATAGGGAAGATGTGCTTTCTGAAGTAAGTCCTTGCGGCGGCCTTGGACTTGAAGTATCCGATACGGACACGCCATACGTCCTCACGGGTCGTGTTCTGGGCAAGACCGTCATACTGGTACGTGTACACGCCTTGGATTCCCTTCAATGAGAGGGCCCTTGCCTTTTCCCTTGCGACCGCACCGTCTTCCTTGCTCGGCGAGAACAGGTTGATTACGAAGTTGTGAGTTGTGCTGCACTTCCCTTTATATCTCGGGTCATCTGCTGGATGGAAGTCGTCGTCCTTCCACTTATATGCAGCGGCGGGCGCCTTCTTCTTTGTTGGAACTGGCTCGCCTTTTGTCTTAGTACCGACATCAGATTCTTTATGCGGTTCCTCTTTCTGAACAGGGGCTGGACATACGGGCGGGCATTCAGCCTTTGGTTGTTCTGGCTTCGGTGCTCCCTGCCTTACTGCCTGAGGAGGTACCATCTGAGGTGGAGGAGGCGGAGGGGGAGGCGGAGCTTGACGAACGGGAGCCGAATACTGTTTTTCCATTTCCCACGGGTCAACATTGTGCATGTTTACAACAGTGCGCTGGTCGTATTCCCTCGGGTCAATTCTTGGCCTTGGGGAATACGCTGCGATGTTCTCGTAGTGCTTGAGTGCGGCAGAGCCTTGTGGATTCTGCTTATGCCAGTTGATTACGTTTGCACCTGTCGGTGGTTGCGTCGGTTCGTCGTTTGCTACGGCGTCATTTCCGTTTACGACCAGCTTTCCGCCCTTTTCATTGTAGCTGGTTGAAAAGCGGGTTCCATTCGGGAATTGCTCAAATTGCACATATCCACCTTCAAACAGTGCGTTGTGTGCGGTAACGACCTCCTCAACAAGCTCACGAGGAGCGACTTCACTTATGGCTTCCATGAACGCCTTCATGCGCTTCTTGGCCATCCTCTTTGGACTGATTGTACCTTCCATAAGAGCCTTATCGTATTGTTCCATCTTGTTCATAGCATTCTCCTTAAACAGTTATGCTGCATCGCTTGCATCAAACATTTTCTTCAACATGTCCGCATATCCAGGGATGTCCAACGCCTCGTTGATAGCGGCTTGGTCGATTGGGCTTGCATTGTTGTATGTATCGAGCAATTCAGTAGCGGCTTCCTCGTCACCACCGTTCAGATACATAAAGTAAGCGGCGAGGGCGGCACCAAGCAGTGTACCGACTGTCTTACCCGTAGTGCTGTCGAATCCGAGGAACCTTGCACCGATATTACCTGCTGCACCGCCACCGAGAACGTACAGAACCTTCTTTACGTTATCAATCGTTGCTCCGTCACCGTTGCCCAGTTTCACATCGAGTTCTTCGGGCTTGCTGAAGAAGTCCCAAACCTTGTATCCGCCATAGCCGAGAGCGCCGACGGCAGCGAGCTTCAATCCTGCCCATGCACCGATTCTCAGCTTGTTTATCGTACCGAGGATAGGGAACTTGTCAAGCAAGCTGCCAAGACCGCCGATACGTCCGAAATTTCCGTAGAAAGGACGTCCGAACTGGTCAATGAACATACCACCGTTCCTGCCCATCTGCTTGAACATCTTGTCCCTCTGCAACCTCTGAGCGAACGGGCTTTCCGTACCCCTGAGACCGTTATTGAAGCCAAACCCACCAAAGCCGTTATTGAAGCCAGCATTCGCTTGTTGTGCATACTTGGCTTCTTGATTGGCCATACGGATACGGGAATTGATGTCGTCTATTTGGTTCGAATACTTCGCATTAGCCTCGTCAATAGCAGCCTTGAATTTATTTGCTGCGTTCCTTTTTTGTGCTTGCACAGAAGACTCTTTCAGTGAATTACTGGCCGCTCTTCTATCTATACGGGCTATTTCGGCATCGTATTCCATCTGGGCCTTATTGTACTCGTTCTGCCACTTGTTCTTCAGGTTGTCCCTCATGTTTTCCATTTCCTTGACCTGGAAATTTCTTGAACCGTTCTTTAAGCCAAGGTTCGTCATTTCGTCGAACTCGGTCCCGCCCTTGGTTGAAGCCTTGGCTCTAAGGTCTTCCATGTTCTGACGATTCTTGGTTCTCTGGTTGTACAACTTGTCTAGCTTATTGGCTGTCTTGTGGCTGACCAGATTCGGGTTGATGTTCATGGTCTTGTCCAACTGTGCGGACAGTGCGGCATCCTTAGCTGCCAAGTTGCCGTACTTATTTACCCTATTGGCACTACGGCCCGCTTTCGAGAAGAGGTTCTTAAACCATTGCCATGCGTTTCCGACACCTTCTGCAAGGATTTGCACCTGCTGGTCGTCGAGGCTTTCAAGGAATGACTCCTTCTCGGTGTCGCTCATGCTGTCGACCAATGCTTTCAAATCCTGTTGGTCTTCAAGGCTCATCATTGACGGTGCAGTTGCGACATCCTGGATTACCTGCTCGTTGGCTGCGGTCTCTACCGAATCATCGACGGCATTCTTTACGGCATCAGCCACATTTTCCGCCATCTGTTCGGGGGACTGGTTCTCGAAAAGAGCTGTATGGAGCTTCATGACCCCTTCCAGCTGGTTAGCCGAGAGAATCTTACCCGCCGCCTGCTCAAAAAGTGATTTGTTGTTCATAGTTGTACTCAATGCTTTTCTGTAAAGAGTTTATAACTTTTTCTGGGCCACCCTTGACATTTGGAGACATTTTTAGTATTTTTCCACAAAAAGGGAAACTCATGGAAGAAAAGGTTCCTAACTTATATAAGTTACACGATATCCTATGGAGTTCGTTCAGGGATATCTATTTCGAGGAGGAAGGTCACCGTTACACCGATTCTGAGGGTAACGAGTATAAGTCCGTCTCGACAGTAATCGAAGAGCATCATGACGAGTTCAAGGACAAGGAAGTCGCTCCGCACACGGCTGCAAAGATGACCAAGGAACTTGGACGGGTCGTGACCCCGAAAGAAGTTCTCGCCATGTGGAAGGACAAGAACGATTACGGAAAGGATATCGGGCACGAGGTACACAGCGTAATGGAAAACCTGTGGGCCAGAAAGTCCTATTACCACAAGTTCAAGAAAAAGTACAAGTATGACGACATACAGGCCGACTTCGACAGGCGTATACCGAAATGCAAGGCCCTGTTTGCAAAGCTGTCCGAAAGGTATGTTCCAATCAGGACTGAACTTCCCGTCTACGACAAGAAGCACCTGATATGCGGCACGATGGACATCCTCCTTTACGACAAGACGACGGACAAGTTGGTAATCGGGGACTGGAAAACCAATTCTCACCTGGATTTCGAACCGAAGCCGTACACGACCATGATGTATCCGCCGTTCGACAACTTGTACAATCTCAATTACCATCACTACTGCATCCAGCTAAGCATGTACAAGGCGATACTGGAGTTGAACACCCCGCTTAAAGTCGGTGCGATGTGGATATGCCACATTCCAGCCGAAGGCGATGCGAAACCCTACGGGATAACCGACGTTTCCGACGTAATCAAGAGGACGATACTGGCATGACCTTCAATGAGATAGACAGGATGCTTCTGGGTTGCGGGCTTTCTAAAAACGTGGTGAATACGTGGCAATCCGCTGTTTCCAGTGCATACTATTTCTCGTCCGCATGCAAGTACGACGACGCCTCGTTCCTGGCGAAAATGGCCGAAACATGCGTGGCAATGCTCGGGGAGACTACACTCCGTCTTTACCCTTTCTACGACCCGATAGAGATAAACGAGCTGTCCTTCAACGACGACAGCGCTTTCAATAGCAGCATCAGTCTCGACAAGCTGGAAATGACCCCTCAGGGCAAGCTCGTGATGGATTTTTACGAGAAATATGCGGCCAACCCGATGCTAAATCGTATAAACAACAGGGTGACTGTCAATTCTGTGTCGCTCAACGATGTTACCCCAGGTTTCAAGACGTTCGTCGTGGACATGCTCACGATGCAGCGTAAAATCAGGCAAATCAAGGCGGACAGGATATTATCGGACTTTTAACGGCAATGCTGATTCCGCACAGCCAGCACGCCGAGAAGATGCTGAATAATGCGGTTCACCCTAATCAAAGGATGCTAAAATGAAAAACGAAGCATACAAAAACAGGATTGCGGAGCGTTCCCACTCTACCGTGGGCTGCGACGTAAACAGCGACCTCGGCAAGATTAACCTCCGTGCCGCAAGACACCTCGAACGTGTCATCAGCAAGTGCAAGACCCAGACGGAAATCCGTCACGAGATGAAGCGTCTCCAGGACAGCGCCACCTTCATGAAGAAGCGCCACGACAAGGAGTACTACTCCCGCATCATCTCCGTCCTCCGTGAAGCGAAGGATGCCGTGGATGCCTTCCAGCGTGATGACATGAAGACGGTGTACCAGATACACTCCAACTTCATGAAACAGGCTGCTAAGCATACCTAGTATTTTCAACCAAAGGGAATCTCGCCCGTTCATTACGGGTGGATTCCTGTTCCAATTTTATGAGTAAAAACGAACCGATTAACAACACACGCACACCAGTTATCAAGGAAGAGCCATGGATGTTGCAGGAAGCCATGACGGTCGGCCTGAAATTCCTCTACTCTACAACAGAGGGTTGCGAACAGAACGAGGTAATCTATGTCTTTATCCACCGTTTCAATATCGTCAGGATACGGTTTACGGTAGACACTGCCCATGGCATATTCCGTTCTGGACATGTCGACCAGATTGGTCACTTGCATTACAAGGAAGGCGAATTTTCGTTCGACGCCCGTCCGAACTGCGGAATGGTATTCGCCGTACACGACGAAAGGGAGGCCATAGACGCTTTATTCGCCGTGCTGAACAAGAAGTTGATAGAAGACGACCCGAATAATATATTTTAACTAAGCGAAAGCAAACCTAATTCAGAGGTATTTTTTATGCAAAACGACCCTATCCTTGGTCTACTGAGCGGACTTATCGGAGTCCCAGAGGAAGAAATTCTGAGTGCGCTAAACAAGAGTTGTGCTCCTACCCCCGTCTCTATCAGGATGCCGAGACATCCGAGCGAATGGGATTCTCAACGCACTCAACCACAGCCGAAGGAAAGAGCTCTTTCCAGCAACCAGGAAATGGCCAACAAGATTAACGAGCTGTACAACGAGCTTAACCAGAAGGACAAGGACCTTAGGGAAGCCCGAGAAAGCGTAAGACGCATGCAGGACAGCTTGCGTGATTTCAGAAAACGTGCGGAGGATGCCGAAATGAAGGCGGCATCAACACTTGCCAGCTACAACACGCTTTCCGCACAGTACAACAGTCTTTTCGACAAGTACCGTGCTGCGAAGGCTGCTCTCAGGGCGGCACAGAACAACAGCGTTTACAAGTGTTCCAACCCATTCACCGTGGCAAGTTTCGACCCTGCCGTTCCTAATGCCGATGAATATAGGGAACAGGTTGTCAACCCTAAAGAAGTTGACGCCATCGACATCCCTCTCGCTACCGCAGAAAGCATCATCAGGAAGATTCAGGGGTTGTAATGGATATTTCCAAGTTCTGCAACGAAGAAGGAATAATCCCGAAGGAAACTTACGACAAGCTCTACAACGAGTACAAGACTAAGTGCGACGGGATTATACCCCTTGGTGAAAAGTATGTCATGAACAAGGCTGGAACCGTCGGCCAGGTTGAACTCCCCGAGGGTTCCACTTTCATTATCGAGCTTGCTTACACCCCTACCATACACAGGATAGACATCGTCATCCTGTCCGAGGACGGACCGTGCATAGCGTTCGACGACATCGACGAATTGCTTTCTGTCCTGAAAACTTTCGATTTTTCCGTCTACAAGAAGGAACTGCTGGAAAAGCTCGACTTCCTAAGGGGCGAGACAATCAAGCTGTTCAAGATGATTCAGGCAAACGACGTGGAACTCCTTCTCGAACTGAAGGGGGTCTTCCGCAAGATTGAACAACATGCCGAGGAAGCTGACTATTCAGTCAAGATTAAAGATAGGTAGATTATGCTAGTTACTAGAATTTTGAAGCTCTGCAAGGATTGCGGACTGGAAAACGACCCAGTAAAGGCTGGCGTCGACATGGGTACAACAATGCCGATTAAGAACGGCAAGTGGACCGAGAAGAAATACTTCGACGGCGAGTCTGGCTACGCCATGTGCCTTACCCCGAAGCATGTTCCCGAAAAGTACTACGACCGTGGTGGAAACGAAATCCTCTACATGGATACGTTCACTTCGGAAAAGGACGGGACATTCATGAAGAACCTCACCCTGTTCCTTCCCATGATGAGCCGAGGCGGAAAGCTGATTTTCGTAAAGCGTGCCGTCGCCTCGGAAATTTACCGAAAGGACCTTATAATGGACGGAATCGAAGAATCGTTCATCATCGGCGAGGACTCCTATGAATCCTTCGTTCCCGAAATCCAGGTTCCCGAATGCGAGGACGCCGTAGTAGAAATTATCAAGAAATACATCACCAATGTCGCAGCCGTATGCCGCACATTGGTATAAACTGTAGTTGATTTATAGAGGATTGCTCATGAGCGAATATACCAAGGAAGAATTGCAAGAAATCGAAAAGGAACTCGCAGATTTTAAGCGTATGGCTTCGGAGAGGACTTCCCCTGTCGCCATATTCATGCCGATTATAACGGGTTTCGATTGGGTCCCTGCACGTCACGGTGAAACACAAACCATCGTGCTTGCGTCAAACTATGAAGACAAAATCGACAACGGATGCGTGATATACAATCCAGCATTCATTCATCAGCTGGCAAAAGACCGAGATTATGCGACATTCTTTGCCATAATCGCTACGATGGGTCTTGGCATCGAGTGCGGATATTATGACTACCGTCATGGCGAGGGCGAGGCACATACTAAGGCCGTGCAGATGATGATGGCCCATTCCAACATCTTTAAGCGAATAATGGGCAACAACCAAATCCTCAACGAACGACTTGCCGCATTGCAGGCGTTGTATGAGAATGAAGCTGTCCTGCAAGGCGTCGAAAAGGTTTGTGAAAGCCTCGATAAAGAATTTGAAGATGACGACTGGAACTTGGAAACCCTCAGAAACTACATCCGTATGTTCCAACAGTACGTCTCTCAGCAGCTCCCGCCAGCATTTTCTGGCTCTCTCCCGCAGCAAGATGACCCTCAGCAACAGGGACAGCAAGGTCAGCAGGGACAGCAAGGCCAGCAAGGACAACAACAGCAGGGACAACAGGGTGATAACGGACAATCCCAATCAAGCCCGTGGGGTGCAGTTGTTCAAGACCAGCCGCAGTCACAGCAAAATCAACAGCAGGATGGCCAACAGGACGGTCAGCAGGGCCGGCAAGGTCAGCAAGGACGGCCTGGTCAGCAGGGACGCCAGTCTCAACAGAATCAACAGCAGGATGGCCAACAGGACGGTCAGCAGGGCCGGCAAGGTCAGCAAGGACGGCCTGGTCAGCAGGGACGCCAGTCTCAACAGAATCAACAGCAGAATGGCGGTCAACAGGGCGGTGAGCAGAAGAGTGCCCAAGAGATTTCAAAGAATGTCATGAAGAGTGCCATGCAGGCTAACAAGGCTGCACAGAATTGTAGCAAGCAGTGTGGTCAAACTTCCGATGCAAAGCAGGCTGCCCAGGAAATGCAGCAGGCTTCCCGTTCGATGAACTCCGCCATGAAGCAGTACAAGCAAGCTGCTGAGGCAGGTGACCAGCAGGGCATGGAACAGGCCGCTCAACAGATGCAGCAGTCTGCCCAGGAAATGCAGGAAGCTTCCCAGCACATGAAACAGGCAATGGAACAGGCTGGTATGGACCCGTCTGATAGCAAGGATGTGCAATCAATGGAACAGGCTGCCGAAGATGCACAGCAGGCCGCACAGGATGCACAGAACGGTGCCCAGCAGGCTTCCAATGGTTCTGATGGTCAGGATGGTTCTGACGGTTCTGACGGTACTGGCGACAGCTGGGATGGTGACGGCGACGGTGATGGAAACGGCGGCACCGACGGAAGTGACGGAACTGAAATAGAAGGTTATGGCCCTATGTCGTTCGGCAAGGTTCCGATGCAGGGAAGCAACCGCAGCGCACAAGGAGGCGATGTCGAAGGCGGCGAGTTTGGCGACGAAGGTGATGAGACTTACGATGGCGGTTCATCTAGCGGTCAGCCAGGTCAGCAATCCTCCAATGGTCAGAGTGGCTCTAATGGTTCACAGTCCAGTGGTACAGACGATTCTGGTGAAGGAAATTCACCCAGCAGTATAGACGGAAGCGACGACCAGCAAAATGGTGCAGGCTCTGGCGGTTCAGGTGGACTTGGCGGCAAGCACATCAATCTAATGGGATTGAATAACAACATAGCTCAGTTTGCCAACGACACGAGTACATTCTCACGGGTGCAATCAAGTTCTGTAATGGCTGGTTCAGGCGAAAGCAATTCCTTCATGAACAATTTGGAAAATGTTAAATCCGAGATAAACAGCAACATAGAGCTCAAGCAAAAGTGCGCTAATGCCGAGGAACAACGGCAGATGCAAGAGCTTAACTCTAAGATAAATGACCTAAATAACGATGCGAACTTGCATATCCGTAGCGATATGAAGTTGAAAATCGCAGCTGACCTACTCCGCAAGGCAAGGACCCCGAGACGCACGGCAAACATTGATGGCGAGATTAGGAACATGAATAATCCTACCCGAAGTCACTTTTCCACGGGAGGATTTAACACGTATGACGACTTCACACCATCGGTTCTTATTGCGATTGACGCATCACGCTCTATGTGGTGTAAACGAAGCATACTTCTCGGTGCAACAGGGCTTCTTGCAGATATTGCACAGAAATTGCGTGGTGCTAAGCTTAGGTATGCAATGTGGGATGACGCTTGTGATGTACCAAGGGTATTCAACCTTAACGTAGCTAAATCTCTCGCTAATGGTAGCGGAATTGCTGTACAACCAGTGGAAGCGGTTCTGCAAACATCGGTCGGTAGAGGCGGTACTAACATATATAGCGTTGCTGACCGTTTGACACCGTTCGTGTATCCACCTGAGGTTGATGCTAATGGAATCCCGTTATCGAAAAAGGTACGTACTCGTAAGTACGCTCCTGAGGAGAAGAGAAAGTACAACCTTACGTTCGGTACGGATTATGACCTAATCATAATTTACAGCGACTTCTATTTCCCGTCCAATAACTCTATCCCGAGCGACAAGGCAGAGATGCGTTATATGTTTGACCAGATTGACTTGAAGAAACTATGCTGCATCTGTTGTGACACCGATGGAGAACGCAAGACTCCAGAAACATTCAAGAAAAGTATTCTTGGCTGGTACTCCTACGAGACATGGAAAAAAGAGATTGAGGTATACGCCCTCGAAAAACTCTATGGAAATAAATAGCCCATAGCCAATTATGAAAATAAAGCCCGTCCTTGATAAGGATGGGCTTTATTCTAGGCTTCGGCCTTCTGTAATCGAATCCGTTTTGCGAACTGGTTTCTCGTAAGGACGATTGCCTTTTCACGGGGTGTTTTCTTCAAGTGCAACTTATGCGACATTGCCAGCATTTCTCCGAGAAGCTCCGACGGCTTTACGCCGAGCTTCATGAAGTCGTCGGCTGTCGCCTCTGGCTGCTTCATGAGTTCACGGTAGTTGTGGAGTCTGTCTGCGAGAACTTCCTCGTAATGTGTGTATTCGATTTGCACGCCACGGCCAAAGTGGTCGCAACGGGCCAGCAACATCAGGTCTTCCGCATGTTTCGTCTGGTCGAACATGTGGTTGAAAGCGTAGTCCGTAGCGTCGTTGCCCACATACATGTTCGGTTGCATGTGCAGGACGGTCAGGTTCTGAACATACGAGCGAATCGAGTTCGGCATCCTGAGACGGTCCATGAACGTGTCGATGAGGGGTTTCGCCGCCTGGTCGTGACCGTATGAAACGAGACGCTGCTTAACCTTGTGGAAGAACGTGGTCTTCGCCTTCCCGAAGTCATGGCAGAGAGCGGCCAGCATGAATCCGTAGGGGTTATCCGCACGGTCTCTAACCTTTGCCGCCTCGTCGAGTACGAGCATGGTGTGTTCGAACACGTTTCCTTCTGGATGGAACTCGGGGCACTGCTGAGTCTCGATTAACGCAGTCAGTTCGGGAAACCAGTAACCGAGTGCGTCCATTTCGAGCAGCTTCCTGAAGAAGATGGACGGCCTGTCGGCTTTCATCAGGGCCTTGTGCATTTCCGATTCGACCCGTTCACCCGACAGGGCTTCAAGCTTTCCCGAAATTGAACGGGACAGTTCAATTGTCTCTGGGGCGATGCCGAAATTGAATCTGGCTGCGAACTGTGCTGCTCGGAACACTCTGAGGGCATCCTCTACATAGGTCTCGTCGCAAACGTGACGGATGGTCTTGCTTGCGATGTCGTCGCAACCCTTGTGGCAATCCACGACTTCATCGGCCTCCACATCGTACATGAGGGAGTTGATGGTGAAGTCCCTGCGACGGCTTGCCTCGTCGACACCCATGAACGGGTCTACGGACACGGCGAAGTCGGTGTGCTTGCAACCGATGCAGTGTTCCTTGCGAGGCATTGCGATGTCAAAGTCGTAACCCTTGATTCCGTACACGCCGAAAGAGGAGCCCTTCTTCAATGCGGGGCTTCCGCTAACCTCGAAAAGGATTTTCTCGATTGTGGATGCATCGAGACCGTGAATCTCGAAGTCGATATCCTTGTTGTCCTTCCCGATGATTGCATCACGGACAAAACCGCCGACGACATACGCCTTTCCGCCAGCAGACGAAACCGCATGAACGAGTTTCATCATGCAGGACACGTTTCTGTCGTCCTTGTTCTTGTCAAAGTATTTCTTTATTTCAGTCATTCGGTTCCTCCGATGTACCGATTTCTTTTCCGAGATACTGAGCCACTATCTTGTCTCCATCCATATTATCCGACTGGTCCATAAGGCACTGTACTCCAAGTTCGTGCAGGTGCATTTCGGCATATGAGTTGACCTCCGCCTTGGCCTTCACTACGATGTTGCCCATTTCCTCCATGAAACGTGTTCTGAGGAAGTTCAGGTTGGCTACGCTGTTGGTGCGGAAGCACTTCATGTTGTCCAGCATTTCCTTCATCTGCGTCTTTGACATGGGCTTTCCGCTTGCGATGGCATCAGTCAGTTCTTTCTCGAAACGCTTGATGCCGTTGGAAAACTCGTCGAAATGCTCGTTCGTAGACTGGAGATACTTGTCAGCCGTTGTATCTTCTTCTGGGCGAGACATAATCTTGCCGTCAACCTTTGTAATTGTGCAAGGAACACCTTCCGCCTGTCCACCGCAAGTCAGGAATTCTGCCCACTGCAACGGGGTCATTTCCAGTTCGATGTACGGCTGATTGTCCGTAAGGATGCTAGTGTCGGATTCGTCCCCTCCGTGGCAAATTACTTTTGCCCTGTCAATGCGGATGCATACGGGGTGGCTTGTCTTGATGGCGGAACCGAACATCGGTTGGGGAGCACCGAAATACGGACGGCTCCAAGAGATGGTTCCCATGTAATCCTTGCTAGGCAATTCGTCAAATGTTCTACTCATGATTATATCCTTATGTTGATATCATAAATATAACTAATTAAAAACGACTTGTCAAGGGGATTTTGGTAAAAATACGAAAAAAGTCCCCGAAGGGACTTTAATGTTAATTCATTTTGATTTGGATAGACTTAGGACTTGTCGTCGTGGGTTACCACTTCAAAGTCATCATCGTCGAGTCCGTCCAGCTCGTCCAGCTCGTCCTCGGTAAAGATATCACCGTCAGCAGTTATTCCACCAAGAGCAATTTGCAGCTTGTTGAAAGCGTTGCTTACATCCTCGTCAGTGACTTTTCCTTTTTTGTCGAGTTTGGGAGCGATTCGGTCGGTACGGTTTTTCAGGTCGTCCATCATCGTCTTGTAGTAAGTCGAAGTTAAGGCAGACGGGTCCTTGGTATTGGCCAACTTGTTGAAGTATGTGTTTCTATTAACCTCGAATTCCAAATCATCCAGATTCTCGCCACCCATGGTTTCGTTAGCTTCATTCCATGCATCTGTATCAAGCTTGCATGCGGTTGACGCAGCCTGCCAATCTTCGATTGCACGGAAGATGATGTTCGGAAGGTCTGATGCCTTTACGCCAACGATGTCATATTCTCCATCCTTTTGAGGAGAGTATCCACGTCCACGTATTGTAAGGTTGTAGCTGAGAACTTCCTTCATTTGCGTGATGTCTTGGTACAACGGGTGGGAATCTGGCAGACCCAATCCAGCGACATGTATGTCGCATACGAGAGTGTCGAGAGGTCCAACTTCCTCCTCGTAATCGACATTGGGAACGACAATAAGAATTTTACGGCCAGTTTCCTGGTGAACGCATACGAGAGCTTCAGATACCTCGTCGTATGTAACCTGGAATATGGGTTTCTTCTTTTTTGTCATTTTTTCGCCGAGCTTGACATCGAGGAATGCTGCCAGAGCCTTGAGCATTTCCTCGTAAGTATGGTTCGTCTGGGCGTCTTGGAATGTATTACGGTCTCGGAAATCTTCATCCAGCAGGGCGCCCATCTTGTCCAATCTAGCATCAAGCATCTGGCACAGTTCGTCGATAGACTTGGTCTGTGCCTCGCCCTTTGTGAACAGAGTATATTTCGTCCTGTTGCTGGTGTATTGCGTGGAGCAAATCTTTTCTTTGAGCTTCTGGCATAATTTATCAACGCCGTCCGTTGAAAGAAGAGATTCACCCATAACATTTGATATAATGTGTTCATCGACTGAGCTACGCTGTCTCAGTCTACCTGAGAGGTCATTGAGCAAATCTTCTAAATCTGTGTTTTTGGCCTCTTCTGTGCTGAACACTGGATATGAATGTCCAGCGAGCGTGCAGGTCTGTTCGCAAATCGTTTCTTTGAGCTTTTCGTCAAGGGGTTCGTCATCCAACAGGGTATTGATTGCGTCTCGCCTGTCTTCATCGGTTTCGCACCAGGAGAGGTCATCCTCGAAATACTTGAATGCAATGTTATAAAGGGTGTCCTCATCGGCGTCGAGCAACTGTCTAAGTTCAACCTCTGCCTTAGCCCATACTTGCCTAGCGGCAGACAATTCCTGTGGGGTATAATCGAGGTAAGATGAATAGTACTTCTTGGCCACTGACATAATGTCATCCAGTGTTCCACCAAGCTTCATCAGGTCTTCCTTAGCAGCTTTCCATATTTTCGATACGCCGTAGTCGGATGCAGGGTTCCTCAAAGAGGACATGCCAAGGGTTTTGACATCTGTTACGCCACGTCTTTTGGCGATATCTTTCACCCTATCCTTGGAGTACGGGAGGGATGTACCGAATTCTTTGTTGAGGTCTTGATTTTCCATGGTTAAACCTATCCTTCTTTCACTTATAGTTTATAACTGCTCGGTGGGTTCGGTCTTGGGTTCGTCGCCCATATCGTTGAACAGGTCGTCGCTTGGCGGTGACGGCCTCCTTGGGTCCAGCTTCTCGATATCATACATCTTTGCCCATAGCTTGTCGTCGTCGAGGTTGGAGTTCAATTTATCAGCCTGCTTCTTGTTTGCGAGCGTCTCGTACTTTGCGGCGAGCAGGTTCTGGTTGTTAACCGCCTTGATTGCGGTTATTACTTCTTCGCTGAAATGGTACTTGCTCGCATCACAGCAGCAAAGCCAGTATGTTTCCATCTCGTTTGCCTTCTTTTCGACAAATCCTTTAATCGGATTGAAGTCCTTCTGTAGATGGCGGCTCATTATACCCATGTGGAGATTTTGTGAAACAGCACCGAGAGCATCGCTGGATGTAGGATGTAAGTATCGGCCTTGGTTCACAAACCTGTGGATAGCGTGGTTCACCTCGTGAAGGAATATCGCCGCCTCCTTCACCGTAAGCTTCATGCGGATAGTCTTCTCGGAGACCTTAACCAATTCTTTCGGACGGAGATATACGGTTCCTGATGCCGATGGCGGCAATTCAATCGATGGACTTCCTTGGGTGAACTCTCCCGTTCCGATACTGTGTGCTCCGCCAGCAAAGTCTGGAACATCTGGGCTGTTTATCGTTAGTTTCGGGGCGGCAAAAATATCCTTATCCTCCGAATACTGGACTAGGCGCATTAGGTTGGCCTCGATTGCCTTTCCAAGTTTTCCGCCTTCGTCAGGCGTGTCCACAAACAGTCTGGACATCTTTTCGCTAGGAACCACGATTTTTTTCTTAACTGGAACTGCTATCCATTCTTCCATATTTAAACCCTTAGTTTAATCAACTCTAGTTTATAACCCTATGCGTGGGGGTTCGATGAAAGAATCAATATCTCGTTCAAATATGTAAGAAAGCCTGTCTTTTATCAACGAGTACCTACCTATCGCCATCTGCATGTAGGTTTCCTTCTGCAACAGCACGTTTACCGGCTGCTCGTGCAGGAAACGGCTTATGGTGAACCGTAGGCCGTGCTGCTGGAAGTTGCCGAGTTCAGTCAGCCCAGTTCCCGTCCTGATGTAATTCTCCTTTATCGCCAGCTTCTTCGGAGTCCATCCCAGTGATTCGAGATAGTTCATTATGTCCAGCTTTCGGACAAGGGCTATGTCGCACTGGATGATGTCTGACGGGGTCTGGATATCTGGACGGGCCGCCTGAGGGAGCCATACGAACGAGAACAGGTCGTTCGTATGCTGCGGGTCGATTAGCCACCCAAGACGGTGCTGCTGGTGGTAATGGTTGTCCATGTATCCGATTTCCAGCGAGAATGTCGATAGGGGCTTACCGATGTACTTCACTGCGGCCTTCTCGTCGCAGGTCAGGTCCATTCCGTTTATGTGGACTACGAGGTCACTTCCCGCCTGTTGCTGGTCGGCGTCTGTGACACGGGTTATGTATCTCATGTGGGTGGTCTGCGGGTAAGCGACTGTGTCGAGATAATCGTTTACCACTTCGGCCAATCTGGTGTCTTCTTTCCTTGTACTCTGTGGCATCTATACCTTTACGACCTAGTCGTGGTAACGGGTGTAGTCTGAAACGGTGATGATGTAGGAACCGTGCGGGTAATCCCCGTTGCTTTCCCTCGATGTCACGCAATCGGACGGGAAATGCGACTTCACCACGTTGAGCACTTCGTGTATCACGGTGTCCCTCGGAGCGGTGCGTCGTCCAGGTGCAGGGTTGATAACAAGCTTGAACGAGTTCCCGCTTTCGGGAAATTCGATGAAACCGTTGTATCCGTAGTGGCCGGTCTTGTCGGTAAGGTCGTCAATAAACTTGGAAATGATTTCGTCACGCTTCATTGTGATACCTCTCGGGTTATTTTTATTGAAAGATAGATAACGGGAGCAAGTATGTCAAGTAGAAAAAATACTTAGCGAAGCCTTGCCAAATCCCATAAATTGTTTTATATTTCTAATTATATGAGGAAATTTTATGAATCAGAACCAGATTGAAAACAGCAGTGAACAGAAAGATGACTTTCCTTGGATGGAAGTCACCGTAGCATTGGTAATAATCGCCGTCCTTCTCGTTCTTGCGTGGACCTAATATGAGTACCAAGATAAATACATTCGAACAGCTAGACAAGGCCCTTTCTGATAACGGCATCGTCCCTATTAAGAAGGGTCAATTCGACGATGAAGACCGTTGTTGCACTGACGTGTCGTATGAATACCATTTGGCGACTGACGGGAGGCAGGAAGTTCCCTTAATCACGGTGGAATACTGCGTCTCTGGCAAAGGTGATATCTTCATGATATTGAGCGCCGAGATGTTCGACGTAACGCTTGACGAAGACGGTTCCATCATTGGACGGGCTGATGAGGGAATGTGCTTGTTGGATGAAATCAACAAGGCCTGTCATCTTCCCCGTTGCATGTCGAAGACTTTCAACGCCTCCTACCAGAATGACGAGGTAGAGGCAAAACTTGCAGAAATTATCGAAACAAAACTAAAGAGGTAAACCATGTCATATTCTAACCTTGACATCTTCATGAAGGAATACGAGAGCATCGAAGCGAAAAGAACCCTCGTCCCTGGCCTTCCCGTGTGCATCCGTCTTGACGGACGTGCTTTCCACAACGTGACCAAGAATTGCTTGCGTCCATTCGATGACGAGCTCCGAGAGGTCATGTGCCGTGTAACGACAGCACTCATGGAAGAATGCAATGCTGTAATCGGTTATACCCAGTCCGATGAAATCACCCTCGTCCTGAAACCGATGGCCCATATCGGCGATTACTACTTCGGTGGTCGAATCCAGAAGATTTGCAGCATGCTTTCCGCTGTTGCAAGCGTGAAGTTCAACTACCTCGTGCATGATGTCGAGTTCACCAAGCTTGAACGTCGCATCGGAGGCCGCACTGCTTACTTCGATTGCCGTGCTTGGAACGTGCCGCACATGGACTTTGCCGCCCTCGTCCTCAGCTGGCGACAGGCAGACGCAATCAAGAACTCAATCAGCATGGTCGCACAGTCGTTGTATCCCCACAATGAACTTCTCGGCAAGAACAGCGACGACAAGATGGATATGATTAAGAAGAAAGGATACGCCATGAAGTGGAATGCGAAGTCCTGGTCTGGCGAATGGTTCTTCGACAAGGAAGCTATGAACATGCAGGGTGTCTTTATCGTCCGCAAGCTCATCACCCGTCAACTCACCATGGAAGAACTTGAAAATCTCCCGCCGATGCACAAGGCAAGACAGAACCCCGACATGACGTTCCTCCGTCACGCATATATCCGCTTTGCTGGTGTTATCCTCCGCAATATCACGAACCAGGCTGGATACCTGTTCAATGGCGAGGTTCCGCATTTCCGCCCGACAGAGGTTCCGACCGAGATTACGGCAACAGACAAGTTCTTTGAAGTTCTCCGCTTCTTGAAGACGGCCTCTCCCGAAAAGAGGAAGAAGGCAGAAGCTGAGCTCCGTAACGCAGGTATCTGGGATGCGCTCAAACTTGACGACTTCGCCAACCTTTTTGAAGCCAATGAACAAGAAACCAAGAAGAATGTGGAGGAACAGTAATGGAAACCGCATACGATTCCGCCCCAGAAACCAACAAGCATCGTGACTTCGTTCGCATGCTGATGTATAGTGTTGCAAAGGACATCATGAACCAAGCTGATGACCTTCGCATCCTTATGTACACCACTGCAAAGGACATCATGAACAGGGCTGACCATCATGATGACTCCAAGTTGCTTCCTCCCGAGAAGGAATTGTTTGACGAGTACACGCCGAAGCTCAAAGGCTGTACCTATGGCTCACCAGAGTACAACGAGTTCTTAAAAGGTCTGAAACAGGCTCTTGAACATCACTATGCAGAAAACAGGCATCACCCCGAACATTTCTCCAACGGAGTGAACGGGATGAACCTTGTCGATATGATTGAGTTGATTTGCGACTGGTTCGCAGCAACGATGCGACATGATGATGGCGACATCGACAAGTCTCTTGAAATCAACAAGGGACGTTTCCACATGGATGACCAGACGGTTGCACTCCTCAAGAATACGGTCGATACATATTTCCGCCAGTTCAAACACGAGGACTACTAGGTGTTTACGTCATACTTTGCACAGGTGCCTAACATCGAGTATCCAGTGTCTATCGCCAGGATTAACCCCGAGTGGTACGACAGAGCGTCATACCCGAAGTTGGCCCCGTCAAAGGAACTCCTGTACGATTTCAAGTACGGTTTCCACAGGGGAGACAAGGACTTCTATACCGACGTGTTTCTGAAATATCTCGACACGCTTGATTTCAAGGAAGTGATGTCGGAGCTTTCGGCGATATACGGCCCAGATGTCCTCGACCGTCTCACGCTTGTTTGCTACGAGAAGCCAAGCGAATTTTGTCATAGGCATCTCGTTGCAAACTGGCTGACTCAGCATGGAGCCGACATCTCTGAACGTAAGTTTAATGAACTGCCAAGCATTATAGACGATGTTCTGGACTTAATGTAGAATAGTTACATAGCAAAGTAGAAAACCCACGGTTAAATCCGTGGGCTTTTTATTTGGCTATATCAACCAAAAGTTTTGCTACTATGAACAATCGCTGAAATCAGTACCAACCTAAATCCTTTGGACTGACATGCTTGTCGCCGACCGTCAGTTCAATCGGGCGGTTGTTCCGTTCAACCGTTTCCTTGCACTTGCGTTCGACACCCTTCCACTGTTCCTTCTTGATGGCGGCCCGTCGTGCTCCTTCTTTGTCGCCATACACTTCGGACAGCTTCGCCTGGGCATTAAGGTAAGCCAGGTTGCCCATCTTTCCTAGTCTGGCACACATTCTGAGCAGGGAATCTTTCTGTTCAGTAATCTTCTCACCGTACGCAATCACGAGAGATTGTGTATTGACAAGGGTTTCTTCCAGGTACTTGATGTATGCAAGTGACACTCTATGATACTGTTTCTCTTCCTCTACGGATGAAGCGATATCATATTCACCACACCTATCTTCACCGTCGAAATGTGCCTTTATCTTGGCAATGGCGGCATCGTACGCTTCACGGCTATTGATGTCATATTCATCGGTTTCACCCACTGGCATTACCTTACAATCTCCCTTGGAGATTGCCTCAACAACAGTGGTGATTTTCTCAATCAATGTATCAAGTTCAAAGTGGCCGGAAAATTTCCAAGTGTCAAACTGTTGTTCTGGATTCTTGGTGTTGTGAGCTTCCCAACACAGATTATACTCATCGTTGCACCAGAAAATGTGACCAATGACTTCATCAGCAAGATAAATTACAACTCGGTCTTCCGCCTTGTTCAGTTCAAATTTCAACTTACTCATCGTGGCTTTCTTCGGTTCGGATATTTCGCCGCATAGGAGGCCTGTAAGATAAAGCCTTAGTGTAGCGTTCAACTGCCTGACGATTGATTCTGGTGAATACCAGTAGTTGGTATTTACCTGTTTATGGTCTAGCATCTTGACCACTTCCATCCTGGCGGTGTTTCCCTGTACACCGTGTTCGTGAAGACATTTCAGTACATCCTGAACCGATGTCATGCTGCATGTATTGCTCATAAGATTCCTCTTGAATTATGTTATACCCATTAAATTACATTATTTTGCTTTATCGAACTACTTTTACCCAAAATTCTAGTTAAACCTAAAAAATAGTTTTGAAGATGATTAGTTTCATAGGGTCAGAAAGAAAACTATCGTCTTCTTTTTGCGGGTGCTTGGCACGTTCCTCATATTCTATCCGATGCTTTTCTTTTACGGATGCTCGCTGTTCGGGTGTCATACACAAATAGGCAGCAACGCCACTGCAAATCGCAACGACAATTATTATACCAATCAGCATAAGTTGGTCTTTTAGGTCCTTATCCATTTATATGTCCTCAATAATGCTTCAATCCGTTCCTTTACATCCGTCCACTTATCAGATATAGAAAGATAGTTCTTATTTTTCTCCGTAGCCAAATCGTTATGGTGCTGTAATCTTGCCATAGCACCATAGTAATTTTCAGCATACGTGGCTATTTGACGGGTTTTCCTCAGGCTGTCCTGTTTCATATTCCGCAATTGGTCATCTTGATACCTTATTACTTGCTTGTATGCCTCGGTATCGTGAAAAAGGGAGTCACGTTCCGAAATGAGACGGGCATTTTCTTCCTTCAATGCGGAAATCTCGGTATCTTTATTTGTCTTCAGTATATCCATAGCCACCAACTCGCCCTGCTTCTCTGCCAATGATGCTTCGAGTTGTTCAACTTTGTGTTCCAGATATGCTATATACTTCTCTTGCGACACTGGATGCTCTGTATCATACAGGTCAACAAATTGGTTGGCACCAAGCCACGGGCTCTCGCTCGTTCCATCCAGTACGATTGCATCTACGGTCTCTTCGTGAGGATGCAGAATATATCCTTCACCATAGGGCTCAATCGTACACACGTTTACCCCAAGATGTAGGTCGTCAACGGACAACTTGTTATCCGTCAATGTGAAGGTGTACCTATCGTTATACCCTTCTTCGAACGCTAGCCGTAAGCTAGATTCAATAGCGTCTAATGACCATTCCATCACGTTGACTCCACTTTTATCGTTCCGTTGAACCCCATCTCACGGATGTCTTTTTCAAGTTGATTTGCAGACATCCAGAAGTTTCTTGTATAGCCACGACCGAGAACATAGGCGTAGAAACGGTCACAGTCTTTTGCAATATGAATTTCGTCATCATACTTTTGTGCGTTTTCAATCACTTCAATCAGTAGAATCGGTTGCGACATCATCTTTTAATCCTCTTTGATATCCGTTCGGGGTTGTGGTCGGGATGGTTACTAGGCAATGTTAACTGTTAGCGATGCCATAGTCTCATTAGAACGAGGGTCAACATAGGCAACAACTGCCGTCTTCGTTCCGTTTAGGTTAGCATCACGCACAACCTTGATGACTCCATTTATCATGCCGCACCTATCCTCCGCATCGCTCGGTGCGAACCAGTCCTGACAAGGAAGCGTCTTCAATTCTTCCTCGGTGTCTGTACCGATGTAGACAACGTTGCCACAATACTTACACTGCTTTTGAAGCTCGGAGGAAGCGTAGCCCAACTTATACACCACATACAGGGGATGGTTCTCCTTACACACGTAAGGCACAATTTTGTCAAACCTCGCATCAAAATTATCGTCGTCAGGGTCGGGTGTCGTTTTCGGAAAATATCCCCACATTCCGTTCTCTTCGCACTGTTCATATCCCAGCTTCTTCAGGATATACTCGCAGCCTGCTGTGAACACATCGGGTACTTCTACCGCCAGATGCTCCATTCCGTCACTGCCTTCCACCAGACACTCTTCCTCACGGAGAATACGCTGGATTTCCTGGCGGCTCGGAATGAAATTGTCATCAAGTTCATTTGGAAATTGCGGATTTAATGAGTCACTCATAGTTATCTCCTTGTCAAATTTGTTCATCAACATAAAAATACATTTTTCAGTAGGCTATGTCCACCCAATGTGTTGCTAGTTGGAGTTAGCAGACCACCAGGCATCTTGCATTTCACTCAAATCATCCCGAATTTCTAACAACTGTTCATAATAATACTGATATTTGGCGTCAGCTACATCTTCATTGAGTTCAGCTCGTTGTTCAATATAACGTGCAAACTCAATCAGCTTATTAGACATTTCTTTAATTTTTTCTTTTGTCATATCTACTCCTCTGGTGTAGTTTTAGCCATTTTTGGGCGTTTTATAGGACAGTAACACTTTGGGTGGACGTAGCCTTCTATAATATGCCTTGATTTAGTCTATCATTCTCAGCTAACATCTGGGCAACAGCACAATGCTTTAATGCCCACTCCCTTTCCTTCTTGGTTATCCGTCGCTTAGGAAGGTAGGACATTGTCGTTTCGTCCAACCCTAATGCTTTCGCCGCATCGCTATATAGGTGGTGGTAGGCATAGCGTGAGATGTATATGTACCAGTTTGTCGTGACAGGCAGTTTTGTCATATGCGTGGTATGACCGTTAATCTTGACTACTGTACTGGTTACATCATTATCTTTTTTCCCGTCGATGTAAGTTTTGACTCTCTTCTGGGATACAGTGTATTCATAATGCCCGCTCATGTTGCCGCCTTGACCCCAGTAGTCGATTGCCTTCAAGTCCCCGTTTTGGTGGTAAGTGAACCCGAAAAACTCGTACCAGTCGCCGTCGTATGCTTCACCAAGACGGTTCCACACGTACTTAGGACGGTTGCTATCACCATCATACTCTATGATGAACAGCCTATTTCCGTTTATTCCTTTTTTTACTCGGCATCCGCCCTCTGAATCATACAGGTATGTGTCGGAATAACGGTCTGGTCTAATCTTATCATGCCATTGCCATTCGTTGACTTTTCTGTGGTAGGCGCTCGTACAGCGTCCAAGTGAATCCTTTTCGATGAACAGGTCGCTATATACCGCTCCTAGAATGCCACGCATACCATCACCGTAGTATTCACCGTGATGGTTATGCGAGAAATCAGGCGGATTTAGTTCAGGAGAGCGGATTTCTTTGCTCATGGCATCTCCTCATCGTTTTGATTGCTTGACTCGATTCAGCAGTGCGGGAAGGCCACCCATGACGGGGATTCCAGTTCCGCCTAATCCGAGGTAGACGTATTTCATTTTGCCGTCATATTCCTTGCGAATCAGTGCGATGGGATGGATTCCCTGCGGGTTGCAATAGAACACCCTTGCGAACTGTACTGAACCGCTCATTACCATCGTGTTCGCAAACTTGATTGCATCGTCGGCCTTCGTAAAGTATAGGGCCTTGTGGCCTTCCATAACGAACTGGGTCTTTTCTTCCGTCGTTTCCTTTCCGACGAACCCGTTTTTCGTGTTGATGTAGTAGGTTCTCAACTTGTCCAGGTCTGCTGCCTTAATTTCGTTCGGGTTCATACTACCCCTCGTAATTCATCATTAGATACTGGATTAGGTCTTCAAATGACCAGTAGAACGTAACATCCTGCGGTTTTGCAGAATAGTCGTGCTTTACGACCTCGTAGCTGTCTTCGCTGTGCGGATAGACAAGAATCCACAAGTCATTGTAGAGAAGCACCTTGATATACGCACCGTTTACCGAGTTCGAGTGGTATTCGAACGTGAAATCCGTCGGGTACAGTTTGTCGAATAGCCGTTTAAGGCTGCAATCGTTACTTTCGTTAGCCATTTCGCACCTCTTTTTGGTAAAAATATAGCATAAAATCCAATTCCTGTCAACTCTGGTAAAAATAACGCTTATTTTGCCAAATTCCCTTGACGATACTTAGATAAATATGTATATTTCTATCGTCAAACCAAACAATAAATGGAGGATTCCTCATGAAAAAGAAAATAATTGCCGCACTCATCTACATCGCAACTGCAGTCGTTGTCGTATTAATTGAACGTAAGGCAAAAAACTTTGTTGTCGAAGTCTGTTCTGAAAAGGATTAAAATACACGAACTATAATCAACTATGCAAAAGTGTATATAGAATAGCACTTTTTGATATAGTTCTTGCTGAAGACTGCGTTCTGGACATAGTCCCTAAGCAGGAAGCGGTATTTCAGTCCCGTTTCTTTGATTTTTGAGAATAGTGCTTTCCAGTCATCCACCGAACCGAGTGTTTGCTTCCATTGCTCATCTCGAAACTGTACATTGAATCTTGGATAGAACCATCCCTTATAGAATTTCTTGTATGCTCTGCGAGCAATCTCTATGCTGGCAGCAACCATATCTGGCGTAGTCTCGTTGCCGTATGAGAAGTTGCCCACGATTGACGAATATGCCGGGTTTACCTCGACCAATTCATACTTATGCAGGTTGGCAAGCATCTTCAGCTTGTTCACAAACAACCGTCGTTCCCATTTGTTGTTGCACAGCTTATTGAGCTTCTTGCCTTTCTTCATGTCCTTCGGCTTGATTGTCAGGTCCTCGATAGCAACAGTCTTGCACTTCCATACATCCACCAGCTTGCTTATTTCATGCGCTATCGCAAGAGTCTCGTGCCTTAACTTGTTCGTAATGTACTTGGAACTGGAATCTGTGCTTGATTTTCCCGAAGAAATCGTCAGTTTGCACAAATCGAATACCTGCTTGTGCAGTACCTTGAAGTCGTCATTCTTATTGAACTCTATCACGGACACCCCGATATAATTCGGGTTCATGTCTATTCCCAATACACGTCTGGTTTGCAATGCTTTGTACTCGGCATCGTAGATAAGACTCTCTTCGTATGTAAGCCACACATATTTGTCGGACATCTTGACGGTAACGGTTATCTTGTTATTTTCCGCAAGTTCCTGCACCTTGGAAAGTTCAGCGGAAATCTTCTTCCTCATCGGAAGGAACTTGATTTCTACGTGCCTTTCTTTATTCGGCTTGTATATAAGCCGTTGATTGTCGAGGTCGAACGAGAACAATCGGTTTCCCTTGCGTAGTTTCTCGCCCTGGATTCCGATAGGGAACGTACGGCGATACTTGAACGTTGCCTTGTCTATCAAGCCACGCATATACTGCCGTAGGTTGTTCTTTCCACCAAACAGGATATGCTTGTTACCATTCAGCTTGTACAGTGCTGCCGCTTCCTTTATAGCGGATTGGATGAACCCGCTGTTGTGGTCGAATCTTGCATTGCAGTAGGCACGGACTTCCTTCTCTTCCAGTCCGTCTTGGAAACGGTTAAAAGCAACTCGGACGATACTGCTGAACATCCGCATGTCATTCAGTACATCCACCTCGTTGCATATCGTAAGTTTAACCGTCTTCATAATCAAAAATCCTATTCAGAAGGTCGAGTTCCGAATAGGATAGAGCAGCATTGCTGCCGTCAAAAATCTATTAATGTAAGGAATCTCGACCATTCCCTATCATAAGTTTATATATTTATAACTACAAATCATAAACCGTTTGCTGTTTTTTTGTTATTTTCTTGACAAACTACGGAAACTATACTATATTTGTTAATAGAATTCAATAATTTTCTATAAAATCGAGTTAACATTTTTCTGATTCTAACATTTCGAAATGTTAATATCAAGAAAAATGTTAGTAAACGAAAATTTACGTTTGGTGTTTTATGTCGAGTAAACCTATTATTTCATTTCGTATTGAAAACGAGCAGCAGGATGGGATTACCACGCTCGATGCCATTGCATCTGGGTTTCTACTTGTTGTTGCATACGTTGTTATAACCTGTGCGTTGAGCTTTGTGCTAAAAATTGGATGTATGTTTATCGGAGTTGAGTTTACATGGATTTTGCCGCTGATTCTAGCACTGGTCATCGAAATCGTTTTGTGTACCATATAGGAGACCGTCATGGCGCAGAGCATTGAAGAACAAATTGAAATCATGAAGGCGTATGCCGAGGGAAAACCTGTATACAGGACTGACCGTTTCAAGGAAGTCGGGGAACAGGTCGAAGCGAAAGGCCATCAGTTCAATTTTGAGAGGTCTTTCTATTCGCTCACTCCGTTGGACTGGTGTACTGGCAAAGAGGCTATTGATGCGTATTACTTGTTTTGCAGGCACGGTTCGGACAAGGACCCCGCTCCTCCTACATATAATGTAACAAGTCATACGACAGAACGGATGACGAATAAGACTCTGGAATACACGAAAACTGCAATGGACTTTGTTGATACATACATCATTTTTATAGCTGGTGCGGAATGGGTGCTTAAAAACAAGGGCAGTGAAATTGATTTTGAGAAGTCATTGCAGGTTTTACGAGAAAAGTACAAGGAACGCTCAGAAGAACAGGATTACAGAGAAAGATGCGCTTTGGAATCTTACTAAGAGGATTATCCTATGGATGAGAACTACTACGACTTTCTAACTAAAATGACTTTCAATGCGCCCCACGAGGTGACACAGGCTATATACGAGCACTGGATGAACACCCCGAAGGACAACATCATTGTCAACCTGTCCGCTTCAGTGGACGCCCTCCATAAGGCGAACATCGAGAAATCAAAGAAAATTTGGAAACTGTTCCTGTCATTGTAAAGGAGATGCAAGATGGTACGAAACATCATTTCCAACCAGGATGTCGATGAACTCCTGTCAAGCACGGTAGGCATTATCGAGGACGCCCTCAATGAATACGGTTTGCCGCACAAGGAGCCCGTTTTCATTGAAGAACACGTCAACAAAATCGAGGGTTCTGGACCAGTGAAGTACAAGGACGTCCTTACCTACAAAATTGAATACAATGACGGCTTCAAGCTCAATGACGAAGTGTACTTGACCACGCTCGCCATACTCATTATCGGAACCAGCGATACTGCGCCCAAGTGCCACGTCAATGTGATAACGGCGAACGAACGCAAGGGAAAGCGCTCGTATGTCTGCACATGGTCTCTTCCTAACCCAGACGACTTCAATAAGGTGGTTAAGGAATTTTTCGACGATTCGATATACGAAGACTGCGTCCATCTCGACCACCTCCTGTGCAGAGTGCGTATGGAGTGATTTATGACCGACGCCGAAATTCCCAAAATATGCCGTGACTGCAAGCACTGCAGCCGATACCACGAGATATCCGACTGGATGCCTCACTGGCTTCCGTGGAAATACAAGTGCGAAAAGGCGAATCCTGGCCCTCCGAAGGAATGGTCGTACGAAAAAGGCGACTATATTTGCACCGAAAAAGAAAAGATTTAATAAATATGGGTTTGTCCCTTGACAAACCTTTATTTATTGTGTATATTTTAGCCATGCGTATATTTTCAAAGTTCAGAGACTATTACGACAGTGCGTTGAGCGTGTTCAGCGACCCGACCATCGTGTATGAAAGGCATACCCGTACTGAAAGCGTTACCAGAAATCAGGAACTACCAAGCCGTATCTGTTCTGGGAGTAACGAGGGGTTCGAAGTGTTCAACTCAACCGAATACTTGTTCCACATCGGATTTTGCGGCAAGTGGTTCCATTGCTACAGGAAGCAACTGTCTAAGGACCCGTACGATGCAAAGTATGTCTACGTGAAGCAGGATGAAATCCAGAGTTTGCTCCCATGGTTCACAAAGGGAGACCCCATCGTTGACATGGGTTCCGACCCGTTCTGGAAACACGACATCTTCGTTCAGTTCAATTCGCCCATCCTTGCGGTCGGTTATGATGGAAGCAAGTACCGTCCGCATAGCAAGAACTATGCCTACACTGTGATTGTAAACCCTCAGCTCACTGCTATTCCTATTGCCGAACTTGTTCGCTGCGGGCTTGACTACAAGTTGCAGAACATCGATGAAGATATCAGGTTCGTAACCCAGCTCGACCCGTTCACCGCAATGCAGGAACTTGAAATGTTCATCGGCAATGTACTCACAAACAACACCACGCCAACGATGCCTGTCGGCACTGACGACCAGATTAGGGACTCCAAGGGTTTCGACAAGTGGAGCTTCCGCAAGATGAAGGAGAAGAAATAATGCAACATCAGTATGACATTCACGCTTTCATCGGCGACGAGTTCCATGATACGCACCACCATGTCCGTGGTACATACAGGGCATGCATGAAGGAGCTTCGCTCCAGAAAGCGTCCTGGGGAACACCTCGAAATCATCGAAAAGACACGTATGTAGGGGTTCGTATGAGATTTATCGTAATTTCCCTGATTGCTGTCATATTCATGGCGTGTTCCGCAGCAGAGAACACCCCTAACAGAGAAATTGAACTTTTCCATCCGCAAAAATCAGTGGTGGATACAACCTATAAAGTTATGGAGGAATAATGGGCTGGTTTTCCAAAAAGCCTAAGAGGCACTACATCGCAGTCATCACTAAGTATGACGAACGGGAGCCGTTGAAGAACACGATAGCCTTGTGCATCGAGCTTGACAGCATCGTCGCAGCGAAGTATCTAATCCTGAACCAAATACGGATGAATGTCATTATCGACAATGCGCCATCTCCTGATGAAGACCCTACTGGAAAAGGACGGGACGAATGTATAAAGATGCTGTGCTTCGAATCGAACGGTGAAATCCTTCACGGAGAAAATGCGTTGGAGGCAATCGGGGAAGCGCTCATCCCATCTTCGACATTCACGTCATCCAAGGAACGTGACGAATACTACGAGAACTACACGTCCCGTCAAGCCAGTTTCTGTACGATTGACGGCCACATGAAGAGAACCGTATACGGTGCGTTCCTTAGGGCTAGAACCGAGGGTGAGCACTAGCTATGGGAATGTTCAGATTGACATTGGATGACAGCGATGTCACCACAGAAAGGGAAGTGCGTTCCTTCTATGAACCAGGGGATGGTGCTATCCAAGTAGACAACCCGTCTTACCGAGTTCTTTTGAACGAGTTCATCGCTTTTGTTAAGGCGTGCGGCTATCACATCACCAAAAAAGACATGGGACACCTGGATGCAGTCCTTTTCGGGACCGATGACGATATACCAGAGAAAGAAACAGGAAAGCTGTATCTGGTCGAGCATACCACTTCCGATTTCAACCGTTTCTGCATCGTCAGGGCGGCAAACGCAACTGAAGCCAAGAAACGGGCCAAGAAGGAAAACTACGACCCGTTGTGGAAGCCTGGGTACGACAAGTTCCGCCTGAGCGAGTTCACGGCGACCTTGATAGAAAAGCTCGACGGTATGGATTCCAGCTGTTCAACCACATTCGGATAATTTTTTTCAGTTATCTCTTGGCAGGAATGAATTATTTATGTATATTGTGTTAAGACACCATTCAACACGGAGATAATGCCATGGATAATGAATTGCTCGAAGCCATCGAAAAGCAGACCAAGCTTGCAAACGAAGTCATGGAACAGGCTGCCACGCTCAGACTGAACGTGGCCGAACTTGAAGAACGAAACAAGCAGATGACCACGGAACTGGATTCGCTTCGCCGTGTCCACATCCATAACTCCAAGCTGTTGCAGGACCGATTGCTGTCCCAGTGGCGCCTCCGTTACCAGTACGCCCGTGCGATGAGTCTCCTGTTCGAGTCCAAGTGCCGTGACGGAAGGGAAAAGCAGTATACATTCGATGGCACAGGCCCGTATAAGTCCGTGTCGGATACACCGAGGGAACTCCTGCCGGCATCGGAATGGACTTTGATTTGGCACGAGGTTGAAAAGCGTGTCAAGAGACGCTACGAAATGTTCTCCGAGAGCATCAAGCGTATGCGTGAAATGGAAAAGACTTCTAGCGACGGGAGGTAACATGAAGAAAGCAACCAAAAAACCAACATTCTTTGTCATCTACAATGATTTTGGACATGGCATCCAATTCCGAAACATATTTGAGTTCGGGCAGTTCTCTGCTCTGATGACACATCTCAAAAAGCTCAAGAAGAAACTTGTTGCCGCCTACGGAAAGGACGACGCCAAATACCAGAAACTCATCGAACAGATGATTTGGGACGAAAAGAAACGCAAGAATAAGTACACCCCTGACGAGCTTCTCGAAATGGAACTTCGCCGCAAGTGCATGTACTTCTTCTGGTCTAAATGCGAATACGAGGTCATCGTCACTGGATGGCCCGACACCAAGACCGAAAAGAAAATCGACATCTACCAGCAGCTTGATGCCAACTGGGATATCTTCAAAAATACTGTATTCGAGGCAATCTAATGAACGGACAACATAAACTCCTGAGTTATACCAAACCATCAAACATCGAAGTCGCACAGCGTTTGAACAAGATTTTTATCAACTCCTGTTACGACAGGATTGCGACCAGTTCCAACTTCAAGCTTTATGAAGCGGAGAAATGACTATGTTCGGTCCCTTTGGAATAAAAGCAAGAAAAGAAGCAAGCGAACGCCTCGGCTTCGAGGTTACCTTGTGGATGGAAATAAGGGCTCAATCAGAACTGTTTGCTAGGTGGGTATATAACACCCTTTCCCCACAAAGCAAATTCTCATCTCCATGTACTACAACATGATTAACCATTTCGCTTCTCCCGAAAAGGCTTACAAGTACATGAAGGACAGCGACATCGTCAAGGTAAAGCGTGGATGGAACAAGATTACCGTATGGGCTAAGCATCCTGGTATCTTCATCGGCCCTGCTGGCAGGGAAATCTACTATCTCGAAGAAAAGCTCTGCAAGAAGATAATCGTGAAGGAATACAGGAACCTGAATGCGGTCGAAAAGGCATACGAACACATGGAGTTCGTCTGTTCCTATCACGACGAGTACTAACTGGGGTTAAAATGAATTTTATTTCTCTAACTTATAGCCTGAGGGAAAAATCCAATCCTGAGGACTGGATTGAATTTCTTCACGCATTCAAGGCACTTGGCGACTGGCAACACCCTATTGAACCCATGTGGCTCCTATGCACAGAGTTTACTGCGGAAGAGGTTTACCAGAAGATAACCAAGCTCGCCGACAAATGTTTCGAAATTTATCACATAACTGAATTCAATCCACGAAATATGCATGGCTGTCTGCTGAGTAAGACATGGGCGTGGATAAAGGAAAAGGTGGATAAAGTCTATGGACCGTCCTAACCATGTCCGCATTGTAGGAACTACTTATCTCGTGTTCACCACGGCTGGGCTGAACGCCGCCTTGTATGAAGTATGCAAGGATGGCGGCATTACCAGAAAGCAGTGCCGAGAGATGCTGCGATACCGTGATGGCAAATACCCGTCGCTAATCCAGTTCGTCGACGAGTCGTTTGAACTCATGAAGGTATTCATGTACCGTCGTGATTTAACAAAAGAAGAGGCTGACGCCTTGTACAATCTAATGGGACAATAAATATGAAAATTATTTCTCTTGACCAGGTATTTTACCGTTACAGCAAACCAGCTAAGGATGACTTCGGATTCATCCCCGACAAGGCAAGGAGCAAGGCTATTAAGCTCCGCAATAAGCTCGAAAACCTCAAATTCGACTTGACCCCATACAAGTTGGGATATCTCCGCTTCGGCGAACTGTTTGAACTGAGATGCAGCAACCGCATTTCGGAAGTGTATACCAAGCCAGCCGACCCGTTGTCTTACTGCTATGTGCAGGTGGCATTGAAGCCCGAAGACGGTTGTACCCATCCCCTTGTGAAAATGTGCCGCAGGGTACTGTCTGTCGGAGACAAGGAAGCCAAGGGGATGGCCGGTTGGTTCCCGTCTTGGCAGATGGCTTGCATTGATATCTACGAGTCCATGGTGGACAGCATCAACAAATACCTGAAGCATATTATCGAGCTTTATGACAGAATCTTCGAAATCACGGGAGTGCCCGATAATATCGGAGTAAACACTCGATTCTGCAAGGCAACCAATAAGTTCGAGTTCGCCCTCGAAGTCAAGCCGAAAGATGTCAAAGGAGTCCTCGACTTCTATCGGGCAGACGGCTGGTGCGAAGACGCACTGAAACCGTACAAAGAATATCTCATCGACTCCCTTGCCCAGGCAACTGTTGCCGCCAAGACCGAGGAGGTAACTCCGTTTGAACCAATGGCAATCGTCATGCCGATGTTCGTATATACTGAGGTTGCTTCTAAACGGAAGGAAGAGGAAAAGATGTTCTCCGATTGCAAGGATACCATCGAACAGATTACCGCCAAGGCGAGCGCCTTTAGGGGTTCCACCATGGAGACGACAAATACTTGAACGGGTAGATTATGATTTCTGGTATCAAGGCTGAGATTTTCCGCCCGCTCCAACTTACGAAGGAGGGGAATCCCTACAAGTGGATTCCTTTCCGTGATTCCGACGGGTTCTACAAGCTCCCGTGCAACAGTGACGGATACGATGCGAACTATCTGGTTACCGACGGGCATTGGAACTACGAGATATACAACATGGGTGGAACCCGACACATGGGCGACATCGCCCATCTGCCGTATTTGTACTGGTTCTCCAAGCCGTTAGACAGGAATAGCCGCATGACCAACCACGAGCGACCTCTCGTGATGGACTACGGTGTCGACTATCTCGTATGTATGAGGGGGAGCAAACTTACATTCATTAGTGTAGAAAGCATGATGAGGGACGCCCTCCCGATTTCATACTGGTTCGACGACAAAGACTTTTTTCCTATTTAGGGGTTACCCATGACAGAAGAAGAATTTTTACGAATGGCAAAGACATACGGCGTCCGTGTAGGGGCCGAAAAGACTTATCCAGAATATCCCGAACGAGATTTTAAGGAACTCGTGCTGGCTGACACCCACGTCGGCACAATCAGCTACCAGACACATTTCGACGATGTGAAAAAGAATGGCCGCTATGTTATCATCCACCCAGACCCGTACAGGATTCGCAGGGTTGATGACGAATGCAAGGTCGATGAAATTACCGAAGAAAAGTTCGTCGCCATGCTTCGCCGCCATGACATGTTCAACTCCGAAAAGATTCTCGACATGATGGACAGGCTGACGGGCTATCTCGATGACGTGACATACTTACTCCAACGACTAAAGTCGTGGGATTCTGGGAGTTGCCACGGATGGGCAACGTGTCCCAAAGGTAGATGACCCTACCTTGCATAAATTGATTGCGGCGTTCCTATCTCGGTCGTGCTCCGCACCACAGCTAGGACATATCCAATGACGAATGGACACATCCTTTAGTTCGTGGTTCTGATAACCACATTCAGAGCATAACTGACTAGATGGATACCACTTGTCTGCGTACATGACGGTCTTTCCAGTCTTATGAGCTACATATTCAAGAATATTCAAGAAGGTGTTAAAACCGAAGTCGTACATAGACTTCTTGTACTTCTTGGATAGGTTTGCTAGGTCTAGCGTTTCAAACACCATTACATCGTAGTCACGACACATCTGCCGAGCTAACTTCCAATGCATGTCCGACCGCTGATTGGCGACCTTCTCGTGTAGCTTCTGCAATGTACGCAGCGAGCCTCGCTTACCTTTAGACTTTCGGTATTTCTCCGATAAGTTCCTTAAAGACGCTAGGTTCTTACGCAGTAGCTTTGGCATAGAACAGTCGTCGCCGTTAGAGGAAACCAAGAAGTCGTGCAGACTGAAGTCGAAACCAACGATTTCACCCGATTTAGTCCACTCTGTCTGTGTACATTCTTGCTCTACGACGATGTATATGTAGAATCCGTTGCTCTTGCGTTTGACGGTTAGAGTTTTAATCTTGCCGTCGAAATCCCTGCTGTTCCAGTAGGGGAAGTCTTTCTTGCCTATCTTAACACGATTGCTGTCATGAAACTTATACCCAGCTTGCTTCGTTGTGAACGAATGATATTTAGCCGTCTTCTGGAAGTGAGGAGGATTAGTCTTCTTGCCAGCCTTCAAGTTCGAAAAGAACAACCGATATGCCCGGTCAATCCTATCCGTTATGTCTTGGATTGCTTGCGATGGAACTTCGTTCCACTCTGGGTACTGGCGTTTCAATTTGGTTAAGTGCTTCTGCAACTGATACTTGTTGAGCATCTTGTGATAGAGACTATAATACCGACGATGCAGAGCAATGCAATGGTTATATATCCGACCAGCAATAACAAGTATATTGTCGAGATACTTCAAAGCATCCCGATTGTACAGCTTGTATTTGTATGTCTTCAATTCAACCATAGGCAATTAGAAATGCCCCGATGACGCTTTTTGTGGAGTTCAGCATCACCAGGGCATAAAAATCCTTGATTTCAATAAGCCGAGAACTCCACTAATCGACCTATTCATAAATAAGTTTATAACATTTTACTTTTTCTTTTGGTCTTCAATGTACCTAGTGACTGTTTGTTGGCATCATCCCACGGATAAAGACTTGGGCTTTCGGTTCAGCGTAATGCCGAGAATCGAAATGATTTTCGGTTTTTTTCATATCCATGTCTTGCCAAATCCGATTAAATAGACTATATTTTATCGAGGAATCATTTTCACCTTAGGAGAAATCTAATGGACTGGACACTAATCTTCGGCGGCATCCTCTTTGTAGCTTGGCTCGCCATTCAGGTATATATCAGAGTCAAACCGAACACTCACATTCTGAGCGATTTCAGCAAGCTGGTTGCATCTCAGCAGTACGAACAGGCTGCTTACTATCTTAAACATAGCGACAAGAAGCATCTTGCCCGTGAATTGAAACGCCTGATGAAGGATGCCAAGAAAAAGGACATTAAAGGATGTGAACACAGGGGTATCGACCATAAGTGCCGTTACCGTTTCGCTTATGAATTGTACCGCATGTTTGTTGGCGAATTGAAAATGAAGACTGACTATCTTGACCAATGCAAGCTCGACGAAGAGAGAAGTTGTGTTCTCTACCGCATTAAAGCCAGCAAGTTCGTATGACGGAATACAAAGAACTCAATGCATAGAACCTATCTACTACGAAGAGGATTAAATTATGGGTTTCCGCTGTCCATTCTGCAAGGCCGATTTCGGTCACGACAAGGCTGAATTTGAAAAGCACATGAAAGAGGAGAAGGAAACTCCCTCTATCGAAGCGCTTGCCGCTACCAACATTGCCGACACTCTGAAAAATGTTCTTAAACAATCTTAGCGAATCGCATTAAATAGACTATATTTTGTTTTATGGAAAACTACAAAGAACTCAAATCCACAGAAGAAATCGAAGACGTGTTCGGTAAGCGTCGTGGAATCACCTTCCGCTGCGGGAATTGCCACTGTGCATTCATTCAGGACATGCGTCACATCCGATTTTATGAATCCTTAATAGGGGCTTCCACCCTTTGGAACCGTCGTAAATATGTTGTCAAGACGGAATGCCCTACATGCAAGCAGGAATTATCCGTGGTCGCCGACGAAGAACTTGCCGTCAACCCAAGGGACTACTGGAAAGACCGACTCAAGGAGCGTAGATAATGCAAGCTTTCATCCTTTCAGACATCCACCCCGATACATGGTTCGCCTATGCGAACAAGCCGTCCATGCTGCGTGATGACGACCCGAAGGAAGAAGTCGTCGTCAAGACCATGGACCATCTGTGGGATTATTTCAGTTATCCTATCGTCGACGCAATCATCGTCGCTGGGGACATCGCCAACGACTACCTTACCTACACCCGTGCCGTAACTTGGCTGTCCAGTAAATACAAGGAAGTCTACATCTGTCTCGGGAACCACGACATCCTCATCCGTGGGGCAACCCCATCGAAGTCGAATCTCCAATTCCACAGCTCCGAGGAAAAGATTGCCGCCATACAGGAATTCTGCAACAAGATGGGAAACGTGCATCTGCTCGAAGGCAGGAGCATGGACAATATCGCTGGTTGCATGGGCATGTGCGACTTCCAGGTCGAAGCCATGTCGTACGGTCGCAGCAAGAAGCTTATCTGGAAGCGTGAATGGTTCGACGGAAACTACTGGCGGTACTTCAAGCAGGACCCAGACGCAATCTGGGCCCACTACGACAAGATGATGACCGAGCTTGTCGAAAAGCAGCCCGCAATCATGATGACCCACTTCGCTCCGTACGAGGTCGGGGTTAACTTCGAGTATCGCAACAGCCCGCTGAACACATTCTTCTACTTCAACGGGCAGAAGTATCTCGAAATGTTCGACCATGACGCAATCTGGATTTGCGGTCATGTACACGACAAGAAGATTTGCGAATACGAGAATGAAAAGGGTAAGAAGATTAAAATTCTTTGCAACCCGAACGGATATCCTGGCGAGCGCAGAGACTATGCCGACACAATGACTATCGTCGGCGATGAACTGAAGCGTGGCTCTCGCAGGGTCGATATGGCTGACTTCATCATCACTATCTAAGGAGGGATTATGCCTGGTTTGTTCGATGCTATGGCTGATGTCGAATTTAATAAAGCCTGCAACAAGGCGCTGGAACTCGGTACTGGACTGCCTGTCGTCCAATGCGGATTGGGTCTAGCTAACCCAATGCTGCATGTATCATTCAATACCGTCGGGATTGGCCCGAGGACGTTCGTAGCGGCAGTTATTACCGATGGCGTAGAAATGCCAGACGGAACGAAAGAACCCGTATTCGGAAATCCGTACAAATACAAGCTAAACGGATATCGAAGGAAGGCGAGCTCGGACGATTTCGAACATTGTACATGGATGGCGAACGATATAGAGACGCTCATCGGCAAAGTTGCTATTACGAAAGGGAGGAATGCTTAAAATGACCGATATCGAACTCGCATGGCATCGTGGACTGAGAACAGGCGCCATCGTCAAGCACTTCAAGCGTGAGACGCTTACAGAAGAAGAACTCAAAAAGAACCCGAAGATGTACCTGTACGAGATTGTCGGGCTTGCCGAGCATACGGAAACCAAGGAACTCCTTATGGTGTACAATGCACTGTACGGAAAGCCTACTTTATGTGCCCGTCCTCTATCGATGTTCCTGAGCGAGGTTGACCACAAGAAGTACCCGAACATCAAGCAGAAGTACCGTTTTGTGCCCCGTGATTTCGTCGAGGACTCATCCCCATGTGAAAAATGCCAATGCCACTGCGAGTACGGATGCAGGGAAAAGGTTGAATGGGCAAAAAGAAACGGAACGCTACCGTCAACTTATATCGGAAATAGAGGTTGAAATGCAGGTTGAAACCCTTGAAATCCCATGGAAGACATTCGCCGAGGAACTTCCTAAACGGAATGTATGGATTTGGGTCACTGCTCCAAAGGATGGGTTCATCGATGCGTCCAAAACTACGCTCATGCCGAACTACAACAATAAGGAAGAGACGATTCCTGACGGATATAATTTCCACTACGAGCGCCATATCCGCTACCTCAAAAGCAGCATGAATTGGAAATGGTGCTACGCCAGCGATATCATATCAAATCTAATGAAGGGATAACTATGCGTTTCATCGTCGACATGATTTCGTTGTTTGTATCGTCGGCATTCATTGTTGTATCCATAGCGTTCATAATAATGCCTGGATACGCCCGTGGGCCCGCAATTGTTATCCTTGCCGCCACTCTAATCGAGTTTGCCAGGGCGACGTGCGATTTCGCCCGCCACTTTAGGAAAAAAGAATAAAAACAAGAACCCAAGGAAAAAATGATGAAAAAGAATCAAAACAAGGAAGCCTTAAAGGAAACTTACGACGAAGTCCTCATCCAGATTTACTACAAACTGGATATCAAGGGCGGCATCAACCATGAATGGATTGACATTGCAGAAGAAAAGAAGATTCTCCCCGAGTTCCTTGCATGGTACGCACCAACATGGTTTGCAAAGACGTTCCCCCACAATGCGGAAGACCTCCCGAAGGGTGTTACCCCAGCACAGCATTTTGTCACATTCGACCCGAAGAAGGGCTTGCTCCTCTGCGTCGGTTACTACATTGATGAGAACATTGTCAACTACGACAATGAATTCAAGGCGACACTTACTGACATCGTCGACGATGCCCGAGGTCAGTTCTCCGACGGCTGGGGAGAAGGTTTCGAACAGCGTGATTTCAAGATTGGCCGCAAGACTTATTCCCCAGACCCGACCAGCAACGTGGTCTACATCGTCTCACCTATCGAATCTAGCGAGGCAATGATGATTCGCTGGAAATCCATTGCTGAAATCGAAAATGTGGACTGGATGCGTGACTACGACAACGACATCTGGAACATCCTCTACAATCCCAAAAAACACAAGGAAAAGAAGGAAGCCACCAGTATCCGTTCATGGGGAGACAAGCTCGAAATGTATGAGTTTGTAGAAAAGAACAAGAACAAATTCTTCTTCGCATACTAATGAGGTGACCGATGACTTTGGCAGGCTGCTTGTTCGTCGCCGATATTTTCGTATTTTTCTTCTCCCTCGTCGTCGCCTCCGCTATGGACTCTGTATTGCCGAAGTTGAAGGAAACCCCGTCGTTGTATGCTGAATGCAAATTCATACGACTCACCATGCGAATAACCCTGGGAATCAGCATCCTCGGCTTTATCGCAATAACCTTATCCATGTACCTAACGGATGGAGTATAACCTATGCAAAGATATAATTTCTTCGACATTTCCCAACTGGGGAAAATAACCCAAGACACCCAGTACGCCGTGTACAACCGCACCCGCCAAGAACTTGTACACCGCCACGGTGTTTGCTATGCGGGCTTGCCATCGTTCTGGCAATCCTCCTATACCAAGGCGGAAGCTCTTTTGGAGGAAGCAGTCAATTACTATCCCAAGACGGATTCATTGACCATCATCAAGAAGGATGCAGTAATCACGTTCACCGATTGCCTGCCCGAGGATAAACATGAAGCCTGAGGAAACCAATATCCCGACTCACTGGGAAATGGCCCAGTGGCTTGCCCAAGGAAAGGGCGAGATGCTTGACAGGAACAACTTCAACCGTGTCATCCACTCGTTCGACTACAGGCTTGAAGATGAAAACAAGCCGCTTCACCCGCTGGACCTCGTACAGTACAGGATTCGCCTGTTCGGTGACCCGTTCTGGCACAAGCCCGATACCGTCTACATGGACATCCCCAGATGGAACCTCGTCAAGTTCATCCACCATATCGCCGCAAAGTTCCCCGAGGGCACTTTCCCCGTGCATACAGACGTCCTGCATGGCGCATTCCATGTCAACGACATGTGCATTGCATGCTCGTTGGGCGTATACACGAGTTGCAAGAACGGAAAGCTTGACCTGGAAGATTACAGGACCTGTTGGGATGCGATTACCGACAATGATGTCATGCGGATTGAAAAGGTCATCAGGAAACTCGTAAAGAAAAATTCCGAGACCACTTGACAATCCAAGTTTAATTGTCTATATTACTTTCAGTAAACCAACAGGAGACTGAATATGGCAGGAAACACTATTGAATCCTCGGGAAATCCGTCGTACACTCCCCGTGACTACGAGAAGGAGAACGACCTTGGCGTGTATGTCCACTGCGTAGAACGCATGGGACAGATTGCCGCAATAATGAACGTGTACCCTAAGACGATGACGCTCGAGCAGGTGTACCAGTCTGTCGAATCCCAACTCGAAAAATACAGGAAGCTCGTAATCGGGCGATAAAGGAGAATACAATGGGCATGGATGATATTTTCTTCATTGCAACATTTGTCATATTCATCACGGCAATGTTCGCTAGAATCATGTACAAGCTGAAAACGCTCGGAAAGGTGCAGATAATGAAGGTCGGCGATTTCTATGCGGTAAGGCAGTATGCAGGGACTAACTCGTTCGATTACATCCGTTTCGATGACCTGCTCGACGCCAAATGGAGATGGATTTACGGCAGCGGCCCGAAGGCTTGCGAGTTCCCAATGACGATGCCGTATGAAGAAGCCACCCGCATCGCCGATTTAGCCCATGTCAAGTACCTCGAATATCAAGAAGGCAAAAAACGAGACAAGGAAAAGGCAAAGGAAAAACGGGCGGAAAAACGAAAGAACAAACCAGTCCTGATAAAAACAATCCCTAACAAGGCGGATAACGATGCACTTCGAAATGAAGCAAAGACAATACATCGTCTGCCCTAAGTGCAAGAACGATACCAGCTTCGACTGCATCGGTGACAGGATTGACTACGGCATATTCGAAATCAAGATTGCATGCCGCAAGTGTGACTGGATTTCCGATGAACTCTATGAGGAAACGGGTTATTTCCCCGATTTGAGCCTGGAATCAATCCGCTACCACGTAAAAACCCTACACGACATGCAACAGGAAGGAAAACAAGGTGGTTAATATGGACGCTAGACAATTTTTGAAAGAAGCCCGTGAACTCCATGACGCTGACAAAGAGCGATTCACGGGCGTTAAAGATGTGAGCGATGTAGTCAAGGGATGGGGTGCCAATGATTGGTCGATTGACACATTCAAGCGCACACTGTGCCACTATACAGACAGCTCAGGCCATGTTACCAATTACCTGTGTGCCCTCCTGAATTGCAAGCCTATATCGGAACTACTCGTAGATTCCGATGCACTGGAAGGACCATGGATTGGAGAACAAAGGGCTATCGTAAAACGTGCCGATGCCGAATGCGACTCGTGGTGGGGACGCATGGACCTTTATGAAATTTATACGCTAGAACTTGTTCTCAAACATTTCGACGAAATCGTCAAGAGGTTCAAACAACGGTTTGCCGAAAATGATGCCATCGACGAACTTAACGATGCGCTGCGTAAATATCCGAAGGCCAACTGTAACGGGGACATGGGCGCCAAGGTCAACGAGAGCATCTCCCTGTACAATGAAATCTCTTGTGCCAACTCCGATATCGAAAGATACAAGAAGATGATTGAAATTGGCAAGACGCTAGTTACCGACAATGCCGAACTCATGCAGATGCTGACTAACGATATGAACGCCCGTTCAAAACGAATTAAAGAACTCACCAAGGAACACGGTAACGCCGAAGCCAACATACGCAACGCCCTGCTCGATGCCATGAAAGACAAGTTCATCTACTGGGACGGAGGAGACACACAGCACTCAAATTACATTCGTCTCGTTGACGTGAAAATGGATGGTTGGAGCGACAAGGCGGTCTACCTTAAAGGACCGTTAATCTACTTCGACTGGGGTGTTAAACCCAAGTTATCGCCCGATGGTTCCGTGTATTTATCGTACATGAGCAAACTCAGCGAGAAAGTCGATTGCCTGCATATCGTCGAAATAGACGAGCTGCTGAAAGAGGTGGAGAAACATACCCCATTCATGTTCGACTTCATCAAGAAACTTACCGAAAACATGGCATGACCTATGAACAACACATTCGATAAATTGTCTTACAGCGAACAGCTACAAGAATTACACAATCAGTATGAGTTAGCCAAGAAATCCACAAGAAAGGCAGAACAGAAACTGAATGCGGCAAAGAATAACGAAAGCAAGGCCCTTGCCGACATGACAGACTTCATCAAAAAGTCGTTCGTCCATCAGCTCAAGGACTTCTTCGACGGAGCCCCAGTCGCAATCCAGGTTTTCAACCACTCTAAGGACTATGTTCTTCCGCCCGAGGATGAACCCGACAGGTACGGCGTTCGTATCCTCCCAACAGTCCTGCAAGAGGATGACGTGTACGTTAACGGTGAGTACGCCAGCGTCAATCCAATAGAGATGGACTTCATCGACATATATCACGGACAACAACCGTGGATTCAGCCTTACGATGCTTATTACCCAAGTTTTACCAACATCATCTTCCTCCCGAAGGATAGCAAGTGGATTAAATCACGTTATATCCCCGTGAAAAACTTCTCGGTAATCAAGGAACTCATGGAAAGGAACCACAAACTTTACACGGAACGCCTTGAAGAGGAAATTAGCAAACTGAAAGAGATTTGCCCGAACTATAAAGCCTATTCAGCGTCATCCGAGTCTTATGACTACCTCCTCCTCGTAGGAAACGACTCCGTGTGCGTACAGTACACTAACGACTCGTTTCCACATGTTCTAAAAGGGGACTGTGAAGACCCGTTATGGTATAGCACGATAAATAGGAAGTATGAACGGAAAGAGATTTCAACCAACGATGCATGCAAGATACTTGACAGAATCGTAAGGGGAAACCGAAAGTATTACAAGGAAACCGTGGCGAAAGCGAAAAAATGGTTCGACGACTGCGTTAAACTGGCCGAAGAACACAAGACAGAAAATGGGGATAACCATGAAAAGACAAATCCTGTACAATAACAAAGATATCGAACTTGTCGCAGAAGACGGCGAGTATGTACTTGTCAAGCATAACCCGAAGGTTAAAGTCATAACCCGCACAACGAAATCCGATGCGAAAGTCCTGCAGTCGAAGAATACGGTAAAGTCGTACCTGGCAGACTGCCACATGGCCTACAAGGTGTTCGACTGCCCTTCCATCAACGGAAAGCTGCTGATATTCACCACCGACGGATACGATTTAAGACATTGTTGCGGCGGGCATGAACTGACTGGACGGTATCTCGACGAATTCATGGACATCGCCGCAAAGGAGTTCAAAGCCAAAATCTATCTCTATGGCGAAATGCGTGAGGCCCACGAAAGCGGATTTATCCTGATGTCAACGAACAAGCATTTCCCCGACATGGTGGAAGACGATTTCTGTGCGAGAATGGATGTCGAGACGGACGACCCGAAAGTCAAGTTCCACTACTACAGCTTTACGGAAGAGCAGGAACCCCGTAGCGAAATCGACATGGCTATTTGCAGAAAATACAAGCTTAACCGAGACAAGATGCTCGGGCTCTATGTCAGGAACTACAATGTCATGGGCGACTGGGCCTTCATCGAGATGCCGAACTGGAAGATAATCCCAGGCAGCGCCTACTCGAAAATGTAAAAATCCGTTAATATTTAACTTTTTTACCGCCTGTTTCACCGCAGACGGTTTTATTTTACTATATTTAATGACAAGACGCAAAAGGAGTAAATCCAATGGAAGGATACATCACCACAGCCCGTGTCGGGGACACCATCAGCATCCTGGCAACAGCCTTGGCTGAACCCTCATACAAGGGCAAGGAAGGAACCGTCACCAAACTCGACTCCGACGGAACCATCCACGGAACATGGGGCGACATCGCACTCCTCCATGGCCGTGACTCCTACGCCATCATCGAGAGGGTCCCGCTCACCGACGAGGAACTGCAGAAGCTGTCCCCCTTCGAACGCATGGGAATCGGAGTCCCGAACGACATATTCTATGCCGACAGGACCGACACCCCGACGGCATCTTCCCACTTCACCCGAATGATTGACGGCCTCAACAAGGTAAAGACCCATGGTAGACGTAATAATTGACGGCGAAACCGCATACTGCCTCCCAGACTGCACCTGCTGCACAGCATGCCACAAGCTCATCACCGAGGTGGACGAATGCCCATTCCCCGAACCATACGGCCTGTGGTCAGACAAGTACAGGTGCTCCCCAGACTGCAACTACTACCAGGAAATCTGGGACGACGAAGAACTTAAAAAGGAACTCGCCCTCGACGAGGACAAAACCCTGTTGGAACCCGTGGAGGAAACCTGATGGACTCCCCCACGCTCGTCAGCATCGCCGCAGCGAACTCATCCGTAGCCAACTCGGGGTTCGACCCAGATGTCGCCCTAGAATTCGCACTGGTATTCTTCGTGGCGTTCCCTCTGGCCCTCTACGGGTTCGAACAACTA